GGGGCTTCGTCACGCAAGGGTGATTTCGGAGAGGGGCTTCGTTACGCAAGGGTGATTTCGGAGAGGGGCTTCGTCACGCAAGGGTGATTTCGGGGAGGGGCTTCGTCACGCAAGGGTGATTTCGGAGAGGGGCTTCGTCACGCAAGGGTGATTTCGGAGAGGGGCTTCGTCACGCTCGGCTGGGTCGGAAAAGGGTCTTCTCTACGCGCCGGTGCCCCCGCGACGGTCCCCGGGGCGCCCCTGGCCTCCCCCGCGCCGATCTGCGCGCCCACCCGTGAGGGGGAGCCCGGGAAGACCCGGGGGCGGGCCCGGCGCGCTCGCCACGCCCAGCTGTCATTCTCCCGGCCAACGGGAGCAGAGGGAGGGCGGCGACAATCGCCGCGCCCCCTCAGGCCCCGCCCGCCGCGCGCTGGGGGTCCGGGGAAGCCCCCCGCTCGCCCCTCGGGTCGCGGGACACGCCCCCGGGTCCCCCGGCACGCGCCGGGCCCCGCGGGACCCCCCCCTCCGCCCCCGAGGCCCCCAGGGGAGGCCCGGCCTCCACACACGGCCTCTCCGCGGGCCTCCACACGTGGCCTCCCAGGAGAGGGGCCGGGGGCGCGGCCCGGCGCCAGCCCTGCCCCCTCTCCCCCGCCAGGCACACCCTCCTCTCTCCTCTCGTTACCCCGGAGCATGCCCGCCCGACCCCCCGCCCCGGGACCCCGCGCTGGCCCCCGCCAGGCCCCGGCCCCGCCCTCGGGAGCCCCCTCAGCCCCCGGCCGGCGCCGCCGCGCGTGCAGCCGAGCGTGACGACGGGACGCCCCGCCGGCCCCCCCTGCGGCGCCGGCCCCTCCCGCCGGCCATCCCCACGCGCGGCCCCGGGCCCTCCCCGACATCCAGGGACTGGCCGCGGGAGCAGACGGGGGAAGGCCGCGCGCCGCCCCCCGGGACCCCGGGCGCGCGCCGGCCTCCCGTCCCGAAGGCCCTGGCACAGTGCCCACTTTCTGGTGATTTCGGAGAGGGGCTTCGTCACGCAAGGGTGATTTCGGAGAGGGGCTTCGTCACGCAAGGGTGATTTAGGAGAGGGGCTTCGTCACGCAAGGGTGATTTAGGAGAGGGGCTTCGTCACGCTCGGCTGGGTCGGAGAAGGGTCTTCTCCACGCGCCGGTGCCCCCGCGAGGGTCCCCGGGCCGCCCCGGGGCTCCCCCGCGCCGATCTGAGCGCCCACCCGTGAGGGGGAGCCCGGGAAGACCCGGGGGCGGGCCACGCGCGCCCGCCACGCCCAGCTGTCATTCTCCCCGCCAACGGGAGCAGAGGGAGGGCGGCGACAATCGCCGCGCCCCCTCAGGCCCCACCCGACGCGCGCTCGGGCCCCGGGGAAGCCCCCCGCTCGCCCCTCGGGTCGCGGGACACGCCCCCGGGTCCCCCGGCACGCGCCGGGCCCCGCGGGACCCCCCCCTCCGCCCCCGAGGCCCCCAGGGGAGGCCCGGCCTCCACACACGGCCTCTCCGCGGGCCTCCACACGTGGCCTCCCAGGAGAGGGGCCGGGGGCGCGGCCCGGCGCCAGCCCTGCCCCCTCTCCCCCGCCAGGCACACCCTCCTCTCTCCTCTCGTTACCCCGGAGCATGCCCGCCCGACCCCCCGCCCCGGGACCCCGCGCTGGCCCCCGCCAGGCCCCGGCCCCGCCCTCGGGAGCCCCCTCAGCCCCCGGCCGGCGCCGCCGCGCGTGCAGCCGAGCGTGACGACGGGACGCCCCGCCGGCCCCCCCTGCAGGCGCCGGCCCCTCCCGCCGGCCATCCCCACGCGCGGCCCCGGGCCCTCCCCGACATCCAGGGACTGGCCGCGGGAGCAGACGGGGGAAGGCCGCGCGCCGCCCCCCGGGACCCCGGGCGCGCGCCGGCCTCCCGTCCCGAAGGCCCTGGCACAGTGCCCACTTTCTGGTGATTTCGGAGAGGGGCTTCGTCACGCAAGGGTGATTTCGGAGAGGGGCTTCGTCACGCAAGGGTGATTTAGGAGAGGGGCTTCGTCACGCAAGGGTGATTTAGGAGAGGGGCTTCGTCACGCTCGGCTGGGTCGGAGAAGGGTCTTCTCCACGCGCCGGTGCCCCCGCGAGGGTCCCCGGGCCGCCCCGGGGCTCCCCCGCGCCGATCTGAGCGCCCACCCGTGAGGGGGAGCCCGGGAAGACCCGGGGGCGGGCCACGCGCGCCCGCCACGCCCAGCTGTCATTCTCCCCGCCAACGGGAGCAGAGGGAGGGCGGCGACAATCGCCGCGCCCCCTCAGGCCCCACCCGACGCGCGCTCGGGCCCCGGGGAAGCCCCCCGCTCGCCCCTCGGGTCGCGGGACACGCCCCCGGGTCCCCCGGCACGCGCCGGGCCCCGCGGGACCCCCCCCTCCGCCCCCGAGGCCCCCAGGGGAGGCCCGGCCTCCACACACGGCCTCTCCGCGGGCCTCCACACGTGGCCTCCCAGGAGAGGGGCCGGGGGCGCGGCCCGGCGCCAGCCCTGCCCCCTCTCCCCCGCCAGGCACACCCTCCTCTCTCCTCTCGTTACCCCGGAGCATGCCCGCCCGACCCCCCGCCCCGGGACCCCGCGCTGGCCCCCGCCAGGCCCCGGCCCCGCCCTCGGGAGCCCCCTCAGCCCCCGGCCGGCGCCGCCGCGCGTGCAGCCGAGCGTGACGACGGGACGCCCCGCCGGCCCCCCCTGCAGGCGCCGGCCCCTCCCGCCGGCCATCCCCACGCGCGGCCCCGGGCCCTCCCCGACATCCAGGGACTGGCCGCGGGAGCAGACGGGGGAAGGCCGCGCGCCGCCCCCCGGGACCCCGGGCGCGCGCCGGCCTCCCGTCCCGAAGGCCCTGGCACAGTGCCCACTTTCTGGTGATTTCGGAGAGGGGCTTCGTCACGCAAGGGTGATTTCGGAGAGGGGCTTCGTCACGCAAGGGTGATTTAGGAGAGGGGCTTCGTCACGCAAGGGTGATTTAGGAGAGGGGCTTCGTCACGCTCGGCTGGGTCGGAGAAGGGTCTTCTCCACGCGCCGGTGCCCCCGCGAGGGTCCCCGGGCCGCCCCGGGGCTCCCCCGCGCCGATCTGAGCGCCCACCCGTGAGGGGGAGCCCGGGAAGACCCGGGGGCGGGCCACGCGCGCCCGCCACGCCCAGCTGTCATTCTCCCCGCCAACGGGAGCAGAGGGAGGGCGGCGACAATCGCCGCGCCCCCTCAGGCCCCACCCGACGCGCGCTCGGGCCCCGGGGAAGCCCCCCGCTCGCCCCTCGGGTCGCGGGACACGCCCCCGGGTCCCCCGGCACGCGCCGGGCCCCGCGGGACCCCCCCCTCCGCCCCCGAGGCCCCCAGGGGAGGCCCGGCCTCCACACACGGCCTCTCCGCGGGCCTCCACACGTGGCCTCCCAGGAGAGGGGCCGGGGGCGCGGCCCGGCGCCAGCCCTGCCCCCTCTCCCCCGCCAGGCACACCCTCCTCTCTCCTCTCGTTACCCCGGAGCATGCCCGCCCGACCCCCCGCCCCGGGACCCCGCGCTGGCCCCCGCCAGGCCCCGGCCCCGCCCTCGGGAGCCCCCTCAGCCCCCGGCCGGCGCCGCCGCGCGTGCAGCCGAGCGTGACGACGGGACGCCCCGCCGGCCCCCCCTGCAGGCGCCGGCCCCTCCCGCCGGCCATCCCCACGCGCGGCCCCGGGCCCTCCCCGACATCCAGGGACTGGCCGCGGGAGCAGACGGGGGAAGGCCGCGCGCCGCCCCCCGGGACCCCGGGCGCGCGCCGGCCTCCCGTCCCGAAGGCCCTGGCACAGTGCCCACTTTCTACGCGGGGGGGGGGGGGGGGGGGGGGCACGCGGGGGATGGCCACGCCCCCCTCACTTTTTTGGAGCCGGCGGGTAAGGGGGGTCGCCCTGGACCACTTTTGGGACACTCCTGCTTTGCCCCAGCCACCACGTGCACCTTCAACCGCGCCCAGCCACTGCCCCGTCCTCTATTTCCCCTCCTCATGCAGCAGCACTCCCCCTGGCTGCACACCGCTTCACACAGCTCATCCTCTGTTTTTCACTCACGCTCCTCCTCGCCCTCCGCTCCCCCCTCCCGCCGGGCTTCCTAAGAACATCCCCCCAATGTCCCCGACAAAAGCACAGGCACGGAAAACAACACCATTGCCCTTTTCAAACTCCCCTCCTGGTCCCCTCGCCACTGCTGGTCCCGTCCGAAACCCATGCCCATTGGCTCAACCCCTCACACCCCCCTCCCATTGCCCCGTCTCCCCCCTGCCAGGCCACACCGCTCCCCCTTCCCGGCTCGCTCTGGCGTCCGCGGCCACTCATTCTGAGACTACCATATCCGCTGTCAGCCTCTCTGAGCAGTGCACACATCTGCATAACACTTTCGGCTGCCTGAAGACCCCTACCAACCTGCCAAGGACCCTGCCGCTTGGCACAGCCGCCCGACTGGCACCACGCTGCGATTCTAGCTACCACGCTACTTCCCTGAGAATTCTCTCGTGCCTACACCGCCCATTTCCTATAATCGCGGTTCACATGCTGCAGAATTCACAGGTTGTTCTTCACGCTCCGCCTATTCTACTTTCCCACAGCGGCTGCGAATTCCCGCGAATCTACACACCCCCATCCGCTCTCTGAGCCTAGACCCGTGCTTTCAACTTCCCCTTTTTTAAATGTCCCCAGTCACCGCCCCTAAACACTCATTCTCAGTCTCTGCCAGCCTGTTTTTGCACTATCAGACTCCCCCCGAGACCACCTGCAATCCCCACGCACGGCTCTCCCATTGGTGCATTCAAACAGCCCAGAGTCCCTCCCCCTCCGTCTCCTCCCTGCCTAGATTCTGAGACTGTCAGGCTCCTCCAGCACACCAGCAGCACACCAGCAGCATGGAGGGGAATAGGGGCAGGGGCGGGGGCCACAGGCACCCCCGATGCCCACAACCGCATGCATCCCTACTCTTTGGATCCCTGCTCCTCCTCGTGGCAATTCTGGTCTGGTTTTTTATCATCATGTCTGACCTAACTCAGACTGCCAGCACAGTCCTCAGCTCCTTTGCAGTGGTCCTGATCATCATCATCATCATCATCATGTTATTCAAGAGACGGCTGCTGTGCCCCCTGGGACTCTTGTGCATCATCTTAATTATGAGTGAGTAAGCACCCCCCTTCCCTTCCTGCAACCACCTACCCATATTCCCATCCCCCTCCCTGACCCCCGCTCTCTCTTCTCTGCAGTTGTGATCCTGGTGTCCAACCTCCTGACGCTCACTGGACAGACCCTCTTCGTGGGACTCGTGATCCTCTGCCTCTGCATTCTCTTAGGTAAGCTCTGCATTTCCCACCGCCGATGACCACTTGGGCCACAGGAATCTCCTCCAATCTAACCCTGTCCTCTCATTTCTGCAGCGCTCGCTGTCTGGTTCTACCTCATGTGGCTGCTCCGAGAATACGGTGCCTCCTTCTGGACAATCCTGGCCTTCTGCCTGGCCTTCCTACTGGCCATAGTCTTCCTGATTATCGCTGTCCTGCTGCACCTGGCCTGGTTTACGGTCCTGGTCGATCTCTATTGGCTTCTGCTATTCTTGGCCATCCTCATTTGGATTTACGTCCATGATTTCAACCGTGCAATTCCAGAGGCTCTAGCTAACTTGGAAGAGGAGTATAATCACCAGGGACATGGCCATGGCGGGGGACAGGGGGACGAGCACCAGCCGCGGGTGCTTCTGATTAGCGAGGACCCAAAAACCCACCATCACCACCATCACCACCATCACCATAAAAACAGTAACCAGGGTGACCCGCTAGGTCCCTATGTTTCCCAAAACGGTGGAAATGGAGGCAATGAAGGAGACGGAGGCAATAGAGATGGAGGCAATGGAGATGGAGGCAATGGAGATGGAGGCAATGTAGGAGACGGAGGCAATGGAAACGGAGGCAATGGAGACGGAGGCAATGGAGACGGAGGCAATGGAGACGGAGGCAATGAGGGCCCAGACCATCTCCCTTACCCGATCCAAGCAACTGATGGTGGCAATGGAGGAGAAGGAGATGGAGGCAACGAGGGCCCAGATCCTCTCCCTTACCCGATCCAAGCAACTGACGGTGGTAACGGAGGACAGGGAGATGGGGGAGATGGAGACGGAGGAAATGGAGGCAACGGTGGAGGCGGTGGGGATCCAGACCATCTCCCTCACCCCATCCAAGCAACTGACGGTGGAAACAGTGGTGACGGAGGAGATGGGGGCGATGGTGAAGACGGTGAAGGTGGTGGAGACAGGGGTCCATTCGGGCCCTATGTTTCTCAGGGTCCGTCTGGCGACCCCGATCATCTACCACACCCAGTGCAAGCTTCTGACGGTGGAGATGGTTTGGGTCCCTATGGTCCAGCTGGTCCGTTTACTCAAGGTCCTTCGTGGCCCTGGGGTCCGTTTGGTACCGGTCCTCTTGGGCCATGGGGTCCCTTTGGCCCAGGGCCATGTGGGCCCTGGGGTCCATGGGGCCCCAACAACAACCACGGCCCACTGCAAGAAACAGGACCGGGTGGTCCTTGGATGCTCCTGACCCTTGGCGGCGGCGGCAACAGTGTTCACCTAAATGACCGTGGTAACGGGGGCAACGGGCCACAAAACCCCGACAACAGCAACGGCAGTGGCCCCGGCGGACCTCATAATCAGCAGCCTGAAAGCAACGAGGGAGGTGGCCCACCAGGCCCCACTGATGGTGGTAACAATGGCCCGGATAGTCCTCCATCCAATCAAGGCCCACAAGGTCCGGAAGGTGACCCGGGTGATCCGGCAGATCCAATCCAGATCAGCTACTATGACTGAGGTGGCCACTCGTGAACTTTTCCTTCTCGGAATCAGGACGGCTGACGGTAACCATTGATGCCCCTCCCTTCACCCCCGGGATTGTTTAGCTATTCACCTTATCTGACCCAAGCTCCTATTAGGCAACTCTGGTGCATTTTGACAGGCCTTACTCACATTCTATCAGATAACAGGGGGTGGAGTATGGCATGCGAAAATTGGCCCCCAACAAGGCCCACGCTTCATCCTGCACAACTAAGCAGAGGATGGCATGCTGGAATTGGCCCGGCAAAGCCCAAGCTCCTGCAAAACTAGGTAGAGAAAGGCATGCTAAAATTGGCCCGCCAAGGCCCAGGCTGCATACTAACTAGAGGATGGCCTGCTAGAATTGGCCCCACTAAGGCCCACACACCTTACACAACTAAAGGAAGGCATGCGAGATGTGGCCCCACCAAGGCCCACGCGCCTGCACAACTACTTCCTCCTCCATATCCCCGTCCCATTCCCAACAAAAATCCTGCCCCACGCCTTCCGGGGAGAGGCCTCAACTGGGCATTGCCCATGCCAGTGACTTCCCCCACGCCCTTCTCCCAAAAAACAAATTGCAACACAACTAATGCCACTAGGCAAAACATATGCATCCACTGCCAGAAACCGTGACTAGGCCCAGAACACCCACTCAGAACCTGCAAGACCGGGCACCCCGAGTGAGCAATCACCTTGACACTTTGGCACTTTGTTTCCACCCCACACCTATTTTCTGACCCATCGCTAACCCGATACCTGCCTCCTTGCTCATCTTTCCACATTCCTCTGGCCTTCTTTCCTTGTTCTGGTTGTATATAAACCCGAGGAGCCAGTCTGCTCCTCACTCCCGAGATGGTCTTCTTTCTGAACCCGGGGTTCCTGGAGCAGCGCTACCCTGCCTACGGCCTGCCCGGCTCCTCTGAGGGGCAGAAGCCAAGCCACTGCCCGGTCAAAGAAGAGCTCAAGAACCTGAGAATCTGCCTGGTCGTGCTCTGCGCCCTGTTTGGTCTCGTCTGCCTGCTACTAATCTAAGAGACTCCATGGCGCCCGGTAGACACCTGTCGGACCTCTGCTCTCGTCTTCGCCGTTCCCTCAGAAGAATGTCCAAAAGGCCCAAAGAGGAGGCCGAGGAGAAGGGGGACCCGGGAAAGGGGCGCCCGCCAACTCCGATGCCAACGTCCCAGCACCTGAGACGCAGAAACGCGTTGGGAGGAGGCGCGCGGCAGGACTGCGAGGACTGCATCTATCGCTGGCACCCGCTGGACCCGGCCCTGGGGGTGTCTGGCAAAAACTTGGACTTGTTGTCATTGAGATGTGAACTGGGGTGGTATGACTGAGGCCGCTAGGTGGCGGCATAGACAATTATGTAACTTGAGTGTGTGTGTTAATAAAAAGCATCGCTAGATGGCAAACTTACCTTTGCGGATGTATTTCCTCGTAGAGATGCAGAGATGTTTCCCTCTGTGGAGAGTAGGGAGGGGGAGGGAGCGTGCCGTTACCCCCACCGCCTCCGAGTCTTGCATACAGCTGATTAGGGTCTTGACCACGCAGAGGCTGATAGGGACCACCGTCCCCCCCGTCTTCCGCGTCGTAAGGAGGTGGATTCCCATCGTCTGGAGGAGGGTCTTCATAGTCCGGACCCTGGGGACCAGGAGAGCTCGGGGGCGAGCTGAAAACAGATGGATAGCTTTCTCTCCCGCTACCTTCCCCACCATCCTGGCCCACCGGGGTCCCGGGCGCGGGCGCGCCAAGGGGCTCCATCTCCAAGGCGCTCATAGCTGCAGCCCGGGCTGCAGCACCAGGCAGAAATGCTCTCTGAGAAACGAGGTAGGAGGGATTTACGCCCCAGCGAGCCCCAGGAAAACAGGCTTGTGATGTTAAAACCGCAGCTGTCCAGGATCGCACCAATCTGAGCCACCTGTGGGGCGGAGTTTGCACCCCAAAATCACACGGGTCTCGTGAGCCCCAATTACGGGAATTAAATCTCCCACCGTGGGACGGCCCCCCAGTGCACACTTTCCCAACCGCGGAAAAAGACTTCCGCCACGCGACATTCACCCACCCCCGCGGTGGAACCGGTTTCCCACAGTGCCACTCCACCGTGGAGCCGGTCTCCCAGGGTGCCTATCCACCGTGGAGCCGGTCTCCCACGGGGCGTTGCCCGAAAGGGAAGCCGGGTCTCCCAGGGTGCCTATCCACCGTGGAGCCGGTCTCCCACGGGGCGTTGCCCAAAAGGGAAGCCGGGTCTCCCAGGGAGCCTATCCACCGTGGAGCCGGTCTCCCACGGGGCGTGGCCCAAAAGGAAAGCCGGGTCTCCCAGGGAGCCTATCCACCGTGGAGCCGGTCTCCCACGGGGCGTTGCCTCTTTCGGGGACGGCGGGCTCCCACCGTGCCACCCACCCCCAAGCCTTCTCCCAGGAGCTCCCCATCACACACGGCCAATTAGCACACACACGCACCCACTGTCCCCAGCCCACAGCAAACTAAGGCCACCAGCTCAGTTAGTTGCATTTATTATAACACATAACCAGAAACATAAACACCCTGGACCTCCTCCTTTTCATTTTTACCAACGCAGGTCACAGGCAGCTGCCAGGGTTTGTGGAGGTGCAGGTACACCACAACAGAGAGGCTGCCATCCCCCTCCTTCATAGCTTCACCCTGTGTCACGGTGGGCGCGGGGTCCGCGCCCTCTGGCATCAGCCACTGGACATACGGTCGCGGGTACGCGTTGACCTTGCACCTCACGTTGAGGGTGGAGAAGTCTGGGAATACAGACCTCTTGGCCTGAACAGACAGGGTCAGGGGCTTCACCACGCTAAGCAGCTCCTGCTTCGTGACCTCGGTCTCCCCCAGGCGCATGCGGCACAGGTAGCTGCCGTCGTGGGAGATGTTGGCCGTGGTCAGGATGAGGAAGAAGGTGTTGGCGCTCCTGTACATATCAAAGAAGCCCCTGAAGGGCCCCTCGATCAGGATAACATCCTGGTGCATGCGCCCAATGAGCGTCTGCTCCTCTCCAGGGCCCAGTTTGAACCATTCCACCATGATCTCGGGCCCTAGGCTCACCCTCTTCCAGTAGGAACTCAGGACGGCCCGCTCACCCACAAAGGCGGTGACGGCCAGGCAGGAGGCGACGGAGCCCGCGAGCAGGAGCAGCTGAGCGAAAAGCCTGGCCATGGCGACCTACTTACCTCACGCAGGCCACGCGCTATATACGGTTTTGCCACGCCCATTTTAACATAAAACCCGGGGCAGGTGAGCTGGCCAGACGGAACCATGCAGCCAGCCAAGTCTACCGATTCGGTGTTTGTGAGGACCCCGGTCGAGGCGTGGGTCTCACCCTCGCCCCCGGACGACAAAGTGGCAGAGACCAGCTACCTCCTGTTCAGGGCCCTATACGCTGTGTTCACCCAGGACGAGACGGACCTGCCTCTACCGGCCCTGGTCATGTGCCGGCTCCTGAAGGCCTCCCTGAGGAAGCACAGGAGAATGTACGCGGAGCTGGCATGCCAGGCGGCCGACCTCGGGGGCAAGCACGCACACATGCAGCTCATCATCAGCGTGCTGAGAGCCGTGTACGATGACCACTACGACTACTGGTCGCGGCTCAGGGTGGTGCTGTGCTACACGGTGGTGTTTGCGGTGCGCAACTACCTGGATGACCACGAGAGCGCCGCCTTCGTGATGGGGGCCACCGCCCACTACCTCGCCCTCTATCGCAGGCTCTGGTTTGCGAGACTGGGCGGCCTGCCAAGGGCGCTGAGACGCCAGTTCCCCGTGACATGGACCGTGGCCAGCCTGAGCGTCTTCCTGAAATCTTTGTAAACGAATAAAGAGTGGGTGGTGCCTGATGAGTAAAGTGTAACATTTAATGTGGGACGGGGAGGCCCGGGGCGATACCCGCGGGCATCATGCAGGCAGCACAGACTGGCGAGGATAATCTGGGCAGCCAGAGCCAGCCGGGGCCATGCGGCTACATCTACTTCTACCCCCTGGCCACCTACCCCCTGAGGGAGGTCGCCACGCTGGGCACCGGCTACACGGGCCACAGGTGCCTGACTGTGCCGCTCCTCTGCGGCATCACCGTGGAGCCGGGCTTCAGCATCAACGTCAAGGCCCTCCACAGGAGGCCAGACCCCAACTGCGGGCTCCTGCGCGCCACCTCCTACCACAGGGACGTCTACGTGTTCCACAATGCCCAGATGGTGCCCCCCATCTTCGAGGGCCCCGGCCTCGAGGCCCTCTGCGAGGAGACCAGGGAGGTGTTTGGGTACGACGGCTACAGCGCCCTCTCTAGGGACAGCTCCAAGCCGGAGGACTTCTTCCCCGATGGGCTCGACCCCTCGGCCTACCTGGGGGCGGTGGTGGTCACGGAGGCATTCAAGGAGCGCCTCTACGGGGGGAACCTGGTGGCCATTCCATCGTTAAAACAGGAGGTAACCGTGGGGCCATCTGCGAGCTTTAGGGTCCCGCTGTACGACAAGGAGGTGTTCCCGGAAGGCGTGCCCCAGCAGCGCCAGTTCTACAACTCGGACCTCAGCAGCTGCATGCACGAGACGCTGTACACGGGCCTGGCGCAGGCGCTGCGCGTCAGGCAGGTGGGCAAGCTGGTGGAGCTGCTGGAAAAGCAGAGCCTGCAGGACCAGGCCAAGGTGGCCAAGGTGGCGGCCCTCAAGGAGTTCCCCGCCTCGACCATCAGCCACCCGGACTCGGGGGCCGTCATGATCGTGGACAGCGCGGCCTGCGAGCTGGCGGTCAGCTACGCCCCCGCCATGCTGGAGGCGGCGCACGAGACGCCGGCCAGCCTCAACTACGACTCCTGGCCCCTGTTTGCCGACTGCGAGGGCCCCGAGGCCCGCGTGGCGGCGTTGCACCGATATAATGCCAGCCTGGCCCCCCACGGTATCCACGCAGATATTTGCCACCAACTTCTGTCCTCTACGTTCTCGGGCGTGTCCAAGACGACCGGGGCAGGGCAAGGAGAAGCGCCTTTAACCAGTTTTTACATGACACAGGGGCTGGGGACCCTGCAGGAGGGGAAGGTGGGACCCCTTGCGCCGGGCCCTGCTTCTCGGGCTTGGGGCGGGCCCGACGTTGACTGGCACCAACGGGGCCCGGCAACTACGCGGTGGAGCACCTGGTCTTTGCGGCCTCCTTCTTCTCCCAACTTCCTGGCCCGCTACGCCTATTACCTGCAGTTCTGCCAGGGGCAGAAGAGCTCGCTGACTCCGGTGCCCGAGACCGGCAGCTACGTGGCGGGTGCGGCCACCAGCCCCATGTGCTCGCTTTGCGAGGGCCGGGCCCCGGCCGTGTGCCTGAACACGCTCTTCTTCAGGCTGCGGGACCGCTTCCCGCCCGTCATGTCCTCGCAGCGGAGAGACCCCTACGTGATCTCGGGGGCCTCGGGCTCCTACAACGAGACGGACTTTTTGGGCAACTTTCTCAACTTTATCGACAAGGAGGACGACGCGCAGAGGCCGGACGATGAGCCCCGCTACACCTACTGGCAGCTGAACCAGAACCTGCTGGAGCGGCTGTCTCGGCTGGGCATAGACGCTGACGGGAAGCTGGAGAAGGAGCCCCAGGGACCCCGGGACTTTATCAAGATGTTCAGGGACGTGGACGCGGCGGTGGACGCCGAGGTGGTCCAGTTTATGAACAGCATGGCCAAGAACAACATAACCTACAAGGACCAGGTCAAGAGCTGCTACCACGTGCTGCAGTACTCGTGCAACCCCTTCGCGCAGCCCGCCTGCCCCGTCTTTACCCAGCTGTTTTATCGCTCTCTGCTGACCATCCTCCAGGACATCTCCCTGCCCATCTGCATGTGCTACGAGAATGACAACCCGGGGCTGGGCCAGAGTCCCCCCGAGTGGCTCAAGGGCCACTACCAGACGCTGTGCACCAACTTCAGGAGCCTGGCCATTGACAAGGGGGTCCTGACGGCCAAGGAGGCCAAGGTGGTGCACGCTGAGCCCACCTGTGACCTGCCGGACCTGGACGCGGCCCTGCAGGGGCGGACGTACGGACGGCGGCTGCCGGTGCGCATGTCCAAGGTGCTGATGCTGTGCCCCAGGAACATCAAGATTAAGAACCGGGTGGTCTTTACGGGGGAGAACGCCGCCCTCCAGAACAGCTTCATCAAGTCCACCGCCAGGAGGGAAAACTACATCATTAACGGGCCCTACATGAAATTCCTCAACACCTACCACAAGACCCTCTTCCCGGACACCAAGCTCTCGAGCCTCTACCTGTGGCACAACTTTTCCAGGCGGCGCTCGGTGCCCGTCCCCTCCGGGGCCAGCGCGGAGGAGTACTCGGACCTGGCCCTGTTTGTGGACGGGGGCTCCCGGGCCCACGAGGAGAGCAACGTCATAGACGTGGTGCCGGGCAACCTGGTGACCTACGCCAAGCAGCGGCTCAACAACGCCATCCTGAAGGCCTGCGGCCAGACCCAGTTCTACATCAGCCTGGTCCAGGGGCTGGTGCCCAAGACCCAGGCGGTGCCCGCCCGCGACTACCCCCACGTGCTGGGCACCAGGGCGGTGGAGTCGGCCGCGGCCTACGCGGAGGCCACCTCCTCCCTCACCGCGACCACCGTGGTCTGCGCGGCCACGGACTGCCTCAGCCAGGTCTGCAAGGCCCGCCCGGTCATCACGCTGCCCGTGACCATTAACAAGTACACGGGGGTCAACGGCAACAACCAAATCTTCCAGGCTGGGAACCTGGGCTACTTTATGGGCCGAGGCGTGGACAGGAACCTGCTGCAGGCGCCGGGCGCCGGGCTGCGCAAGCAGGCCGGGGGCTCATCCATGAGAAAGAAGTTTGTCTTTGCCACCCCCACCCTGGGGCTGACGATCAAGCGCCGGACACAGGCAGCGGCCACCTATGAGATTGAGAACATCAGGGCGGGCCTGGAGGCCATTATATTGCAAAAACAGGAGGAAGATTGTGTGCTCGATGTAGTGTGCAAACTCGTGGACGCCATGGGCGAGGCGTGCGCCTCGCTGACTCTGGACGACGCCGAGTACTTATTGGGCCGCTTCTCGGTGCTGGCGGACAGCGTCCTGGAAACACTGGCGACCATTGCCTCCAGCGGGATAGAGTGGACGGCCGAGGCCGCGCGTGACTTTTTGGAAGGAGTGGCGGGTGGGCCCGGGGGAGCCCAGGACAACTTTATCAGCGTAGCGGAGCCCGTCAGCGCCGCCACCCAGGCCTCGGCCGGGCTGGTGCTGGAAGGCGGAGGGCAGGGAGCAGGCGGGGGCAGGCGCAAGCGCCGGCTGGCTGCGGTCCTCCCGGGTCTGGAGGTCTAGAGTCCCCAGGGCGGGATGTCGGGGCTGCTGGCGGCGGCCTACAGCCAGGTGTACGCGCTGGCCGTGGAGCTGAGCGTCTGCGCCAGGCTGGACCCCCGGAGCCTGGACGGGGAGGCGGTGGCGCGCAACGCGGGCCTTCTGGCCGAGTTGGACGCCCTCCTCCTTCCCCGTTTGAGGCGACAGAATGACCGCGCGTGCAGCGCCCTGTCCCTGGAGCTGGCGCACCTGCTGGAGAACTCACGCAGGGCCGTTGCGGCCCTGCTGGTGGGGTCGGGTCCCGGGATCTCGCCTCCCGCTCCCCTCCGGGCCGCGTACGCCGTAGAGTTTTACGGGGGGCACAGGGCCGATGTAAGTCTGTACCTAATAAACGACATCGAGATCTTAATGAAGAGAATCAATAGCGTGTTTTATTGCATGTCTCACAGCATGGGGCTGGAGAGCCTGGACCGGGCCCTGGAGCTGCTGGGCCGCTTTCGGGGCGTGAGCCCCATCCCGGACCCGCGCCTCTACATCACCTCTGTGCCCTGCTGGCGCTGCGTGGGGGAGCTCATGGTGCTGCCCAACCACGGCACCCCGTCCACGGCCGAGGGGGCCCGCGTCTCCTGCAACCACCTGGCGGTCCCGGTGAATTCGGAGCCGGTCTCGGGGCTCTTTGAGAACGAGGTCAGGCAGGCGGGGCTCGGGCACCTGTTGGCGGCTGAGGGGAAGGAGAGGCCGGCCGGGCCGGAGGAGGGCACGGTCTCGGGCCCGGGGCCGCGGGAGGCCGAGGGGGCAGCCAGGGAGCTGGACAACTACAGCGTCTTCTCGACCGTGCCCCCGGAGGTGGCGGAGCTCTCGGAGCTGCTCTACTGGAACTCTGGCAGCCATGCTATCGGTTCAACGGGCAAGGGAGAGGGCTGCGGCCATTCCCGTCTCTCTGCCCTGTTTGCCAGGGAGGGGCGCCTGGCCAGGGCCCGCCGGGCCTGCGAGGAGGCACTGGCGGGGGCTCCGCTGACTCACCTGTTTGACTCGGTGGCCCCCAGGGCCACCGAGCGGCTCTTCTGCGGCGGGGTCTACAGCTCCTCGGGCGACGCCGTGGAAGCGCTGAAGGCCGACTGCGCGGCCGCCTTCACCTCGAACCCGCAGTACCGGGCCATCCTGCAGAAGAGGAACGAGCTGTACACGCGGCTCAACCGGGCCATGCAGCGGCTGAACCGGAGCGAGGGGGAGGAGGGGCCGGAGGCCAGCCCCGGTGTGCCCCTGGCGGGCGCCCCGCGCGAGCCCGGCTCCAACGCCCTCTCGGACGCGCTGAAGCGCAAGGAGCAGTACCTACGCCAGGTGGCCTCAGAGGGGCTGGCCCGGCTGCAGTCCTGCCTGGCGCAGCAGAGCGAGACCCTGACCGAGACGCTGTGCCTGCGCGTGTGGGGGGACGTGGTGTACTGGGAGATGGCCTGCCTGCGCAACCACTTCCTCTACAGGCGGGCCTTCGTCTCGGGTCCCTGGGAGGACAGGCGCGTCGGCGAGGGCGCGGCCTTTGAGAATTCCAAGTACATCAAGACCCACCTGTTTACTCAGACGCTGAGCGCCGAGCACCTGCACGCCCTGACCCACAGCCTGTACACCTTCATCACGGGGCCACTGGCCGAGGAGAGGGGGCTGTTTCCTCCGCCCAGCAACGTGGCCCTGGCCCGCTGCTGCGACGCCGCGGGGACCTTGCCCCACCAGAAGGTGTTCCTGACCTCCCTGATCTGGCCCGGCATCGAGCCGAGCGATTGGATAGAGACCTCCTTCAACAGCTTCTACAGCGTGCCGGAGGGCTCGCTGGCCTCGAGCCAGCAACTTCTGTGCCGGGCCCTGCGCGAGGCCGTGCTGACCGTCTCCCTCTACAACAAGACCTGGGGGCGTTCCCTGCGCCTGCGAAGGGCGGACGCGGTCAGCCCGGGCGAGGCCCTGCCCCCCGACGGGCTCTACCTGACGTACGATTCCGACCGCCCATTAATTCTCCTGTATAAAGGCAGGGGGTGGGTATTTAAGGATCTATATGCCCTGCTCTACCTGCACCTCCAGATGGTTCAAGATGACTCCGCGTAGGAAGCCGAGCGTTGTCTTGCTGCTGGCCGCCCTGGTGGGCTGCATCTGGGCGCAGACCACCCAGCAGCCAGCGCCCCCCGCCACCACGGTGCAGCCGGCGGCAGCGCGCCAAAAGACCAACTTCCCCTTCCGCGTCTGCGAGCTCTCCAGCCACGGCGACCTCTTCCGCTTCTCCTCGGACATCCAATGTCCCTCGTCCGGCACGCAGGAGAAACACACAGAGGGCCTGTTGATGGTGTTCAAAGACAACATTATTCCCTACTCCTTTAAGGTCCGCTCCTACACCAAGATAGTGACCAACACGCTCGTCTACAACGGCTGGTACGCGGACGCCGTGACCAACAGGCACGAGGAGATGTTCTCAGTGGAGAGCCACGAGACCGACCAGATGGACAGCATCTACCAGTGCCACAACGCCGTCAGGATGACAAAGGACGGGGTGGAGCGGGTGTACGTGGACAACGATGGGACCAACATCACCGTCAACCTGAGGCCCACCAGCGGCCTGGCTAACGGTGTGCGGCGTTACGCCAGCCAGACGCAGGTCCACGACGCCCCGGGGTGGATACTGTGGACCTACAGAACCAGAACCACCGTCAACTGCGTGGTCACCGACATGATGGCCAAGTCCAACAGCCCCTTCAACTTCTTCGTGACCACGGTCGGACAGACCGCGGAGATGTCTCCCTTCTACGACGGGACAAACAAGGAGACCTTCAACGAGCGGGCCGGCTCCTTCCACGTCAGGGAAAATTACAAGATTGTTGACTACGACAATCGAGGCACCGTGCCCAACGGGGAGCGGCGGGCCTTCCTGGACAAGGGTACCTACACCCTCTCCTGGAAGCTCGAAAACAGAACGGCCTACTGCCCACTGCAACACTGGAAGACCTTTGAATCGACAATCGCCACAGAAACGGTGAGGTCAACTCACTTTGTGACCCAAGAGGGCACATCCAGCTTCGTCACCAACATGACGGTGGGCATGGCCCTCCCTGGAGCCTTCAAGTGCATCGAAGATCAGGTTAACAAGACCATGCACGAGAAGTACGAGGCCCTCCAGGACCGCTATGTGAAGGACCAGGAAAACATTACATATTTTCTAACGAGCGGAGGATTGTTATTGGCTTGGCTGCCTCTGACCCCGCGCTCGTTGGCCTCCGTCAAGAACCTGACGGAGCTGACCACGGCAGCTCCACCGTTCCCAAGCAGCCCCACGCCCCCCACTCCATCCACAGCCTCCAGAAGCACGGCAGCGGCCATTGTGCGCCGTCGACGGAGGCAGGCGGAGGGCAACAACACAACACCGGCCCCTCCAAAGCCAGCCACACCCGCCCCCGGGAACTCCCTTGGCACCCTCAACAATCCGGCCACCATCCAGATCCAATTTGCCTATGACTCCCTGCGCCGCCAGATCAATCGGATGCTGGGCGACCTGGCCCGGGCCTGGTGCCTGGAGCAGAAAAGGCAGAACATGGTGCTGAGGGAGCTGACCAAGATCAATCCCACCACCGTCATGTCCGGCATCTACGGGCGGCCCGTGGCGGCCAAGCGCCTGGGGGACGTAATCTCCGTATCCCAGTGCGTGCCCGTCAACCAGGCCACGGTCACACTGCGCAAGAGCATGAGGGTCCCGGGCTCCGAGAGCATGTGCTACTCGCGCCCCCTGGTGTCCTTCAGCTTCATCAACGACACCAAGACCTACGAGGGCCAGCTGGGCACGGATAACGAGATCTTCCTCACCAAGAAGATGACGGAGATGTGCCTGGCGTCCAGCCAGTACTACTTCCAGTCTGGTAACGAAATCCACGTCTACCACGACTACCAACACTTCAAGACCATCGAGCTGGACGGCATCGCCACCCTGCAGACCTTCATCGCCCTAAACACCTCCCTCATCGAGAACATCGACTTTGCCTCCCTGGAGCTGTACTCGCGCGACGAGCAGCGGGCCTCCAACGTCTTCGACCTGGAGGGCATCTTCAGAGAGTACAATTTCCAAGCCCAGAACATCGCCGGTCTGCGGAAAGATTTGGACAATGCTGTGTCAAACAACAGAAATCAATTTGTGGACGGCCTGGGGGAGCTCATGGACAGCCTGGGGAGCGTGGGTCAGGTTATTACCAATCTAGTCAGCACCGTGGGGGGGCTGTTTAGCAACCTGGTCTCGGGCTTCATCTCCTTCTTTAAAAACCCCTTTGGTGGCATGCTCACCCTGGTCCTGGTGGCCGGGGTGGTGATCCTAGTCATCACCCTCACAAGGCGCACGCGCCAGATGTCGCAGCAGCCGGTGCAGATGCTCTACCCGGGGATCGACGAGCTCGCTCGTCAACATGCCATGGGCCAGGGCCAGGGGCAAAACATTACTCCCATCAGTAAGCCGGAATTAGATGCCATCATGTTAGCGCTGCATGAGCAAAACCAAGAGCAAAAGAGAGCAGCTCAGCGGGCGACCAAACCTTCGGTGGCCAGCAGAGCACTCCAGGCAGCCAGGGATCGCATGCCCGGCCTTCGCAGGCGACGCTATCACGATCCAGATACCGCTGTTGGGCTGCTCGAGGAGGCAGAGACTGAGTTTTAACTATGTCTGGGGGACTCTTCTATAACCCTTTCCTAAGACCTAATAAAGGCCTTTTGAAAAAACCCGACAAGGAGTACCTGCGTCTCATTCCCAAGTGCTTCCAGACCCCGGGCGCTGCCGGGGTGGTGGACGTGCGGGGGCCTCAGCCCCCACTGTGCTTCTACCGAGACACCCTGACGGTGGTGGGGGGTAACGAGGACGGGAAGGGCATGTGGTGGCGCCAGCGGCCCCTAGAGAGGGCGGCAGGGCCGGAGCCAGACCCCAGTGGGGGCCCCCTCGAGTTCCACGTCTACGACATCCTGGAGACGGTGTACACGCACGAGAGATGTGCCGCCATTCCATCAGATAAACAGGGGTACATAGTGCCGTGTGGCATCGTCATCAAGCTACTGGGCAGGCGCAAGGCTGACGGGGCCAGCGTGTGCGTGAACGTGTTTGGGCAGCAGGCCTACTTCTACGCAGGCGCGCCTCAGGGCCTGGACGTGGAGTTTGCCGTCCTCAACGCCCTCAGGGCAAGCACCTTTGACCGCAAGACCCCCTGCCGGGTCTCGGTGGAGCGGGTCACGCGCCGCTCCATCATGGGCTACGGCAACCAGGCCGGCGTCTATCACAAAATCACCCTCTCCCACCCCAACAGCGTGTCTCACGTGGCCACGTGGCTGCAGGACAAGCACGGGTGCCAGATCTTCGAAGCCAACGTGGACGCGGCGCGCCGCTTCGTCCTGGACAACGACTTTGTGACCTTTGGCTGGTACAGCTGCCGCCGCGCCATCCCCCGCCTGCAGCAGCGGGACTCGTACGCCGAGCTCGAGTATGACTGCGAGGTGGGCGACCTCTCGGTCCGGCGCGAGGACAGCTCCTGGCCCTCCTACACGGCCCTGGCCTTCGATATCGAGTGTCTGGGGGAGGAGGGCTTTCCCACGGCCACCAACGAGGCTGACCTGATCCTGCAAATCTCCTGCGTCCTCTGGTCCACGGGGGAGGAGGCCGGCCGCTACCGCCGCATCCTGCTGACGCTGGGCACCTGCGAAGACATAGAGGGGGTTGAGGTCTACGAGTTCCCCTCGGAGCTGGACATGCTCTACGCCTTCTTCCAGCTCATCAGGGACCTCAGCGTGGAGATCGTGACCGGCTACAACGTGGCCAACTTTGACTGGCCCTACGTCCTGGACAGGGCCCGGCACATCTACGGCATCAATCCGGCCTCCCTGGGCAAGATCAGGGCCGGGGGCGTCTGCGAGGTCAGGAGGCCCCACGACGCCGGGAAGGGCTTCCTCCGGGCCAACACCAAGGTCCGCATCACCGGCCTCATCCCCATTGACATGTACGCTGTGTGCAGGGACAAGCTCAGCCTCTCTGACTACAAGCTGGACACGGTGGCCCGGCACCTGCTGGGGGCCAAAAAGGAGGACGTGCACTACAAGGAGATCCCTCGCCTCTTTGCAGAGGGCCCCCGGGGGCGCAGGAGGCTGGGCATGTACTGCGTGCAGGATTCGGCCCTGGTCATGGATCTGCTCAACCATTTTGTGATCCACGTGGAGGTGGCCGAGATCGCCAAGATCGCCCACATCCCCTGCAGGCGGGTGCTGGACGATGGCCAGCAGATCCGCGTGTTCTCCTGCCTCCTGGCCGCGGCCCAGAAGGAGAACTTTATCCTACCCATGCCCTCCGCCTCCGACAGGGACGGCTACCAGGGGGCCACTGTCATCCAGCCCCTGTCCGGCTTCTACAACTCCCCGGTGCTGGTGGTGGACTTTGCCAGCCTCTACCCGAGCATCATTCAGGCTCATAATCTCTGTTATTCTACCATGATAACGCCGGAAGAGGAGCACAGACTAGCCGGCCTGCGCCCGGGCGAGGACTACGAGTCCTTCAGGCTCACCGGGGGCACCTACCACTTTGTAAAGAAGCACGTGCACGAGTCCTTCCTGGCCAGTCTGCTGACCTCCTGGCTGGCCAAGCGCAAGGCCATTAAGAAGCTGCTGGCGGCCTGCGAGGACCCGCGCCAAAAGACCATCCTGGACAAGCAGCAGCTGGCCATCAAGTGCACGTGCAACGCCGTCTACGGCTTCACTGGGGTGGCCAACGGCCTCTTCCCCTGCCTCTCCATCGCCGAGACCGTGACGCTGCAGGGGCGCACGATGCTGGAGCGGGCCAAGGCCTTCGTGGAGGCCCTGAGTCCGGCCGACCTGCAGGCCCTGGCCCCCACTCCCAACGCCTGGGCGCCCCTCAACCCCGAGGGCAGGCTACGAGTCATCTACGGGGACACGGACTCGCTGTTTATCGAGTGCCGGGGATTCTCGGAGGGCGAGACGCTGCGCTTCGCCGAGGCCCTGGCCGCCCACACCACCCGGAGCCTGTTTGTGGCCCCCATCTCCCTGGAGGCCGAGAAGACCTTCTCCTGCCTGATGCTCATCACCAAAAAGAGATACGTGGGGGTGCTGACGGACGGCAAGACCTTGATGAAGGGGGTGGAGCTGGTCAGGAAAACGGCCTGCAAGTTCGTGCAGGCGCGCTGCCGGCGCGTGCTCGACCTGGTGCTGGCGGACGCCCGGGTAAAGGAGGCGGCCAGCCTCCTCTCCCGCCGCCCCTTCCAAGAGTCATTCTCGGAGGGGCTGCCGGCGGGCTTCCTGCCGGTCATCGACATCCTCAACGAGGCCTATGCGGACCTCAGAGAGGGCAGGGTCCCCATGGGGGAGCTCTGCTTCTCCACGGAGCTGAGCCGCAAGCTCTCGGCCTACAAGAGCACCCAGATGCCTCACCTGGCCGTCTACCAGAAGTTCGTCGAGCGCAACGAGGAGCTGCCCCAAATTCACGACCGTATCCAGTACGTCTTCGTGGAGCCTAAGGGGGGGATCAAGGGGGCAAGAAAAACGGAGATGGCCGAGGACCCGGCCTACGCGGAGCGGCACGGCATTCCCGTGGCCATTGACCACTACTTTGACAAACTGCTGCAGGGGGCGGCCAACATCCTGCAGTGCCTCTTTGACAACAACTCGGCGGCCACCCTCTCCGTCCTCCAGAATTTCACCGCCCGCCCACCATTCTAAGCCCAGCGGGATGCCGGGCGCGCGCCCCCGTTGTTATTCTCTCGTTTTAACGAGAGAAGAGCGGGAAGGAGAGCAGCCGAGCCACCCCCACAAGGGGAAGGATGCGAAGATTCCCGCCGAGGAGGAGGGGCGGGGAAGCTGGCAGAGGCCAAAACCCCTAGCGGGGTAGGGAGGCAAAGATTCCAGCCGAGAAGTGGCGGGGAAGCTGGTGGAGGGCAAGACCCCAAGGGATTGTTGCGTGGCAAGACCACCGAAGCCTTTCCCACGTCAGAATCTCAACCAATTTCCTCAGCTGCCTCAGACAGCCGCGGCGGGTGTCATCATCGGGAAAGGCACCGGGGATCGTGCTGTTGCGCCCCGGCTCATCCCTACTCTGGCAAGGTCGCTATGGAAACCGGCGATTAAGCGGAACTCACAGGCTATTCCCCCCATTTGCTCTTTGCAGTCATGTACACGCAAGGGCAAATGAAGACAATGGTCTGGAAGTCCACAGACAGGGAGGGTGGCATGCAAAGTGCCTCTTGGGCTGCAGAGGCAAGTTCCTCTTTTCAAGCACACATCAAACCGGCCACCACCCATCATGGCAGTGGCCAGCAGCATGCTCTCCACCCTGGCCCCGGGGTCCACCGTGGTGACCCAGGTGGCCAACATGACTTTCGTCAATGCCACGGACGATGCCTGCACCAGATCATACAGCGCCTTCCTCAGTGGCATGACTAGCCTGCTGTTGATTCTGCTCATTCTCCTAACTGTGGTCGGCCTCCTGTTCATCGCCCTGGTTAGGAAGTTTGCGCATAGAATGGACGTCTGGCTCTCCGCGCTCCTGCTGGAGCTCCTGTTCTGGGTGCTGGGGAAAATGATCCAGGAATTCTCAACCACCGGCCTCTGCATACTGACCCAGAACCTGATGTTCCTGGGCCTGATGTGCTCCGTCTGGACGCACGTGGGCATGGCCGTAGAGAAGACCCGGGCCCTGACCAGCACGAAGCCCATGCGGCACTCCAACAGGACAGTGTACCTCTACCTGGGCGGGGTCTTTGCCCTGGTGCTCCTGCTCATCATCATCCTCCTCATCATCATGGGCCCCAACGCCGATCTCAACAGAGGCCCCAACATGTGCAGGGAAGGCCCCACGAGGGCCATGCACACGACCATCCAGGGAATGAAGGCCGGCTGCTATCTCCTGGCGGGTATCCTCATTGTCATCCTCACCCTCATCATCATCTGGAAACTCCTGCACACAAAATTCGGAAGAAAGTGGCGCCTGATCTGCAACGTCGCCTTCACCGGCCTCATCTGCGCCTTCTCCTGGTTCATGCTGTCACTGCCGCTGCTCTTCCTGGGAGAGGCCGGGAGCCTGGGCTTCGCTTGCACAGAGTCGCTCGCGGCCCGCTATTACCCAGGCCCCGCCGCCTTCCTGGCCCTGTTGCTCATCCTTCTCTACGCCTGGAGCTTCAACCACTTTATGGACTCCCTCAAGAACAAGGTATCAGTCACCGCCAAATTCTTCAGAGGAACGTCCACCCAGTCCACCTGAGCGCGAGTATGGCCCTGCAGACCGACCTCAGCGCCTGGCGCGTGGAAATAGGGTCTAGGGGACTGGCGTTCTCTAACTGCCTTCCGCTGGACCTGCCGGAGGGGCAGTACCACAAGCTCCGGCTGCCCGTCTCGGCCTACGAGGCCCTGGCCGTGGCCAGGTACGGGCTGGTGGGCTCGCTCTGGGAGGTGCCCGCCGTGAACTCGGGACTCCCGTGTCTGGCGGCCGCCGACACGCGCAAAGATGTCAAGATCTACCCCAGCTGCGTCTTCCAGGTGCACGCTCCCATGTTTGTAACCATAAAGACTAGCCTGCGTCGCCTCAACCCCAACGATCTGTGTCTGTGTCTAATTTGCGTGGGTGCCGCTGTCCTAGATCTCCCCCTCCTCTGCGCACCGGGCGAAGGGGCGCCGGTCTGCGCCGCCGCCGGGTCAACTGCCGCGGCCGAGAATGGCGGCCTGCGCGTCTGGGGCCCGCTGAGCCCCAGCTCGCCCACTTCTCTCTCCCTGGCCTTTCCCTACGCCGGGACCTGGCCCATTGCGTGGTACCGTCATTCTATCAAACTAACGAGGAGGGAAGCGATGGGGGGCGAAGATTGCGCCCAGCCCCTCCTGCCCCAAGGGCGGGCGACTTTCCCCCCGGGTCGGGTGGGGGAGCCGGAGAGGGGGCGAAAGAGGACGCGCGAGGAACTCGAGACCGGCGAGGCGTCGTCCCCCTGGCGGGGTGACGCGGCCCCGAGCCAGGCCCGGGCTCTACGCTGGCGCGGCCTCGCCTGGGACGCGGGTCGAGGGCGGCTGGCACCGGGCCTGTACCTGTCGCGTGACTCGGCCTCTGGCGTCGTCCGCCTAGACGTGCACGTGGACAGGGCAGAGGAGGGCTGGGCCTGCGAGGTTCTGTTGGGGCCGGGGCCGCCCACCGCCCGGGAGGGTTGTTTTCTGACCATGGACCCAGGCCTCGTGACCCTGGCCGGGGGCTGGACGCTGTTTCCCCTCCACCCAGAGCGCGACGTTGTCGTCCCTCCCAGGGAGGAGCTACAAGTAGTGGCGCAGGGCCAGCTCCAGGGCGCGGCGCCTTCGCTCTCCGGGTTTACGTTCCAGGAGGCCGCCTGCAACCAATGGGTGCTGCGCCCGCGTGTGTGGACCGCCCACTCGCCCATAAAATTGGCCATCTACAACTGCGGGGACAAGCCACTGCACGTAGGCCCGGGAGTCAGGCTCGGTTTCGCGCTCTTCTGGCCGGCCAAGAGGAGCGACAGTCTAGACGCCGGACGGATATTCTACCAGCTAACGAGCGGAGAGCTCCACTGGGGCCGCCACGTCGCGCGTCCACCGACTCTAACCTTACCCGTGGAAGAACTGCAGCCATGGCCGCCGCTTACCCCGGAGGAGCCCATGCAGCACTAGCGTCCAGGCGCTCGTCATTCAGAAGCAGCCTCCGCCGCCTGCGTCCCGCTGAAAAACCAGAGACGAGCTTCGTGAGGGGGGTGTGGAAATACGAGATCTTTGCCTCGTACGTCCGGGTCACCAACAAGCAGGTGCTGCAGCTGGACGCGCAGTGCCAGGAGCTGCCCCCCTGCCCCTCGGTGGGCCAGATAATCAGCTTTGTGTTCCCCTCCTTCTCCTTCAACGCGACCACCTACGGCAGCCGCTACTTTACGTGCTCGTTTCTGTTCTTTGGGGCGGAGGACAACGAGGTCTTCCTGAAGCCCTTCTTTGTCATGCACTCGGACCAGGACATCGTCCTGAGCGTGCTGAACCCACGAAGCCTCTTCATAGAGAAGGGGCGGCTCACCTGGTACATAGTGCCCATCAGACTGGTCAAGAACCCCTACCTCTACCTCCAGATCCTGCCCGGCCAGAGCGACATCAAGCTGACGCGCTCCTGCTCCCAGAGCGGGGACAATTTGAACACCAGCGAGCCCCAGATCTTCCTAAGTGGCTCGCCCGTCTCCAGCCAGGACGAGTGCCTGCCTTACCTGCTGGCGCAGCACACGACTCCGTTCCTGAAGTCCTACGCGCGCATCCACACGTTCCCGGGAAAGGTGTGTCCGGTCAACGCCGTCCGCCGCGGCAAGGGCTACGTCAGAGTCTCCGTGGACACGCCGGACCTGAAACGAGAGGGCCCTCTAAACGTCAAGGTGGGCATGACACTCCTGGACGACGTGATCATTGCCTTCCGCTACAACCCCTACCCCAAGAGCACCTGGCGCTGGGATGGAGAGTCCACAGACATTCGCTACTTTGGCTCCCCCGTGATCATTCCTCCCAATTTCATCACGGAGCTAGAATACAACAACACCTACGAGGCCCCCCTCAGCTCCAAGATCACGGCGCTGGTCGTGTCCCACCCCACCAACCCGGTCTTCTACGTCTACCCTCAGGAGTGGAAGCCGGGCCAGCCCCTCAAGCTAACCGTCCGCAACATCTCCAACAAACCCATAGAGATAGTGACCGGCCAGAGCCTGGCCCAGGCCTTCTTCATCTACGCCGGGGACCCATCCCTCGGCACCCTCATGAGGAGATACATCCAGCGCCAGGGCTGCGCGCTCACGCTGCCCGGGAACATTGTGGTGGAGAGCTCCTCCCTGCCCACCTTCGAGAGAATCAACAAGACTTTTAACGGGAACATCGTCGCCTCCAAGGGCACTCTGTAAATGGTCTCACAATAAAGCTGCCACTGGGTTGTAACCTCCACGTCATTCTATCTATTAACAAGGGGAAAAGGGGGAGAGCCGCTGCAATTGGCCCGCCGCAACGTGGGCCGGAAACAGCCGGGAGGGGAGGCACGGAGGCCACAATTGGTCCATGGAAAGGCACCGGGGCCCGGTCGGAAAGAGCACGGGGGCTTAAGCGGCCTGGAGGGGATTAGGTCGGAGGGGGCGGCCTGGGAACCAAGACCAGGTCGTGGAGAAGCACCGAGGCCAAAATTGGCCAGAGGTGGGGGCACGGGTGGCGGAATTAGCCTGGGTGGAGGGGCCGGCATCTGGAGGCGTGGAAATCAAGGTGGAGAAGGGGGCAGTGGAGACCAAAACTAGCTAACCTCCACAATAACTCAAATCATTTGAAGAGGAACAAGTCTAGCGTCCAGACGCCTACTACTGCTCGCATTTACAAGCTACGTTATGTAAAGCGGCAGTAGTAAGTTACAGGACACCACTTGGCGTGTCTGGTGAGATGTGTGGGCTTGCCTGGGACCCCACACACCCAGGCAAGACAGCCACAGCGTTAGCCTGGTGGGCGTAGTGGGGCAAGTGCGTCTGCTAACGCTGACCGGGCACGGATAGATCCCCCACCCCACATCCGAGAGTGCCTCTGAGGTCTCCCCGCATCTCAATAAACAGCCCTGGAGAACAAACCTCACAGCCATGCTATTCCTTAACAAGGGGAACATGGAGAGAACATCTGAACTTAGCCGGGCAGGTTGGGGGTTAAGAGTGGGTGAATATGCAGACGACGTCCCAGGTTGCGGCGCCAGTACCAGTTCTAGCTTAGGCGTTGGGGCAGTAACGTGGGGAGAATGACTGCCCGAGCCGACTGTGAGCCCCCTCGCAGATCCCAGTGAAGAAGAGCGCCGGGTCGCCCGGCTGCTTACGACGACACGCCTAACAATATACCACAAGTTACGCGGTCGGCGTAAGCGACCGGGCATTACCCGGCAGTGAATTAACGGCAGGGGCAACGAAGGGAACGGCGAGAGTGTCGAACGTGGTAGGCCGAGCACATCGATGCCCGTCCCACGACAAGTTACAGAGCCAATAATCGTCCGTACTAGCTGTGAGCCGGTGACCGGGGAGCCCTGGTTAGCATTCTAGCGTCGAAAATCTCCACATGCACTGACAGCCGACCTTCGAAAACGAAACAAACTCACAATGTTTCGTACCTCAAAGGACCGGTGCCAGGACACGGGCTTCCTGATGCTCCACGCGGCGTGAGTGAAGGTGCCAATAGGAACAGGCCATGTGTTTCATGCCATCAGGAAATCAGGAATGAAGACATGCCTGCTTCAACTGGCCCTCCAAAAACAGCGGGTGGCGCGGCAAGGCCGGGGGGCGTCTGGACAGCAGCAACCGGGGCACAGACGCGTGGCATCACCCCGAGAGACGAGTTTACGCGCCCTAACTGCAGTCCCAAGCAAACAAAACACTCGACCATACTATGTTTTGTCTGCTGGGACTGGTTTTAGGACACGGACTCAGCAGGCTCACGAAGAAATGGACAAGCCAATTCTAGAAGGCGATACTTTCCTCCAACCATATAAACAGCTGAAAGCAACGCCTTCCAAGACAGACTCTCCGGGTCCACTGGGTGGCCAGGGAAGTTCCGGGCCAGCGTCACCGGGCCAGCCTGGTTTCTTGGCACCCAGAGCTCACCGGGTTCAAGATCATTTCCACGTACTCCCGCGTGCACTAAAACCACACCCATACTCTACAGGACACTTATAACACCTGCCCCGTCGAGAAGGGTGGGTCTCAGGTCACCGGCTCCAGGAAACTAACAATGCTCGGCTACCCGCCTTTCATGCTATTGGATAAACGAGCGAGAAAGGAGAACGGCCTGCGAAAATTGGCACGCAAGCGGAGGGGACCGGGAGCTGCTCCCACGGCCAAGGGCTAGGGCGGAAGCCCCCTGGCATGCATTCAAGGGCCACTCCTCTGAGTCGTTCAGCCTGATGTGCGATGGTACTAAAAACACATCAAGCGCACCAGACCGTCCGACCCAGCCGGAGGGCAGGTGGCTGCAATAGCCAAGCACGCCATGGGCTTCGGGGCATTCTTGAGGCCCGGGTGGGGAATGCTAACATGAACCGGAGAATCAACCCCCGCATGCATTCAAGGGCCACTCCTCTGAGTCGTTCAGCCTGATGTGCGATGGTACCGAAAACACATCAAGCGCACCAGACCGTCCGACCCAGCCGGAGGGCAGGTGGCTGCGATAGCCGAGCACGCCATGGGCTTCGGGGCATCTTGAGGCCAGGATTGGGCATGCGGACCTCAACCTGAGAATCAACAGGCCAATCCGCACGCAGGCTCCGCCTAGCCTAGGCTGCACCGCAACCACCTCCATGGTTATGTGCAGCAACAAAATGTGGACAGAACCAAGGAGGCGGCTCCGGGTCACTCCACGGGAGCCCCACCACACCGCCTGCTTAGAAACCAGAAAGCAGCACCCCCTCATCTCAAAGTTGCAAGTCGGGAGCGCAACTGCTAAACCCGGAGAATCGTAGCAGAGGCCCAATGACTGCTTCGAATCCCGGGTGTAGCGCCAGCGACAGCCGCTTCACACCTGCCCTGTGGAGAACATACTGAAAACATCAGCCCATTTATTTCCGAGTGTTAGGGGCCAGACTGCAACTACTAGACCCATTAAATTGTCACAGAATCACTATTATTGTTTCCAATTTAGGGTCTAGCACCAGCAGCAGCCACATCATCCCCAAAGGGCCACGCAACAGCCACTGGGAGCATACCCTGGGGCCGAGGGCTCACTTGGGGCAGCCCAGCTTTCCGTGTTTCAGTGGAGAGGGTGCTGTCATAAGCAGATTACAATCCACAGTAAGCAGCCTGTGTAACCTGCCCTTCATGCTATCAGGTTAACGAGAGGAGAAAGGAAGGCACGCTAAAATTGGCACTCGAGGGGTATAGATGGCAGCGCTGAAGACAAATTAACAGAGAAACCCATGCCGGGTCCTGGAACAGCGGCGCTCCTAGGCACGGACCAAGGAAGACACGTCCCGGTTGTCCCCCGACTCTGTGAGACTAGAGGCCCACAAAAGCAGAGGTGTGCAGAGGGCACAGAGGGGCAAAAATTCAATCAACCGTGTACAGCCTGGAGACGCTGAGCCTTCCCGGTGCACCGTCCCTGGACACTGGCTATGATCCAATTGTTAGAACTGTTTCATAGCCCATGCCCAGGATCAAGACACGGGATCTGCTCCAGATAGGTCACCTGAAAACCGCTGCCTAAAAGGACCCCCGAAAATGGCATTCCGGAGGCTGCTCCCACCACCGATAAGAAATGCATGCACCAAGGAACAGAGGGGGCTGAGGGGTGAGGCGCTGCTCCCATTTGCAAAAACACAGAATTAGGCTCAAGGCAAGTGGCAGACCTCCAGCATACTCCAGGAACACTCTAGCCAGTCCATGCACCGTTAGAGCAATGTCTTAATCGCCCACTGTGCATGGTCTGGTCTGAGCGTACCCTGAAACTGAGGGCTAAGTGCCTTGACCCAGCCCTGCCCCGTGAAACCTAAAAACACATCAAAGCTGGGACAGGACCCCGGGGGCTCAGCCAGGCTGAACCCGCCAATGCTCCCAGCTAAACTGAAATTCAGGCGCCTTTACCCCCGTATCCTATCGAGTGTCACGAACAAAGCCACGTCACACTTGATAGGATACGGAGGCAAGGCCCCGGTGTCTACATAAAGAGGGAACCAACCACCGCAGCTGCTGGAAGCATCGGGCAAACTGGTATCAAGTCCTATCTCCGATACAAGGTTCTCAAACTGTATTGGAAATGAGAACTTGAGCCAGGGCACCCGCACGTTTGACAAGACGACGATGCCTTTGTGAGACCGCTGCTATCAGGTCACCGGCGCACTACAAAGTTCTCATTATGCAAGTACAGCGGAAACCCGATGTCAGAGGACCACTGCCAGTAAACACTCAGGAACTCCAGCAGGAACATGGGCAGTTCTCTAGATGTTAAAAAGGAAGAGCCACCTCCCTCGGCTTCCACTTTGGGTGACCTAGCTGTCATGCTATCAGATAACGAGGGAAAACAAGGGGTAGCTCGCGAAATTTGGCACACAGAGCGCCCCCATGCAGGGGGGTGGGCATGGCCACGCATCCGAGAGCGGCAACCCCTGCACCTTGGGCACATTGAGGAGCAGGAGCCAGAACCAGCCCCCACTATGGTAGAGAAGGGCATAAATTAAAGAGAGCATCACCACAGGCACCAAGGAGCGCCGTGGTCCCCTCCTGGGCTTCGCTGGTGCTGCCAACAAACAGGGGGCAAAGGATGAGAGGAGAAGCCCTCCCGTGTTATGTGATGACTTCTGAAACCGAATACTCTCCAGTGCAGACAACTAACAATTCTAGTTATCTTAGGTGCCAGCACTAGTGAATACCCAGCCCCCACAGCCAGTCCCAAAATAGGACACAAGACTGGAACCTCTTCCTGCCAACGGGCCCCAACACAGAGCTGACATCCTGGAGATCTCTCTGAACAAATCAAGAGGAAGTTATGACGGGGGATACTGCAGACAATGAAGGGAAAGGTGTGTTCGGGGAAAGTTATCCCGTGAAACCAGAAGAGCAATTGAAACCGAATAATCGTGGGGATGAAACGGTGAATAATAACTACACCAAAATCCACCGTTTCCCCCCACGAATATCAAGCCTAGATAACTATCCTAAAATAACCCAAGGCTTGCATCATAATTTAAAGGGAAGTTAAGTTGGGGGATTACCTTCAAAGAGGAAATGACAAGCCACAAACATCCCCACATATAGTGTGGTCTCCACTGTCTAATGTCAGCATTTTAATTCCATAGAGAAAATAGCACCCCCTACCCAATTTGGAAGCCAGAAACAGGGTTGCACACTAACACCCCCACCTGCCCACACCTGCCCATGAGCCAGACGGCATCTATGTTTATCTCCATATGTGCCATGGACCCAGGATCGCCCATGCATTTATGCCAGACAGGAAAATGGTCAATTAACCACATCTCACATTGCTATCTTAGGCAAATTAAAATTTAGCTGTTTGAAGAATATGCTGCTGTCATTAAAAAGTTCACAATGGACAATGGCAGCCCCTCAGTCATTACTTGTCTGAACTGCAGCTACCCCCACCACACAGAAAAATGCTCTCAGCTGGCACAGAAGGGACCTTAACCACAAGCCTGGCACACTGAGGGCCCCTTTTACAACAGGAACAGGAGGTGTTAGCCCCACAGAAGTGACTTGGCCAAGCAATACAGAGGCTTCTTTTGCCTTTTCTTAAATACCCCCTAACCAGTTAAGAGAAATTAGTGATATTTGCAGACATTTTTACTAAGTACTCTCACGTTCAAGAATAGAAGCAATACCAACAGGTGTGCATGTCAAATCTTGGGGTCTCAAACCACGTACCAGACTCTCAGCTCTCAGGTACCAGTCCTGGCTGTGATTCTATAAATAAAACGAGAGAGAGAAAAGCAGGCGACCATTAGAGGCTGCTCTGCTGCCAGTGAGTTGCCAGCAACAGGAACAAAACAAAACCAAGGGTGTTGGCCACTACAGGCTGACACCACGGGGGATGGGCTCAAGGCCGGGCCCTCTGCCACCTCAGCAGTCACAAACACACCTCAGGCAAACAGCCCAGGGACCAGGGAAGGGTGGGGGACCGCGGCTGCCACCGCCCCTTTGACAACAACAGCCGCCTCACAGGCGCCCCCCCGGGGGACGGGAGCCCCCGTTCGGCCCACAGCCCCCAATTGACACCCCACGCAACCCAACTCCAGGCGAGGCCCGTGGCCAAAGTCCAGCTTCCGCCCTCTGGGTCCACGCTTCCGCCCCTGGGATGCGGTGTTTCCTAAGGGCGGAGCACATGGATTAGCGGGGGATTAGTGAGCCACCGTGAGGCAAGCGGGGCGAGTAATGGGGGCTTAGTGGCTCAGAGTGATGCATCCCGGAGGCAGGCGACACGCTAGGAGGACAGAGGGGCCTCGGGACGAGGCGCTGGCCCAGGTCATGACCCGGGCGTGGCGAGCATCGGTCAGCTGACCAAATGTGCAAAGGTGATGCACCTGAAAAGCACGCAGGGGTGCCACGTCACCCCGGGGTGCTGGGGTGGGGGATGGGCTCAGGCAACCGTAAGGAGGGGGGGGTAGGGGGGGGAGGGATTACACTATAGGGTTCCCTTTCTCTAGGTTCCTATATACCTATAGGTATATACCCATAGGTATATACCCAGCTGTAGTACCCTATTCCTCCACTAGGTTAATAACCTATAGGTTATGCTACCATTATAACGAAGGGAGGAAGGGTGGCGCACCTCGAGGTAGGATAGGGGGGCACCCGGTAGAAACCTAGCTGGATCCTACCTAGCTCCACCCACCTGGAATATAGGGGCGGCGTTAGGATACCTCCAGGATAATGGAACCCTATGGAAACCTACCTCTAGGCTCCACCCACTAGGTATATTGGGGCGCAGAATTTCTCCCCCTCCTGGCTCAACCCTATGGAGGGGACCCTCCTGAGGCTCCGCTACCCCAAATCTCGCGGACCTTAGCTCCTCCCCCACACGTTAATCCCAATAGCATCACCTCCAGGTACCACCCACCTGTGGACACACCTGCAGGTAACCCAACGGGCTAAAATGACACACCTTAATTAACCAATAGGAAGCCCCCTCTCCTGAGCAAACCTTAAGGTATTGCACAGCGCCCCCAAAAAGTGAATAAAAGAAGGCGCGCTGGCCGGGGTCGCCAGCGTCGTCCAGACGCTCGGGGGGTGCACAACCCCCAGCCGGCCCGGCGTCCTTGCGGCGGCCTCCCCCCCCATGAAGCGGGCGGCGCGAGGTCCCTGCCTGGCACCAGGGTCCGGCTGGGGGCGCACCCCCCACCCCGCCGGGCCCCCGGGAGGCCCGGCCGCGATCCTCCCCCGTGAACGGGGCGCGCTGGGTCGCGGCTGCCCCCGGAACCCCCGGCCCTGTCCACGGGGACCCCCTGCCGGCCCGGGGCGGGGCCCGGGACACGCCCACCCACCCCGAGCCCCCCTGCCTTCCAGGTGCACCGGACCGGCGGACCCCCGAAGCGGATCCGGCGGACCAGGCCCACCCGGACCGGACCAGCGGACGAGCGGACCCCCAGGAGCTCCAGAACCGGGTAGGCCCGGGCACCCCCGGGGGGAGGCCGGAGGGGGAGCCGGGATGGGGCTGGGGTTCCGGGGGTGGGGGCTCCACGAACCCGCTTGCCTTCCAGGTGAACCGAACCAGCGGACCCAGGGGCACCCGGCCCCCGGCCCGAGCTCCAGGACCGGGCAGCGGACCCGGCAGCGGCCCGGCCACCCCCCGCCGGAGCGGGGCAGCGGACCCAGGGGCACCCGGCCCCCGGCCCCGAGCTCCAGGACCGGGCAGCGGACCCGGCAGCGGCCCGGCCACCCCCCGCCGGAGCGGGGCAGCGGACCCAGGGGCACCCGGCCCCCGGCCCCGAGCTCCAGGACCGGGCAGCGGACCCGGCAGCGGCCCGGCCACCCCCCGCCGGAGCGGGGCAGCGGACCCAGGGGCACCCGGCCCCCGGCCCCGAGCTCCAGGACCGGGCAGCGGACCCGGCAGCGGCCCGGCCACCCCCCGCCGGAGCGGGGCAGCGGACCCAGGGGCACCCGGCCCCCGGCCCCGAGCTCCAGGACCGGGCAGCGGACCCGGCAGCGGCCCGGCCACCCCCCGCCGGAGCGGGGCAGCGGACCCAGGGGCACCCGGCCCCCGGCCCCGAGCTCCAGGACCGGGCAGCGGACCCGGCAGCGGCCCGGCCACCCCCCGCCGGAGCGGGGCAGCGGACCCAGGGGCACCCGGCCCCCGGCCCCGAGCTCCAGGACCGGGCAGCGGACCCGGCAGCGGCCCGGCCACCCCCCGCCGGAGCGGGGCAGCGGACCCAGGGGCACCCGGCCCCCGGCCCCGAGCTCCAGGACCGGGCAGCGGACCCGGCAGCGGCCCGGCCACCCCCCGCCGGAGCGGGGCAGCGGACCCAGGGGCACCCGGCCCCCGGCCCCGAGCTCCAGGACCGGGCAGCGGACCCGGCAGCGGCCCGGCCACCCCCCGCCGGAGCGGGGCAGCGGACCCAGGGGCACCCGGCCCCCGGCCCCGAGCTCCAGGACCGGGCAGCGGACCCGGCAGCGGCCCGGCCACCCCCCGCCGGAGCGGGGCAGCGGACCCAGGGGCACCCGGCCCCCGGCCCCGAGCTCCAGGACCGGGCAGCGGACCCGGCAGCGGCCCGGCCACCCCCCGCCGGAGCGGGGCAGCGGACCCAGGGGCACCCGGCCCCCGGCCCCGAGCTCCAGGACCGGGCAGCGGACCCGGCAGCGGCCCGGCCACCCCCCGCCGGAGCGGGGCAGCGGACCCAGGGGCACCCGGCCCCCGGCCCCGAGCTCCAGGACCGGGCAGCGGACCCGGCAGCGGCCCGGCCACCCCCCGCCGGAGCGGGGCAGCGGACCCAGGGGCACCCGGCCCCCGGCCCCGAGCTCCAGGACCGGGCAGCGGACCCGGCAGCGGCCCGGCCACCCCCCGCCGGAGCGGGGCAGCGGACCCAGGGGCACCCGGCCCCCGGCCCCGAGCTCCAGGACCGGGCAGCGGACCCGGCAGCGGCCCGGCCACCCCCCGCCGGAGCGGGGCAGCGGACCCAGGGGCACCCGGCCCCCGGCCCCGAGCTCCAGGACCGGGCAGCGGACCCGGCAGCGGCCCGGCCACCCCCCGCCGGAGCGGGGCAGCGGACCCAGGGGCACCCGGCCCCCGGCCCCGAGCTCCAGGACCGGGCAGCGGACCCGGCAGCGGCCCGGCCACCCCCCGCCGGAGCGGGGCAGCGGACCCAGGGGCACCCGGCCCCCGGCCCCGAGCTCCAGGACCGGGCAGCGGACCCGGCAGCGGCCCGGCCACCCCCCGCCGGAGCGGGGCAGCGGACCCAGGGGCACCCGGCCCCCGGCCCCGAGCTCCAGGACCGGGCAGCGGACCCGGCAGCGGCCCGGCCACCCCCCGCCGGAGCGGGGCAGCGGACCCAGGGGCACCCGGCCCCCGGCCCCGAGCTCCAGGACCGGGCAGCGGACCCGGCAGCGGCCCGGCCACCCCCCGCCGGAGCGGGGCAGCGGACCCAGGGGCACCCGGCCCCCGGCCCCGAGCTCCAGGACCGGGCAGCGGACCCGGCAGCGGCCCGGCCACCCCCCGCCGGAGCGGGGCAGCGGACCCAGGGGCACCCGGCCCCCGGCCCCGAGCTCCAGGACCGGGCAGCGGACCCGGCAGCGGCCCGGCCACCCCCCGCCGGAGCGGGGCAGCGGACCCAGGGGCACCCGGCCCCCGGCCCCGAGCTCCAGGACCGGGCAGCGGACCCGGCAGCGGCCCGGCCACCCCCCGCCGGAGCGGGGCAGCGGACCCAGGGGCACCCGGCCCCCGGCCCCGAGCTCCAGGACCGGGCAGCGGACCCGGCAGCGGCCCGGCCACCCCCCGCCGGAGCGGGGCAGCGGACCCAGGGGCACCCGGCCCCCGGCCCCGAGCTCCAGGACCGGGCAGCGGACCCGGCAGCGGCCCGGCCACCCCCCGCCGGAGCGGGGCAGCGGACCCAGGGGCACCCGGCCCCCGGCCCCGAGCTCCAGGACCGGGCAGCGGACCCGGCAGCGGCCCGGCCACCCCCCGCCGGAGCGGGGCAGCGGACCCAGGGGCACCCGGCCCCCGGCCCCGAGCTCCAGGACCGGGCAGCGGACCCGGCAGCGGCCCGGCCACCCCCCGCCGGAGCAAACCCAAACCCTGGGAAAGCGAGGGGCCCGTGTGTTTAACAATAAAGTGTACAAACTTACATCTCGTGTCTGTGGTGCTTGTGGAGTGGGGGTGGTGGGGTGACGCGGACCACGGGACGGTTGGGCCGTTTCCTACGGGCTGGGTGTGTGATGTTTCGGATTCCGGGCTGACCTGCCGTTGCGCAGGGCCCAATGTCAGCGGGATACCTGGGGAGGGTTGAGTGGTTGAGTCCTCCCCTGGTTTCCTCACGTTATTCTGATAGAATGCCAGGCTGTCACTAGGACAAGCACAACCGCAAGGAGACTAGAAGGGGGACCCGCTGCTGGGTGGGGGTTGTGGCCTGGGCACTACTTAAACTGGCTAACAGTAATCTGGGCCCTGTAAATGTATGGCCCAAGTTCTCAGACACCTGGGCTCCCCGGGAGCGCAAGCCGGCCGGGGAGGAGGCAGGGCGGCTTCTGGAGAGCTGTGAAATTAGAATTGTGAGAAGAGGCCTCTAGCCTAGATAAGAGAGCCCTCCCCCCACAATCAAAACTGCACAGCTCAGCCTGCTGAGGATGGGTTCCACACCTGGGACGATCCTGGACATCTGATGAGATGGAGCAGCAGCATATGGATAGCGGTTCGGGCTAACTTGGCCTCATACACAAGTTGCCTGTTACGCCATCTAAAGGCTACAGCCTTGTTTGAGTAGCAGTGGCACGTGTGCTGCTCCACCCTGGGTTACACTAAGGGAAGTTAGATCCACAGGTTTTTCACAAACTGCTGTGAACCACACTACCCTTTAAGGTAACCAACAAGGTCAATGCAACATGGGCCCATGATTGTCATTCAACGTAGGGGGACCTGTGTGAAGGCGCGGGGGTTCTCTGAGGCTACATGGGCCTGCAGTCCACTAAGGGGGGACCATGCATCGAAGGGCTGGGAAATAACCTCGGCGTGCAGGCCCCCCTCTTAGGGTTCCGCAGGCCGCGTAAGGGGGTGGCCCTAGGTGTTAGGAGGGGCAGAAAGCTCACATTTTCCACGGCTGGACCTCCGAAGTCTAATCAGGAGTGGAAAGCAGACAGGGGGTGGTGATCTTTGTGTAACAAACAAGGTCACACACCCACGCTATCTATAATTCCACACCTGAACGTTGAGTATGCTCTTCGTTGTGGCTGGCAGTCACTGCGTCACTGTAGGTGAACTGCGGCCCACCGGGTTCTAAACAGACATCAATGGGCAGCTATATTCACCTTACGGTGCCGCAGCAATCAGAATGAAGAGGCTGCGTCTGGGCCCACCATCCTCACCCCCTCCCCTGAGCAGTTGGCATGCCATGTGTCTCTGTGAGGGAAACAGGCCCACTGACCTTACTAAGAGACTTCAGTAAGCCGATGTTTACCTCGAAGCGGCACACGGTGATTAGCGGAAGGCACGACGATACTGACAGAGTCTTGCTTGAATTACACCAGGTGCAGTTGGGCCGTATCCGCAATGGGGGATACGATGGCGAGTAGCCCTGGTGAGACATAGTGGATAGCGGTGCTATGGGTACCTAATCACAGCACGTCACTTCCACTAAAACCCACCAAGGGTTAAAGGGCCTCACTTCCAGACTGTTATAAAGACGGAGGGGCCGCGGTGCAAGTAGCCCCGGTGACACCTAGTGAAAAGTGGTGCGCTAGCTGCCTATCCACAGCACATCACCGGCACTAGGTTCCACCGAAGGTTATAGAGACCCCCTGTCTTTGGTCTGGTGTGTGGGAGCAGGAGGCAAGCAGACCCGGAGAGACTTGTTGGCTAGGGGTGATCTTGACACTTATTCACAGTGCATCATACTCAGCAAGTCCCACGAAAGAGGCCCCACTTATTTGGTGTATTGGTGTTGAGGGTAGGGGGGCTGGGGGCAACGAGGCAAGGAGCCCAGGTGAGACCTAGTGGATCGTGTGGTGTTTCTAACACTCACAACACCGCACAATTACTAGGTCCCCCCAAGGTTAAAGCATCTCCATTTCTCCTGTTTCTACCCGGCTTAAAGCTCTCGGAGCGGGACCACCCCCCCACCCGGAACCACCCTGGAGACGCCAGACGTACCCGGCGAGCAGTAGAGACGGCGAGGTGCGAGGGTCAAGCAATCACCGCACCCGCGGTCTCCACCGCCCCCCGAGGACCCAGAGATAATCCACCACCCCCCCCCTCCGCGGGTGTTTTTTTGCGTGTTTTCAGTCCCGGCACCTGCCACGTTGCTCACTTTTCAGACATTACCCCCACCCCCACCTCTCCTGTGATGAGAGGCCTGTACTAAGATGCTGCTACCCATCCCCCGCCTGCAGCTGCTGAGCAGCTGCGAGCCTGCAGCGACCGTGCGGGACCGCGGCATCCGGCCCCGGAGAACCGGGGCTACTGGGGACCACCGGGCATCGTGAAGGGCCCAAACTTCGCGGGTCTTTTCTGTTTTCTGCCCGTTTTACCAATAGAATGACAGTCTGGCTAAGCACCTAGGGCTCTGTGGCAGACATCTTAGACTAGGCTGAGGGAGTAGAGTATTTGCATGCGGACAGGAAACACAGTGCACATTAGCAAAGTTCCAAGCACGCAAATGTATACTTTGGGCCTATAGCCATCAGAGGAGCAACTTTGGCTTGAGCAATTCCTGATGCCTGGTGTATTTTGGGACCCTTTCGACTCGCGTGTTTCAGCCCCTTTTTCCACACCCACCGTGTCTGGCCCACCATCCCCCGCAAAAGTCTGTTTACACATCCTGGGCTCTTTTTAGTGATTTCTTACCTCACAGAAAAGGCCCGTGTCTACGTGACTCCTTGCCCGTGCCTCTTTAACCCGAGGAGATCCATGCTGTTTGAGGAGCCTTCTTCCCCTGCTGCCTTTCTCTGCTGCGCTGCTTGAAAAATGGCAACCGGCAGCTTCTCTTCCGGTTAAGCCTGCGATTATAGAATATGAAAGTGCTCTTAATCTCACCCCACCACGTATTTAGGCCTGAGATGATGGGGCTTCCAAAACTGTCAGTTAAGAATGACTCATTTAGCTCTTCTATTGTGCTGCTGTGTGGGGTCTGTTTGTGCCTTTTTCTCTGACTTGGTCAAGTTTGAGAATGTCACCGCCCCTGCAGGTGCAGAAGTCAACATCACCTGCAGTGTTCCCAAGAATGAGACTGTTTCTCATATAGAGGTGGGCAAGGGATCCACTCCCGGTGATGGAATTCCAACACTAGGCGTAGCCACTTCCAACAATGGAACTCATATTTATAGTGGGCATCACAATTACACTCTCACCCTAGAATGGACAGATTCCACCAACACTTCAGTGACCCTGACCTTTTTCAACCTAACAAGTGAACACGAGGGGGACTACATATGTAATGTGACCCTGGTGAATTGCAGTTTGGCCTCCGGGGTCCACTGCAATTACACGGCGGAGGACGACGATGAACAATACCATGCTAACCGGACCCTAACCGCGAGAATGCATCTCACAGTTATCCCGGCCACTACCATCACCCCCACTACCACAGCCCCCACTACCACAGTAGTCCCCGCCACAAGCACCAGTCACCAAACCACCCGGCGTCCCACCACCAAACGTCCCACTCGGCGCCCGGTTACCCTGGGCCCTTTCCCGGTCGATCCCTGGCACCCCAGACCCACCTGGGTGCACTGGGCCCTGCTCCTCATAACTTGTGCCGTGGTGGCTCCGGTAATCCTAGTCATCATTATTGCCTGCTGTGGGTGGCTGATGGGCTGGGGGAGGCGGCGCAAGGGCTGGATACCCGTGTGAATGGACACCACTGACACTCAATAAACTTTACGTTCATGCCACGCGTTTATTCAGTAATTCCTCGCAGAAGATGGACTTGAGGTGGGCTGAGACTGCCTTGGCCTTGGAGGCGGCGGGCTCCTGGGCCTGCAGCGCCGCTCCGGAGGCAGAGGCCTGCACCAGCTTCTTCTCGCGCTGGTGGGTTTCGGCTGGAGGCTGGGGCTTGGAGTCAGGCTTGGGCCCGGAGCTCCCGGCTTCTGGGACGGCGGCCGTTGACGGCCCGGCGGCCTCGGCCGCACAGTGGGCCGGCGGGGGCTGTGTGCCCGGGGGAGGAGGCTGAGGCTGAGCGGCCTGCGGGGCGGGAAACGACGGAGGAGGGTGGGGGAAGTATCTGGGCGCCTCCTGACCCTGATGACACGGCTGGGGAAGGAGAGGCTGAGGCTGCTGCGGCCCGTAGTGGCCGGTGTGGGCGTAGCAGGGGGCCTGCTGGGGGCCGTAGCCGACTCCGGCGTGTCCGTAGGACAGCGTCTCCCGGCGGAGGGCCTGCAGCGCGTGCTGCAGCTCGCTCACGCTTTTGGAGAGGCCCGCGATGTCCTTGCGGTACAGGGCGGCGTCTTCTCCGGGGAAGAGCCCGCCGCCCTCCTCGTCCTCCTCGGGCTCTCTCTTTCTCTTGTTGGCACGCGAGGGGCCCGGGATGTAGTCCGACCTCGGGTGGGATCCGTAGTAGGGAGGCGCGGGCGGAGGCGGGCCAAAGAGGCCGGGCAGGCCAAAGTAGGCCGGAGGAGGGTAGCCGTGGTGGTAGGCGTGGGGATCTGCGGCGGAGAAGGCCCCCTGGTCGCCGCCCGGCGCGTAGTAGCCTCCCGCGGGGGCAAAGTAGCCACCCGGGGCGGCAGCGGCCCCGTAGGCGGGTGCGGCAATGGCCTGGTGGGTGAAGGGGGGCAGAGGGGCCGCGAAAGGCAGCGGACTCTGCCTCGGAGGCTTGCTGTCCAGGTTGGTCTGCAGCAGGGTCATGAAGGTGGTGCGGGGGACGCTGATGAGGTCCTGGCCCTGGGCGGCCGAACCTCCGCATGCCGCCGCTGCTTCTCCCGCGTTACCCGATAGCATGGTGGCCCGGTTCCTGGAGACTGGTGGTGGGCTCTGAGGCGCGCTGTCCTTCGTCCTTTGGATGTCGGGGACGTTGCTGGCCTTTAAATACGACTCGGCCGGGATATTAGCCACTCCCCTGTCCCGCCTGAGGGTCTCCACGCGGTTTCTGAGAAAGCCGGCGTCAATGGCCTTGGCCATGAGCTTGGTAAGGGGCAGGGGGCGCTCTTGGAGGCCCGGCTCGCGGTCCGGAGACGGAGCCGGGGCCTCGTCTGCGATCCGGGCGGCGATGGATGGTTCCAGGTCGCTAAAGTGCCTCAGGACCCACCCCAGGTCCGTGCCGTAGACCGCCGTGGTGCCGCGCCGGCGCCCCAGGGCGCAGAGAGACACGTGGTCGAAGAAGGGCATCTCCCCCCCGTCCGCGGCGGCCCTGGGGGCCTCGGGGTGGAGGGAGGCCAGGGACAGCGAGGGGAGCCAGGCGTGCAGGGCCTCCACTTTAGGGTCCCGGGGGAGGGGCGTGCGCTGACTCTGTGCAATATCGCAATCTCGGTAGATGGAGTCCAGCAGGGACAGAAAGTCTTTGGAGGTTATCGAGGCGGCGCTGAAGAGACCGGCCCTGCTCTGGTACAGACCCCAGACGGAGCCGACCGGGGCGTCAGGTAGGTGCTCCACGGTGAGGGGCAGGGGCTTTTTCAGAGGGAGCTGTCCCTTCACCACCAGGGGGTCCAGTTGGAGACACGTGTCCTCTGGTGGGGCATCCGGCCGCTCCACGAACCCGCAGACGTAGACGGCCGCGCTGGGTGGGCGGCTCTCCTCGCTAGCTTGCACCATTGCGGCGGTGGCAGCGGCGGTGATGTTGCTGGGCCTTGGGGTGCGCGGGGACGACGCCCGGCTGACGCCCGGGATCCGCGGGCTCCTCCTGAGGCTGCTCGAGAACCGGCCGCTCCGCGCGCTGCGCGAGGACGAGCTCAGGTTCCTGCACCTGTCCCTGACCAAGCTGCTGACCCTGGGGGTTAACTTTTACCTGTGGCGCGAGGCCGTGATAAATACTGGAAACCGCACGAATCGGGTGCTGGCGCGCAAGGTCCCGGATGAGTACTGGTACCTGCTCTACCGGGCCCTGAGACGGGTGGGCTTCCCGCCGGAGGCCCTGCGCCCGGGCGCCCGCTCTCAGGCCCTCTGCCGGTTTCTGCACGACAGGCCGGATGTCGCGGGGGCTGTCTGCGCCGGCGTCTGGGCCCAGCTCGGGCTGCGCCGTGCCCCGGACCTGAGTCGCGTCTGCCTGGCGGACGGCAACCTGCTCTTCAATCTCGGGGGCGTTCTTCCCAACCGCCTGGTCGTGAGTGTGCTCTACTGCCTCGTCCACTGGGGGGCGGACGAGCACGAAGCCCGCGTTCGGGCCCGCCTCCGCCCCCTCTTCGTGGCCCTTCCTGTGCCTGGCCGGGCTTACCTGCTCCTGGACCGCGCCGTCCTTCGCGGACGGCGCACGACTACGAGGGCCTCTGGCACGCCGTGTCCCTGAGCGTGTCGGCCTGGCACGGACTCACCCCCCTGCCCGAGACGAGAGACGAGACGACGGAAACCCGGAGTGATGACTTTATTTACCTTTTTGCCAACGACCCCCTCCGGCGCGAGGAGCTGGCTCAGCTGGGCGACACCGGGGAGGCCAGGTAGCCCAGCGCCAGAAAGTACAGCCGGTCGTAGTCGTCCGAGGCCGCGAACTGCCGCTCCAGGATCTCCCGCGCCGCCAGGGTGGGCGAGGGGCGCCCCAGGGCCACCCCGACGCCGTCCTCGAAGGCGAGACGCAGCTGGGTGCGCGCCGCCAGCATGGCGGCCGGGTCGTGGAATAAAAGCTTCTGGTTGATGATCTCGAAGAGGGTGTCGAACTTTTGTCCGGTCAGGTTGATGGCGTACTGGGAGGGGGCCTGTCCGTCCGTCGGCTTCATCTCCAGGGCCAGCAGGACCAGCCCGGGAAAGAGAGAGCTGACCGAAGCCTGGGGCTCGGCCGCCGCCGTGGGCCTCACGTAGTGGGCCCAGAGGTAGCGGAAGAGCTCCCCGCGCCGAAAGAGCGTCTGGCCCGGCGCCGCGGCGCCCCCCTGGGCCGCCTCCCGGCGTCGCTGCATCGCCTGCGGCAGCAGGGCCGACAGGTGCAGGCGGCGCGTGGCCGCCTCGGCCAGGTTGGCGGTCTCGCAGAGCGTGTAGACCAGGATCAGGGCCTCGAGGGCCGCCAGGCCCACGCGCAGGTTCCACTGGTGGGAGGCGAAGGGGGGCACGTCCTCCCCAAAGACCCGGTTGGCGATCCGGTACACTAGGTCCCGGTCCCTGCCCTCCGCCCCGGGCACGCTGAGCGCGGAGTTTGTGGGCAGCAGCCCGGCGCCCGCAAACAGGTTGTAGATCTTGTTTTCCGCGAACGTGCCTGGCGGATACGCCGCCTGGCGGTTGAGGGGTGCCAGCGACTGGCGCGCTCCCTTGTTCCCGCTCGTTAAAATCATAAAATTTCCGCCAGGTGCCTTGGCCCTGAGGTCGGCGATAATCTTCTCCAGGCTCTCCGGGCCCAGCCCCATCAGCTCCTCGCGGGAGGCGGGGATGGGGCGCTGCTGGTGAGAGGAGCCCCCCTGGAGCAGCAGATAGCCCACCGAGAGGCACAGGGCGGCCTGGAGGTCCGGCAGGTGCCTAGCGTCCGAAAAGAAGTCCTGGGTAGTGCCCTCGAGCACCGACACCACCTCGGTCATCAGCTTTAGCGAGACGGAGTTGGTGAAGTTCAGGTTGCCCCTCAGCTGCTTGGGAAACACGCGCCGCTGCATGGCGTTGGCCGACATGGTTCTGTACCAGGGTCCGAAGGACGGGACCCACTGGTGGACGTTGCCGTACAGATTTCCCAGTAGGGTCCGGGCCAGGCTGCCGGCCACCATCAGTGGGGTGTCCGTGGGTGAGACGGAGACGGCGTACTGAGCGTTCCCGGGGAGCGGGGCGGGAGGCCGGGTCGGGTCGGGGGAAGAGGGAGTGGGCGGCGGGGCGTGGCCGCCTGGGGAGAGGGGCCCGGCTCGCATTCGCTCCAGGCCCTCCGAGAAGGCCACTACGGCGTCCAGGTCCTGGCGGATTTCCTCCGCCCGGGCCAGGTGGTCGCGCATGACGCCGTCCAGCTCCACGCGGAGCAGCCTATTTTTTAGCATCTGGGCGTGCCTGTCCCACCGCTCCGCCCTGGCCCTTTCGGCTTCCCGCGCCGCCAGCTCGAGGGCCTCTGGTGACACGCGCAGCGTGTTGCGCAGGCTGGGAGCCCACATGAGCTCCGGGACCGCGTCGCCCGGCAGTCGGGCGGGGTCTATCCAGACGCGCCCGGAGAGCGCCATCCTGCCAGCGGGAGAGGAGGCTGAGTAGGCCGGAGGTGGATGTGGGGAGGGTCTTTTGGCTCAAAGCCGGGAACTCGACCTGGAGCGTCCTCAGGGAACGCTGGTTTTTAAATACCAACGCCGCGGAAACCTCCAGGCCCCGGCTGCCCGGCGAGGAGGGGGGGCAGGACGTGCGCAGAAAATTGGCACAGTCGCACAACTGGGCGGTGCCCTCCAGCCTCTGCGCCCTGCGAGTAACGCTTTGCGCGTTGGCAGCGTTGCTCATGGCCGTCTTAAATTCTACAATATAACAGCGGGTAAAGGGCTGCAGAGCTACCACAACGCAATCTGCGATTCTCCGACCCAGCGTGACTTCGAAAAACAGTCGATAGTCCGTGACCGCGGGCCCCGGGGGCAGAGACAAAAAGGAGGCTACCTGCTCCCACTTTTGGAGAGACAGGAGCTTGGAGTAACACCGAAGGTGCGCGCGCTTACCTGCCGCCTTTCTCGCCGCCGGGAGGCTGTGAAATCTCGCCATCTCGTTCGCGGAGAGGGCGCAGAGGCCCCTGGTGGGATCCATGGCAGGATATCCTGGAAAAGGGGCCGGGGCTCCGGGTGGCTGGCGGAAATGCCAGGAGGACGAGTCGCCTGAGGAACAGAGGCAGGAGAACTTTTACGCCGAGATTGACGACTTTGCCCCCGCCGAACTCACCTCGCCCGGCAGTGACTCCGGGCCCGGAGAGGAGGACGATGAGGGACTCTATCAGGTGCCTGCCCACTGGCCCCCCTTGATGGCTCCAATCGGGCTCTCGGGGGAGAGGGTGCCGTGCCGGGCTCAGGGGGGCGCAGCGTCTAATACTGGGACCTCTGTAGGGGGCCGGCGCCCCTCGTGCCCGTTTACCCTACCCAAGGGAGCCCAGTCCCTCCCGGCCCAGCAGCAGAAGCCCACCGCCCCCACTCCCAAGCCTCGCAGCCGCGAGTGCGGACCCAGCAAGACGCCAGACCCCTTCTCCTGGCTCCGCAAGACCTCGTGCGCCGACGGAGGCGCAGACTCCACGAGCCGGAGCTTTGTTTACCAGAAGGCCTTCGAGGAGGGCCTCGCGGGCCTTGGGCTTGATGACCGGTCGGACTGCGAGTCTGAGGACGACGCCAATTTCCGCGTGCCTTCCTCTTCCCCTGCGTTGAAACAGAAGAATGGCAGCAAGGGCAAGCCCGCTGGTCTCTTTGAGCACCTGGCCTCCCATCGACGCGAGTTTAGTAAATTATCAAAGCACGCCGCCCAGCTGAAGCGGCTGAGTGGGAGTGTGATGAATATACTCAATCTAGATGATGCCCCTGAGGCCCGCCAGACCAAGACCCAGAGGAAAGAGTGCCTGCGGGTTCCCATTGTCACCCACCTGACAAATCATGTTCCGGTTATCAAGCCCGCCTGTTCCCTGTTTCTGGAGGGGGCTCCGGGGGTTGGAAAAACTACCATGCTCAATCACCTGAAGGCTGTCTTTGGGGACCTGACCATCGTAGTGCCAGAGCCAATGCGCTACTGGACTCACGTGTATGAAAATGCCATCAAGGCCATGCACAAGAACGTGACCAGGGCCAGGCAGGGGAGGGAAGACACGTCCGCCGAAGTTTTGGCATGCCAGATGAAATTTACCACGCCCTTCAGAGTGCTGGCCTCTAGGAAGAGGAGTTTGCTGAGTACAGAGTCCGGCGCCAGGCCAGTGGCTCCCCTGGATTGCTGGATCCTGCACGACCGCCACCTGTTGTCAGCCTCGGTTGTCTTTCCTCTGATGCTGCTCCGGGGGCAGCTCCTCTCCTACAGCGACTTCATTCAGATACTGGCCACGTTTACCGCCGACCCCGGCGACACCATAGTCTGGATGAAGCTGAATGGGGAGGAGAACTTGCGTCGCCTGAAGAAGCGAGGGAGGAAACATGAATCGGGGCCGGACGCCGGCTACCTGAAGAGTGTGAATGATGCATACCACGCTGTTTACTGTGCCTGGCTACTAACCCAGTACTTTGCTCCGGAGGACATTGTGAAGGTGTGTGCCGGTCTGACCACTATCACCACGGTATGTCATCAAAGCCACACCCCCATAATTCGAAGTGGCGTGGCCGAGAAGCTGTATAAGAACAGCATCTTTAGTGTACTTAAGGAAGTCATACAGCCTTTCCGAGCCGACGCGGTTTTGTTGGAAGTCTGTCTCGCGTTCACCCGGACGCTAGCCTACTTGCAGTTTGTGCTTGTGGATCTCTCGGAGTTTCAGGACGATCTCCCTGGGTGCTGGACGGAGATTTATATGCAGGCATTGAAGAACCCGGCTATTCGATCTCAGTTTATTGATTGGGCGGGCTTTAGCAAATTCATCTCTGACTTTGAGAGGGGCAGTCGTGACTAGGATGAAGCTGCTCTGCGTTTTGTGCCTGCTGTTGCTGTGTGAGAGGGGGTTGGCTAGCCTCAGCGAGGTCAAGTTGCATCTGGACATAGAGGGGCACACTTCCCAGTATACCATCCCATGGCATGACCTGATGGCAAAGGTGCCGGGCTTGAGCCCGGAGGCACTCTGGGCGGAGGCTAATGTTACTGAAGATTTGGCAGCTATGATAAACCGCTACAAATTAATCTACAAGACACCCAGCACCATTGGCCTGGCCCTGGAAGAGCCTGTTGATGTCCCGGCCGTTCCGGATGAGGCAAAGAAGGTGGACGCTTCCAAGGTGAAGCCCGGCATCGTGAGTGGACTGAATACACCCACCTGCCTGCTCAGCGCCCCCCTTGCGAATCAGCTCTTCTACTACATTGGGGCCATGCTGCCAAACGCGCCACCGCACAGCCACGTCTTCTACCAGCTGCGCTGTCATCTGGCTTACGTGGCCCTGTCCATCAACGGCAACAAGTTTCAGTACACTGGGGCCATGACGCGCAATTTTCTCCTGGGCACCTACAAGCGGGTGACGGAGAAGGGAGAGGAGCACGTGCTGAGCCTGCTCTTTGGCAAGACGAAGGACCTGCCGGAGCTGAGGGGACCGTTCAGTTACCCGTCTCTCACCAGCGTCCAGAGCGGAGACTACTCTCTGGTCATAGTCACCACGTTTGTCCACTATGCCAACTTTCACAACTACTTTGTGCCCAACGTGAAGGAGATGTTTTCCAGAGCCGTCACCATGACGGCAGCCAGCTACGCACGCTACGTTCTCCAGAAGCTGGTTCTGTTGGAGATGAAGGGTGGCTGTCGGGAGCCCGAGCTGGACACGGAGACGCTGACTACCCTGTTTGAGTCCTCTATGGCCTTCTTTAAGGTGGGACACGCCGTGAGCGAGACCGGCGACGGCTGCGTGGACCTCCGCTGGCTGGCCAAGAGCTTCTTTGAGCTTGTTGTCCTGGAAGACATCCTCGGCACGTGCTACGGGGCCACCGTCAAGGGCATGAGGTCCTACGGGTTGGAGCGTCTGGCCGCCATGCTGATGACCACCGTTAGGATGGAGGAGCTGGGGCACCTGACGACAGAGAACCAGGAATACGCGCTGAGACTGCTCACCGTCGGCTACCCCAAGGCCGGGGACTACAGCGGCAGTGTCGGGGGCGCCGCCTCGGTCCTCCTCGCGGCCTACAACCGTCACCCCCTCTTCCAGCAGCTGCACACCGTGATGAGGGAGACCCTGTTCATCGGCAGCCACGTGGTGCTACGGGAGCTGAGGCTGAACGTGACCACGCAGGGGCCCAACCTCGCCCTGTACCAGCTGCTGTCCACCGCCCTGTGCTCGGCCCTCGAGATTGGGGAGGTCTTGGAGGGGCTGGCCCTGGGGACGGAGAGCGGCCTCTTCTCGCCGTGCTACCTGAGCCTGCGATTTGACCTTACGCGAGAAAAGCTGCTAAACATGGCCCCGCAGGACGCGTCCCTGGACCCGGCGTCTGTTTCCAAGGCCGTGGACGGGTTCCTTGGGCGCCTCTCTCTGGAGAGGGAGGACAGGGATGTGTGGCACCTCCCCGCCTCCCGCTGCGTGGACAGGCTCGACAAGGTCCTCATGATCATTCCCCTTATCAACGTGACGTTCATTGTCTCCAGCAACCGGGAGGTGCGAGGCTCGGCACTGTACGAAGCCAGCACGACCTATCTCAGCAGCTCTCTCTTTCTCTTCCCCGTTATAATGAATAAATGTTCGCGAGACTCTGTCGCCGGGGAGCCCCGCCAGATCCCCAAGATCCATAACTTCACCAGAACGCAGAAGGAGTGTGTCTTCTTGCGGCTTTTGCCCTTGCTCAGTTACGATGAGAAGGAGGGGCTGCAGACTATGACCTACATTACCTCCCAGGAAGTACAGAACTCCATCTTTACCTCCAACTATTTTGATTTTAACAACCTCCACGTCCACTATCTGCTCCTGACTACCAATGGGACGGTAGTGGAGATTGCTGGCCTCTACGAAGAAAGAGCACACGTAATTTTGGCTGTCATCCTGTACTTTATTGCATTTGCCCTGGGGATCTTTCTGGTTCACAAAATTGTCATGTACTTCTTCTAGATGCGCAGCAGGTAATAAAGCTTGACCAGTGTGTACATTCCGGTCTCCTTCTTGATTTTGATGTACTTTCCAAGGAATTGAGCCATGGTGCTGAGCTCGGCCCCCTGGCACAAGAGCCAGACGATGGGGGTGGCAAATCTGACGTTTCTCATGATGGTGCCGGAGGGAGGAAACATGAGAAAGTACTTCTCCAGAGCCAGGCTGATGTTTGGGTTATTGACATCGGGGACTACGTCTGGGAGTGAGGAGGCAGAGCAGATGCTGTTGAGGCAGAAGACTATGTTCTCTATGGTGGTCTTGGCCGTCTCCACCAGCTTCACGAAGGCCCCGGTCTCCGCCTCGCTCACCTTGTCGTCCTGGGAGGTGAAGATGGCTTCAAAGTCCTCCACTATGTTCTCCAGATTCAGGCTTTTGAGCACCACGTGCTTGAGAAACAGGTGCTGAAGGGGAAGGAGGTTTGTGTCGGGGACCAGCCTCAGGGAGTTGTGGGAGCGATTGGCGATGAGCACGTTGCTGACCTGGGAGGCTGGGGCGTTGCCCAGCTTGGGGACCTGACGCCCGATGTCGTAGAAGACGCGAGCGTAGGGGGCTGGATCGAAGGAGGGCTGAGGCTCCGGCTGTGGCTCAGGCGGCTTCTTCAAAATGGACTTGGTGGGGGACAGATTGAGAGAAGAGAGCACGGTCACGGGAATTTCCAGCAGTTCCCGGATGGTACGGCGGGTGTTGGCCCCCTCATCGACCCGGACACGTTTCACTGACTCGACCATGGAGAAGGCTGGATGCTCTGAGGCGGAGAAGGGGGCGATCTGGTCCAGGCAGGAGTCTTCCGCGATGACGAGCTGTGAGGGGGCTTTAATGTGAGACTCAGGCCCACTTTTCACCTCGATGATAGGCTGGGAAAAGAGCACGGGGATGCCGTTGTCCTGCGTCATGCCCACCGTCAGCTGCCCCTCCAAAATATAGGGATTGGGAGCCAGGATGAGACGAGCCAGCGAGATGATCGGGGCCCTGATGTTGGTCATGGGCAGACTCTCCCGGACGTTGAGGCCCGAGGCGCGAAATAGGGCTGGGATAGGCACGTTTTCACCACTGAGGCCCAGCGCTGAGGCCAGGGTGGGGCTGTGGATGGTGTGGAACACAATCTGTCCAGAGGGCAGGTGCACGGCCCCGTGAACGAAGCGGGCGCCCGGCTGCTTACACTTGAGCATTCCGATGGCGGGTCGGGGCTTTCTTTCTTTGCAGTCGGGCCAGGAGCTGGTTGATTTCTCGTTTCAGGGGCGCGCGGCCCAGGCCCAGACGCCGGCTGATGTGTCTCAGGAGGGGCAGGAAGATGGGTGGCTGTCGTCGATCGCCCTGATGCTTGCACCTCGTTAAAAAGTTAGCATTACGGCCCAGTATGTCCAGGCGGGTCTTGCGCTCGTTCACCACCAGCTTGGTCACGTTAGCCGATAACCTGTGGCCCAGCAGCGCGCACTCGTGACGGTTCTTGGAGTGGGCGATGGTCCTCTTGGAGAAATCAAAGAGGCCGTCGGAGGCGATCCGGTTGATGCAGCCGGGGTCGAGGCGCAGGAGGGAGGCGCAGTCCAGCAGGCCCTCCAGGAAGCGCTTGTGCGGCACCTGGATCTGACTCCGGTTGCGGAGCTCGAGCAGGGTAAAGAGCCGGTTTTTGATCCGGGAGATTTTCGCGTCTCGATGCGTCACGATGGGGGTGATCTCCCGGATCAGGTGCTGCTCCAGCGTCCGCCCGTGCACCCGCGAGATGGTGGCGGTGGCTGCCTTGAACCAGGACACGTTCAGGCCGTCCTGGCAGGACACGACCGAGGGGAAGTTGGTGGTCCAGAAGACCCCGCTCCTGTTCTCTCTGACCAGGCTCTGGTTTTCCAGCCCGTGGAGATCCAGCGTCGAGTTCCAGTTCGACACCGCGGCGGGATAAATAGCCTCCACGGGCAGGAAGCAGCGCAGCGACGTCATGGCCAATAGAAAGCTCAGATAGGTGCCGCTTATGTTGACGTTGATGGCCAGGTTGGCCCCCACCCCGTCGGTGAAGAACAGACTGACGGTGAACGCCGTCTCCTTCACCACGTACTTGCGGGCCACAAAGTTGTTGATGAGCCGGGGGATGTTGCAGACCCGCATCTTGACCAGGGGCTCCGAGCACACCAGCTTGGTGTTGATTACCCGGTTGGTGTTGAACACGAGCAGACGAAACCCCGGCCCCACAGGCACCGACCGGCAGGCCTGAAAGCCGGCGTTGAGCGGGGGCGACGGGGCGTCGGGAAGGGGGCCGTCCTCGTCCTCGCTCTCCTCGGTGGTGTGGGCACACGGGCGTCCGTACGGTCCCAGGGGGGGATCCTTGGGGGCTCCGTCTTCCCGGCGCAGCAGCGCCACCAGTCTCCGCGCGGGGTCTGTGCCCGGACTGGCCGCGGGTGCGGCCTGGGCCTCCGTGCCCAAGATGTGTCTCCGAGGCGTCTCCTGACCCCCCACCGAGACCTCCGGCAGCAGCGCCGCTGCCAACACTGACCGCAAGAGGGCGCCACGGGGGGAGAATGGGAACTGAAAGCTCGCTGGCCTTCCCCCGCTGTTATCCTGTAGAATGATCTCCAGGTCCTCTGGCCGGTCCCCCGCCTTGCGCTGCCGGATTGAGATGTTGGGCAGGGTGCAGTTGCAGCAGGTGACGAAGCGGCAGAGGGCGCCGCTGTGGGTGTGGAAGGGGGTCTGCGGGCTGGCGTGGTACAGGGCATCCACGAGGCCGGGGTGGCGGGTGAGGTTGGTGATGGCCCTTGTCCTGATCTCCCGGAGGGTGGCGTTGTTGGGCCAGGACAGTATGAACGTGCTCCAGGAGAAGAGGTGAAAGTTGACTCTGTCTTCCCGCCCGACGAAGGAGGGATAGGGCGGGATCTTGGTCACCCGCTTCAGATGAGCCAGCATCCCGGCAAAATTGCGACCGCAGGTGGCTAGTAAACCGACGTGGGACCACGCGGCAGAACTGCTCGTAGCAGCGCTCGAACTGGTGGTGTGACAGGTACCGGATGATCAGGCGAAACATGGAAGCTCGTGTTGACGGAGTCGGGGCAGCCGCCGTACGTGATGACCCTGGGCGCCGCCGGGAGGGGCCCGGGGGAGCCAGAGGGGCCAGCGTACCACACTTCGGCGTCCGTGTGCTCCAGGCTCTGGACTCCCAGGGGGCCAGGGCCGGTGCCGGGACTCAGAATTATTAAACCGGGTGGCGGCTCCCGGCCGTCATTCATTCGGATAACGCCGAGCAAAAGCCGCCGCATAGCCCGACACGCGTAAAAGGTGGCCTCTCTGCCCAGAGCCGAGTCCAGCCACTTGATCAGGAGGGCGGCCTCCTCGGGAAGCGCCGGAGGTGGGCTGCGGTTGCAGGCCAGTGCGTAAAACAGACCCAGCTGTGAAGAGAAGCCCTTAAGCCCGGTGACGCTTCCTCCCCCCAGCTCCTCCTTACCGTGAGACATGGCCTCAAACGAGGGTGTGGAGAACAGACCCTTCCCCTACTTGACGGTGGACGCCAACCTGCTCTCGAACCTGAGGCAGTCCGCGGCGGAGGGGCTGTTTCATAGCTTCGATCTGCTTGTGGGCAAGGATGCCAGGGAGGCGGGCATCAAGTTCGAGGTGCTGCTCGGGGTCTACACCAACGCCATCCAGTACGTTCGATTCCTGGAGACGGCTCTGGCCGTGTCCTGCGTAAACACGGAATTCAAAGACCTGAGTCGCATGACGGATGGCAAGATTCAATTTCGCATTTCCGTCCCCACCATTGCTCATGGAGACGGCCGGAGACCCAGCAAGCAGCGGACCTTCATCGTGGTCAAGAATTGCCACAAACATCACATCAGTACGGAAATTGAGCTCTCCATGCTGGATCTGGAGATTCTGCACAGCATCCCCGAGACCCCGGTCGAGTACGCCGAGTACGTGGGGGCCGTCAAGACCGTGGCCTCTGCCCTCCAGTTTGGGGTCGACGCCCTGGAGAGGGGCCTCATCAACACGGTCCTGAGCGTGAAGCTGCGCCATGCTCCGCCCATGTTTATCCTGCAGACCTTGGCTGATCCCACCTTCACTGAGAGGGGGCTCTCCAAGACTGTCAAGTCTGACCTGATTGCCATGTTCAAGCGCCATTTGCTGGAGCACTCCTTCTTCCTGGACCGGGCCGAGAACATGGGCTCTGGCCCCCAGTACGTGCGCAGCCGCCTCTCCGAGATGGTCGCTGCCGTGTCCGGGGAGAATGTGCTCAAGGGGGTTAGCACCTATACCACCGCCAAGGGGGGAGACCCTGTTGGGGGAGTGTTCATAGTCACAGATAACGTTCTGCGCCAGCTCCTGACCTTCCTGGGTGAAGAGGCTGACAACCAGATCATGGGGCCCTCCAGCTACGCCTCCTTTGTGGTTCGGGGGGAGAATCTGGTCACGGCCGTGAGCTACGGCCGTGTGATGCGCACCTTTGAGAATTTCATGGCGAGGATCGTGGACTCGCCGGAGAAGGCCGGTAGTGCGCAGGCGGACCTGCCGGCCGTGGCCGCGGGGGTCGATGACCAGCCTCGGGTGCCCATCTCAGCCGCTGTCATCAAGTTGGGGAGCAACGCGGTGGCCGTGGAGAGCCTGCAGAAGATGTATAATGACACTCAGTCCCCCTACCCGCTAAACAGGAGAATGCAATACAGCTACTATTTCCCAGTAGGCCTGTTTATGCCCAATCCCAAGTACACAACCTCGGCTGCCATCAAAATGCTGGAGAATCCCACGCAGCAGCTACCGGTGGAGGCCTGGATCGTGAACAAGAACAACCTTCTCCTGGCGTTTAACTTACAGAATGCCCTCAAGGTTCTCTGTCACCCCCGACTCCACACGCCGGCCCATACCCTGAACAGCCTGAATGCGGCCCAGGCCCCGAGGGAGAGGCGTGAGACCTATTCCCTGGCCTCCAGGAGGCCAAATCATATGAATCTGCTGGTGGTTGTGGATGAGTTCTATGACAACAAGTATGCAGCCCCCGTCACGGATATTGCCCTCAAGTGCGGAATGCCCACCGAGGATTTCCTCCACCCGTCCAATTATGACCTCCTGCGCTTGGAGCTGCATCCACTGTTTGATATCTACATTGGCAGGGATGCCGGGGAAAGGGCGCGGCACCGGGCCGTGCACCGACTGATGGTGGGGAACCTGCCGACCCCCCTGGCCCCGGCCGCTTTCCAGGAAGCCCGGGGGCAGCAGTTTGAGACTGCCACCTCTCTGGCACATGTGGTGGACCAGGCTGTGATTGACACGGTGCAGGACACTGCCTATGACACTGCTTATCCAGCCTTCTTTTATGTAGTCGAGTCCATGATTCACGGATTCGAGGAGAAGTTTGTTATGAATGTACCTCTGGTGGCCCTGTGCATCAACACCTACTGGGAGCGGGCGGGGCGGCTGGCTTTTGTGAACAGCTTCTCCATGATCAAGTTCATCTGCCGTCACATGGGCAACAATGCCATCACCAAGGAGGCCTATTCCATGTATCGGAAAATTTATGGGGAACTGATAGCCCTGGAGCAGGCACTGCTGCGCCTGGCCGGGCCGGATGTGGTGGAGGACGAGAGCGTGGGTCAGTACGTTTGCGCGCTCTTGGACCCTAACCTGCTCCCCCCCGTGGCCTACACTGACATCTTCACCCATCTCCTTAACGTCAGCGACCGGGCCCCCCAGATATTCATTGGGAATGAGGTCTATGCGGATCCCTTGGCCACAGCCCAGTTTATTGAGAACGTGGGAAATCTGGACGAGATGGCCGCCCAGTTTGTGGCCATGTATGGTTACCGCGTTAACGGAGACCACGACCATGATTTCAGGCTGCACCTTGGCCCCTACGTGGATGAGGGGCACGCGGACGTCCTGGAGAAGATCTTTTACTACGTCTTCCTACCGGCCTGCACCAACGCCCACATGTGCGGCCTGGGGGTGGACTTTCAGAACGTGGCCCAGACGCTGGCCTACAATGGGCCGGTTTTCAGCCACCACTTTGCCAGGGACGAGGATATCCTCGATAACCTGGAGAATGGCACGCTCAGGGACCTCCTTGAGATCTCCGATCTCCGCCCCACCGTGGGCATGATCAGGGACCTCTGTGCCTCCTTCCTGACCTGCCCCACATTCACCCGTGCGGTGCGCGTGTCTGTGGACAACGACATTACCCAGCAGCTGGCCCCGAATCCCGCCGACAAGCGGACGGAGCAGACTGTCCTGGTGAATGGGCTGGTGGGATTTGCCTTCTCTGAGCGGACCAGGGCCGTCACCCAGTGTCTCTTCCACGCTGTCCCCTTCCACTTGTTTTACGGGGACCCTCGGGTGGCCGCCACCATGCACCAGGACGTCGCCACATTTGTCATGCGCCATCCCCAGCAGCGGGCCGTGGAGGCCTTTAACCGGCCGGAGGAGCTCTTTGCTGAGTACCGGGAGTGGCACCGCTCTCCCATGGCAAAATACGCGGCTGAATGTCTTCCTTCCCTCGTTTCAATCAGTGGAATGACTGCCATGCACATCAAGATGTCCCCCATGGCCTATATCGCCCAGGCCAAGCTCAAGATTCACCCCGGGGTGGCCATGACGGTGGTCAGGACGGACGAGATCCTCTCGGAGAACATCCTGTTCAGCTCCAGGGCCTCCACCTCCATGTTTATCGGGACCCCCAATGTCAGCCGCCGGGAGGCCAGGGTGGACGCTGTCACCTTTGAGGTGCATCACGAGATGGCCTCCATCGACACCGGTCTCAGCTACAGCTCCACCATGACCCCCGCCCGGGTGGCGGCCATCACTACTGACATGGGCATCCACACGCAGGACTTCTTCAGCGTCTTCCCGGCCGAGGCATTTGCCAATCAGCAGGTCAACGACTACATTAAGGCTAAGGTGGGAGCTCAGCGCAATGGCACGCTGCTCCGGGACCCCAGGACGTACCTGGCTGGCATGACAAATGTCAATGGAGCTCCAGGACTCTGTCATGGGCAGCAAGCCACCTGTGAGATTATAGTTACCCCGGTGACGGCGGACGTGGCCTATTTTCAAAAGTCCAACTCCCCGAGGGGACGCGCTGCCTGTGTAGTTTCCTGCGAGAACTACAACCAGGAGGCCGCCGAGGGGCTTATCTATGACCACTCCCGCCCGGATGCCGCCTACGAGTACCGTAGCACGGTGAATCCCTGGGCCTCTCAGCTGGGCTCCCTGGGTGACATCATGTACAACTCCTCCTACCGCCAGACGGCTGTCCCAGGCCTTTACAGTCCCTGCCGGGCGTTTTTCAACAAGGAGGAGCTGCTGCGCAACAACAGGGGCCTCTATAACATGGTCAATGAGTACAGCCAGCGCCTGGGTGGGCACCCGGCCACCAGCAACACCGAGGTGCAGTTTGTGGTGATTGCAGGCACTGACGTGTTCCTGGAGCAGCCATGCAGCTTCCTCCAGGAGGCGTTCCCCGCCCTCTCTGCCTCCTCCAGGGCACTCATCGATGAGTTTATGTCGGTCAAACAGACACACGCCCCCATCCATTACGGACACTATATAATTGAAGAGGTGGCGCCGGTGCGAAGAATATTAAAGTTTGGAAATAAGGTGGTTTTTTGATAATTGTCAATAAAGATGGATTTGAAAGTGGTAGTGTCTCTGTCCTCTCGTCTCTATACCGATGAGATAGCCAAGCTGCAGCAGAGGATAGGCTGCGTTCTGCCCCTGGCATCCACGCACGGAACGCAGAACGTGCAGGGCCTGGGTCTGGGTCAGGTATACTCTCTGGAGACCGTGCCGGACTACGTGTCCATGTACAACTACCTGTCCGATTGCACCCTGGCCGTGCTGGACGAAGTGAGCGTGGACAGCCTGATGCTGACCAAGATTGTCCCGGGCCAGACCTACGCCATCAAGAACAAATACCAGCCCTTCTTCCAGTGGCACGGGACCGGGAGCCTAAGCGTCATGCCCCCGGTATTTGGCAGAGAGCACGCCACCATTAAGCTAGAGTCCAATGACGTGGACATTGTTTTCCCCATGGTGCTGCCCACGCCCATCGCGGAGGAGGTCCTACAGAAGATTCTCCTGTTTAACGTCTACTCCAGGGTGGTGATGCAGGCGCCTGGGGATGCGGATATGCTTGAGGTGCGCATGCATCTTGGCTCTGTTTCCTATCTGGGGCACCACTACGAGCTGGCCCTCCCTGAGGTGCCGGGCCCCCTGGGGCTGGCCCTGCTGGACAACCTGAGCCTCTACTTTTGCATCATGGTGACCCTGCTGCCCAGGGCCAGCATGCGCCTGGTCCGGAGCCTCATCCGACATGAACACCACGACCTTTTGAATCTCTTCCAGGACATGGTGCCGGATGAGATTGCCCGGATAGACCTGGATGCCCTGTCTGTGGCGGATGATTTATCACGCATGCGTGTTATGATGACCTACCTACAGTCTTTAGCGTCACTATTTAATTTGGGTCCCCGCCTGGCCACGGCAGCATACTCTCAAGAGACCCTGACGGCCACCTGCTGGTTAAGATAGAAGGGGGCCATGGCCGAGGAGGAGGTGGCGGTGGAGTGCGGCATCGTCAGCCATACCATCACCCGGGAGGAAGACGGCGTAGTCCACGAGCGGCGCGTCCTGGCCAGCGGGGAGAGGGTGGAAGTGTTTTACAAGTCTCCGACCCCGCAGCCCCGGACGGGACGGGCCGCTACCTTCCACGACTTCACCGTCCCGGCTGCCGCCGCCGTCCCCGGGCCGGAGGCCGGGCCCGGGCCCGAGCCACCTCTCGTCGACCATCAGCGCAACGGGGGCGAGACAACATCCAGCGCCGGGGCAGGCGACGGAGAGACTGGCGACCCGGCCTCTCCCGAGGGTCAGCATGGAGCGCCAACTTCCGCGGACTTCCTCTCTCTCTCCTCGTTAACTGGTAGAATGGCGGCCATGGCCCCCTCCTGGATGAAGAGCGAGGTGACAAGCGGTGGGAAGATGAGATTCAAAGAAGACGTGTGTGATGGAGACGCCGAGACCCTGACCGAGCCACCGCGCTGGTTTATGATGAGCTTCGTGTTCATCTACTACTTGGGCTACTTGACGCTACTGGGGCTGATCAGCTTCGGCTTCAACCCCCTTTTCCTTCCCACTTTTGTCCCGGTGGGGGCCAAGGTGCTACAGGAAAAGGGCCACAAGTTTGGCGTGCCCCTGTCTTATGGGTGTCCGGCCAATCCCTTCTGCGAAGTCTACACTCTCATCCCGGCCGTGGTCATCAACGGGGTTACTTATTTCCCCAACAACACGGATAGCCTCGGGGGGCGTGGGAGATTTGAGGCAGCCGCCCTGCATGTTGCCACGCTTTTCGAGGCCGGGTGCTCCAACCTCCAGGCAGAGACAAACAGGAAAAGGACATTCAACATTACCGGTGCCGACAGCCGGGTGGAACGGCGCCTTGTCCAGGACATGCAGAGGGCGCTGGCCGGCGCCGCCATGGTGCTGCATCACCACTGCCACTACGAGACGTATTATCTCTTCGATAGGACGAGCCCAGACTTTGGCTCAATTCCAAAGCCAAACTTCCGAGATGTTCTAAGTGGCGGCAGCTCAACTGGGACTAACTGCACCGGGACATTGGCCCCGGCCGGTAAAGTTAAGATGCAGCAGAGGGACACCAAGCGCACACAGCCAAAGCAATGTCACATTGACCGGCTCTCGGACCGCTCATTTCCTGCATACTTGGAGGAGGTGATGTATGTGGTTGTTCAGTAGCGCACACCGGGGGCGTGGACAAGGGCTATAAAAGGGGCCCGGTGGCCTTCTGCTGACAGACACGATGGCAATCACCGGAGGCAAAGCAGGAGCCGTTCTGGCTGTGATGCTCATCTGTGAGACCAGCCTGGCATGGACCTCGTCTACACCAGCGCCTGCAAATGCCACAGGCACATCATCTGCAGTGGCAGTCACAAACCAGACAGCAACCCAGACAACGACCACAAGCCCAGTGACCACCACGGCCGGAGGGGGCGCAAACACAACACTGGTGACATCCACAGGCACGGCAGCCCCTGCGGCGTCCACAACTTCTAATGGAACCACACCAACAACCGGGGAAAGTACAACCAATGCCACTGCACAGACCAGCGCCAATACATCTACGGGGGCATCAACCCAGCCCCCCACTACTGGAACCAATGCCACCTCTAATGCTACCACCATATCAACAACTGCAACCACCCAGGCCGCCACCCTGTCCAACAATACTACCCAGGCCACCAGCACCACCAATGCCACCACACATGCCGCCAACGCTACCTCCAATGTCAGCACCGAGGCCACCACCAGCACCACCTCCACCCCCGAGCCAAGCAATGTCACTGCAAACGCCACCGAAGAAACCACCGCTGAGCTGCCCACCCCACCTGACGAGAAACAGCCGTCTTCGCTGACTGGTCTCCCTCTCTGGACCCTGGTGTTTGTGGGCCTCACTTTTCTGATGCTGATTCTGATCTTTGCGGCCGGTATAATGATGGCCACCAAGAACGCGTCCCTGAACGAAGCCCTGCTCACCAGCACTGCCCCGAGGGACCCGTCTCTTTACAAGGGATTTGTGTGATCCGTCTCTTTACAAGGGATTTGTGTGATCAATAAATTTTAATTAACTTTCTTGAACGAGTGTCTCTGTGTTGTTGCGAGAAAATGGGCCATGACAAGGGCCACCAGCACGTCGTCGGATAGGTTGCGCTGCTTGCCCGTGTAGGTGTACGTCCCGTCGCGCAGGGGGATTGGCTTGATGGCCCGGATCTGAGAGATGAGGTATAGGATGGGGTCGAAGGAGAGCTGGATGGTGTTGGACACGGTGACCTGGCTGGCCGAGAGGCTGGCGGTGTTGACGGCATAGATGAGCCTCTCAAAGGCCTTGGCCTTTTCGTTGGTCAGGAGGTACATGGGCCACTGCAGGCTGGATGTCTTGTCCTTGGTGTGCACGAAGGCGCAGGGCAGGGGGCAGGACTCCCCGATGATGGAGGCAATGGCCACGGCTGAGTCCTGACTGCTGTTGCCCTCCACTGCTATCTTCACATCCTCCAGGTGGGGGTGCAGCGTGGCGATGGAGGAGATGAGGGCCACGGCGCAGGTGGCGATCTGGAGGGCGGCGTCCCCCGTCAGGTCCTTGAGGAAAAAGTGCTCCAGGCCCAGGACAATGACCCTATCCGGGGCAGTTCTGTCGTGAGTCACGGCGGCAATGCCGGTGCCGGAGGCGGAGGTGTTGTTGGTGTAGGCCGGGTCCACGTACACGTAGAGGGAGGAGGCCAGCCGCCCGGCCACCTGGGGGTTGAGGGTGTCGACCCGGCAGAGCTCCAGCTGATTGAGGGCGTCGTCTCGCACGGTGCGGCTCAGGCTCCCGTGACTCAGGGAGGAGGTGTCGCCCATCAGCTCCGTGCTAAAGGCCCCGTCCAGAAAGAGGTTGGTGGTCGCTCGGATGTTGCTATCCATGGTGATGTAAGACGGGATGTGGAGGCGAAAGCAGGGGCACGAGACCATGCTGTCCTGCATGTCAAAATCTTGCCGATGCTCCTGACACACATAACTTACCACGTTCAGCAGCCGCTCCTGCGCGTCCTTCAGCTTATAAAGGAAGCTGGTGGCCTGATCGGCCGAATTGACGGACGAGATGAAGATAATCTTGGCGTCCTTCTGAAGCATAAAGCCCAGGATAGCCGGCAGGGCCTCCTTCTTGATAAAGTTGGCCTCGTCCACAAACAGCAGGTGGAATGTCTGGCCCCGGATGCTCTGAAACACAGAAGGAGAAGAAGCGAGTTACTATCGGGGAGCGGGAGTTTGCGGAGCTGCTGAGCTGGGACCCCACCGACCTGACCCGGACCGTGGCGAGTGTCTACTCTGCGGTGGGCAGCCTCTTTGAACAGGAGGTCTCCGAGGTGCAGCGCCTGGAGAACATCTGCACCCTCCTGGACCTGGCCGGGGTGGAATGTCAGACCATGGCCGAGTGAGCGGCAGGCCGCGGGGAGCGGTGAGAGGCCGGGGGGCCAGCTCCCCCGACGGCGAGGGTGCTCCCACTGGGCCCAATTCTCGCCACCTATGCTCGTACAGTAAGCTGGAGTCTCATTTCCCGTTACCTGAGAGCATGGCCTCCGTGTTTGCCTGCTGGGGCTGCGGAGAGTATCACGTCTGCGATGGCTCCCCCGAGTGCACCCTCATCGAGACCCACGAGGGGGTGGTGTGTGCCCTCACGGGCAACTGCATGGGGCCGCATCTCCAACCGGCGCTGAGGCCCTGGACAGAGATCCGCCAAGACACGCAGGAGCAAAGGGAAAAGTGGGAGCCGGACCAGGTCCAGGGCCTGGTCCGGACCGTTGTCAACCACCTCTATCACTACTTTTTGAACGAGAATGTTATCCCGGGGGTCAGCGAGGCCATCTTTGATCAGGACGGAGCCCTGAGGCCCCACATCCCGGCCTTAGTCTCCTTCGTGTTTCCCTGTTGCCTGTCACTGTTTCGAGGGGCCTACTCCGATAAGGCGGTGGATGTGGTCCTCAGCCTCTACATCCATGTCATCATCTCCATTTACTCACAAAAGACCGTCTACGGGGCCCTGTTATTTAAATCGACAAGAAACAAGCGCTACGACTCTGTAGCCAAGCGCATGAGAGAGCTATGGATGTCCACGTTGACAACCAGGTGCTGAGCGGCCTGGGAACCCCCCTCCTCGTCCACATTTTTGTGCCAGACACGGTCATGGCGGAGCTCTGCCCCGATCGGGTACCGGACTGCGAGGTGGTCTGCTGTCAGACCCTCTTCAGCGATCGGGCTGGTCTCACGGGGGCCTGTCGCGTGTTTGCGGCGCGCGGCGTCCTGCCCGGGTGGCCTAGCCGGCGAGGCACCTTCACCAGCGTGCCCGTGTACTGCGAGGAGGGAGGACCGGAGCTCTACAATCCCTTCCACGTGGCCGCCCTCAGGTTTCACGACAGTGGTGGACTCGTGGGGGAGCTCCAGCTCTACTACCTGTCTCTTTTTGAGGGGGCCAAACGGGCCCTGACCGACGGCCGTCCGATCAGGGAGGCCTCCGGTGTCCGGGGGACGCCCTCGCTGTCTATTCCCCACCCCGAGGGCCACGCTGAGGAAGAGCCGGCTGCAGCGGCCGCGGCCGGGGCCGAGATCCCTCCCAGCTACGACCTGAAGCACATTCTATTGGAAATAACGCAGGAGGTGGAGAGAGGGGGGCACGGGTTGGGGACCGCCGCCAGTCCAGCCCTCTGTCTGGGCCTCAGACTAAGGGCCGGGACCGAAACCAAGGCAGCGGCCGAGGCCTCTGTGCCCAAACATCACCCTGCTCTAGAAAACCCTAGCAACATTAGGGGCGCTGGTGGGGGCAGTGGGGCTGGTGCCGGGACTCCCGGGGCAGAGGTCTCCACGGGGGCGCGCCCTCGGGTACCCCTAACCTTCTCAAAGACCCGGCGGGCCATCAGGGGCTCCAGGGCCCTGGTCCACGGGACGGTGCACATTTTCAGCCCCCATTCTCTCTATGTTGTCACATATCCAGATCTGAGTGCCCAGGCCAGACTGCACAGGATGACAGCTGTCACCCACACCTCGCTGACCACAAATCTTGCTAAGGTTTCAATTTTGGGAGCTCCTGAGAGGGAGTTTCGCTTCCTCATTTCTATGGCCCTCAGAATTTCTGCCAGCCTCAGGGAAAAACTGGCTGCACAGGACTGGACAGCCAAACAAGAAATCCCAGTTGTTATTCCCACCTCCTACCCCAGTATCTATAAAAAATCAACCCTGCTCAGGGAAGCGTTCTTCACTATTGAGACACGGGTCAGCTGGGAAAGTTGTTGGGTGAAAGCTATCTCCGGCTCCCCGGGGGTGCCGTCAGCTCGCCTCTGGGTAGATAGCCACCCGCTGTACGAGGACGGGGCCTCGGCCTGGGGTAAGGTTATCGACTCCGGAACCCCGGGTGGGCTGGCTGAAGCGGCCTCCGGGCTAGTGGACCTTGGTACGGACGGGCACTGCGTCCACCTGGCCGCCACGTCAGACGGACAGGTGTTTTTGGTGCTGCCCGGGGGCTTTGTTATTAAAGGCCAATTGGAACTCGCCCCCGAGGAGAGGGGATACGTTCTGGCCCGAAATGGCGTCCGCCGCAGGCAATGAGCGGGAGCTGCTGCGCAAGTTCCTTAACAAGGAATGCCTATGGGTGCCGAGCGACGCCTCCACGAACCAGATGAAGGTTTACACGGCCACTACAGCCGTGTCGGCCGTGTACATGCCCAGGATAGCCGGAGCCCCGCGGACCCACATGAACGTCACCCTCATCGTGCTCAAGCCGAAGAAGAAGCCCACATATGTGACGGTGTACATCAATGGAACCCTGGCCGCCGTGGCCAGGCCGGAGGTTCTCTTCACCAAGTCCGTCCAGGGGCCACACAACCTGACTCTTATGTACTTTGGGGTGTTTTCAGATGCGGAGGGTGAGGCTGTGCCTGTGGAGGTTAGGGGCAACCCAATACTGAGCTCCCAGGAGCTGACGACCTCCCATGTTTTCGCCACTTCAACCGCCGTTAAAACAGTAGAAGAACTGCAAGATCTCACACCCTCGGAGATTACTCCACTTGGGCGAGGCGGGGCTTGGTACGCAGAAGGGGCCCTGTACATGTTTTTCATCAACATGGACATGTTAATGTGCTGCCCCAATATGCCAACATTCCCATCTCTGACCCATTTTATCAACCTGCTCACGCGATGTGAGAATGGGGACTGTGTGACTTGTTATGGATCCGGGGGGCATGTGAACGTCCTGAGTGGCTGGACGGCAGATGACAGCCCTGGCACCTCCGGTATCTGTCCCTGTCTGCTGCCCTGCTCTGCCCTAAACAATGATTATGTGCCGGTAACTGGGCACAGGGCCCTCCTGGGGCTCATGTTTAAACCAGAGGACGCCCCCTTTGTAGTGGGACTGAGATTCAGCCCACCAAAAATGCACCCGGATATGTCTCGTGTTCTGCAGGGAGTTCTGGCTAATGGGAAAGAGGTCCCGTGCACGCCGCAGCCCTGGACCCTGCTACGCTTTTCTGACTTTTACAGCCGGGTAATGCTCTACAACTGCCAAGTACTGAAACGTCAGGTCTTACATTCTTATTGAAGCAGGTGGCACACATGACGGTGCTGGAGATTTTCCCGCTGTGCCTGAAGGTGATGGTGCTGGTCTCCTTGTTGACTTCCACGCGCTTGGCATCAAAGTTCTTTGCCAGGGTGTCGATGATTTCAGTGAAGACGGCGGAGGCGACGTGTTTCTGGTGGGCGACGTAGCCTATCTGCACGTTGGAGAGGTTTGAGATGATGAGGCTGATGATGGCCACGACTATCCAGGTCTTGCCGTGGCGCCGGGGAATGAGAAACACGCTGGCTTTCTGCTTGAAAATGTGCAGCTTCTCCAGCGTCATCTCCTCCAACCCAAAAGCACTTTGGAAGATGTCAAACATGGTGTCTGTAATCTCTAATGATTTAATTGAGATCAGAAAATAAAATGAATGCAACACTACTTGTTTCTGGAATGCTTCTAGGCGGGCCGGCTTGTGCTTGTACTGTCCCCCCAGAAAGCCAGCCAGGCTGGTGACAAACTCCCTCATCTCCACAAACCTGGGGTCCTCGAGGATGGCACGGGTGGAGGACACGCTGGTCTTGAATTCAGTCAGGGCCTCGGAGTCTGCCAGGCTGGGTGGGGGCAGCAGGAGTTGCAAGGTGTCGCGGAGCTCCGGCAGGAGGCACATCTGCGCCTGGGCCGGGGCGGGAGGGGCGTGGCTCGCTCCGAACATGGGTAATGTTGCATCAGAGCCTACAAACACGGGCCTGGGGCCGTACTGGCGGCAGTAAGCTCTCAGCATTGGGCAATATAAATTACTGGAGTGGATGGTGCCCACCAGGGGATGCGCCCACCTGTCTGACTTGGCCCCCGTGCACATGATACTTGGGGTCTCGGCGCCGAGACAGCCTTGGGTGGCGCTGTCCTGCTGAAGGGCATTTCTGAGGTTCTCGGCCAACCGGCCACGCTGCGAGGCGTACAGCATGTTTAACGCGGTCAAGGCCGATATGCCAGATGACCCAATGCTCGCCCGCAGGTATGGGCAGTGTCTGGAACTGGCCCTTGAGGCCTGTCAGGACACACCCGAGCAATTCAAACTGGTGGAGACGCCGCTCAAGAGCTTTCTGTTGGTGACCAATATACTCCCCCAGGACACCAGGCCCTGGCAGGAGGCCCGGGACCCGTGTCAGCAGGCCGGGGATGACTATGACTTCTCGAGCCTGGCCTTGGAGCTCTCACCCCTCAACCCTCGTTTACCGGAAGAATGGCGGTTCGGTGAACAGGGGGGGTTAACACCCGCAGAGCCGCCTCAGGTGCAGAAGGGCTCGGGTCTGTGTTTTGAGGCCTACGACGGGGACCTGATGCGAATTGCGCTGACCTGGAACAAAGATGAGGTTATAGGTCAGGCCTTGCAAATATTGGCCCACTCCCAAACCTGGACCTCTCTGGTGCCTGAAGACCCGCTTCCCTGGTTATGGGCACTCTTCTACGGTCCCAGGGCCCACTGCGAGGAGCGGCACTGCGTCTACTCGGCGGCGCGGGGCAGGAGGGGCCCTATTCTGCTGCCTACTGCGATCTACACGCCGCGAGCCAACATAGAGGCCTTCCTGGCACACCTCACCAGGTGTGTGTATGCCCTCTATGCGGATGTGTGTGACTGGCAGGGGGAGGAAATAGCTCCTCCCTTTGACGTGAGCCGCCTGAATAAAATGGCAAAACAGCTCAGCCTGCTACCACAGGAACCCGTTTGCATCACTCGAGTGTGCCTCCTGTGTCTGCTGCATAAGCAAAACCTAAACGCTCAGTATAAAAGACCGGTGGACACGTATGATCCCTGCCTAATTCTAACGGGAGAGGCTGAGAGATATCTGGTGGACGCCGTGGGCAATTACCGGGAAGCTGCTACCGGAACCACTGTCCTCTATCCCACCTATGATCTGGGTTCCATAGTGGCGGACATGGTGACTTATGAAGATGAGTAGTGCTAAGCGAGACCTGGTGGCCCAGCAACTCAGAGCCTCGGTAGAAAAGAGAGCGGCGGTGAGCGCACGTGACAGATTTGGGAGTGAACACGCTCTCTTTGAAACGCAGTTTTCATCTGCTCGTGTGGCCCTAGAGACCCTGCGACGTGCGCAGGAGACGTTTGAGTCCAAGCAGCTGATTTCCACCTACAGGAGGGTAGTCACCTCAACCAAGACCCATTTCCCCAAGATAAACTACAAGCAGCTGGAACGGGTAGAGGAGCTTCGTGAGCAGGAACTCGAGGCCAGAGACGAGCTGCGCCAGGCGCTCGAGCCCTTTGAGGACCATGGACGATGTGACTATGGACGCGGAGAGGAGTCCGACGAACTCCTTGAGCAGTGGAGAGTTGAGTGTCTCCCCAGAGCCCCCTCGGGAGCCCCAGGCCTTTTTGGGGAAGGTGACTGTCATTGATTACTTCACCTTTCAGCACAAGCACCTGAAGGTGACCAACATTGATGACATGACGGAGACGCTATACGTGAAGCTGCCGGAGGAGCTGACGCGCTGTGACCACCTCCCCATCACCTGCGAGTATCTGTTGGGCCGGGGGAGCTACGGGGCCGTGTATGTGTACGGGGAGAACGCCACCGTCAAGCTCTATGACGCCGTGACAGAGCTATACCACGAGCTGATGGTCTGTGACATGATTCAGATTGGAAAGGCCACGTCCGAGGATGGGCAGGACAAGGCTCTGGTGGACTACCTGTCGGCCTGCACATCCTGTCACGCCCTCTTTATGCCCCAGTTCAGATGCAGTCTCCAGGATTATAGCCACTGGAATGACAGCAGCATCGAGCCCCTGGTGCAGGGCTTTCAAGGCCTCAAGGACGCCGTTTACTTTCTCAACCAGCACTGCGGCCTTTTCCACTCAGACATCAGCCCCAGCAACATCCTGGTGGATTTCACCCCCACCATGTGGGGCATGGGGAGGCTGGTGCTGACGGATTTTGGCACGGCCTCCCTCCACGACCGCAACAAGATCCTGGACGTGAGGCTAAAGTCCGCCAAGGGCCGGCAGCTGTATCGCCTTTACTACCAGAGGGAGCCCTTTTCTATAGCCAAGGACACCTACAAGTCCCTCTGCCTCTTGAGCAAGTGCTATATCCTGAGGGGGGCGGGGCACCTCCCTGAACCCTCGGCTTGCGGCCCCGTGGGGGCGCAGACGGCCCTGCGACTGGATCTGCAGTCGCTCGGCTACTCGCTGCTCTACGGCGTCATGAAGCTGGCCGACACCACCCACAAGATTCCCTATCCCAACCCCGACATGGGCTTTGACCGATCGGACCCGCTCTACTTTTTGCAATTTGCGGCCCCGAAGGTGGTGCTGCTGGAGGTGCTGTCGCAGATGTGGAACCTGAACCTGGATGTGGGCCTGACTTCCTGCGGCGAGAGTCCGTGCGTGGATGTCACGGAGGAGCACATGAGTCAATTCTTGCAGTGGTGCCGTGGCCTTAAAAAGAGGTTCAAGGAGAGCCACTTCTTCAACTGTCGCCCGCGTTTTGAGCACCCTCTTCTCCCAGGTTTGGTGGCGGAGCTCTTGGCAGACGAGTACTTTGGTCCCGATGGCAGACGTTGATGAACTCGAGGACCCCATGGAGGAAATGACCTCCTACACCTTCGCCCGCTTCCTCCGCAGTCCGGAGATCGAGGACTTTGTCCGAGACCTCGACCGCCCGCCCCAGATGCCCGCCATGCGCTACGTCTATCTCTATTGTCTCTGTAAGCAAATACAGGAGTTTTCTGGTGAAACTGGCTTCTGTGACTTTGTCTCCTCGTTAATCCAAGAGAATGACAGCCAGGAAAGTCCCTCCCTAATATCCATCTATCGGGGCCTACAGGAGGCCACTGACGAGCAAAAGACGGTGCTCTGCTCTTATGTGGAGTCCATGACACGGGGGCAGTCTGAGAACCTGATGTGGGACATATTGCGAAATGGCATAATTTCCTCATCAAAGCTGCTCTCCACCATTAAGAATGGTCCCACCAAGGTGTTTGAGCCCGCTCCCATCTCCACCAATCATTACTTTGGGGGGCCCGTGGCGTTTGGCCTCCGGTGCGAGGACACGGTCAAGGACATTGTCTGTAAGCTCATCTGCGGGGACGCGGCCGCCAACCGCCAGTTTGGATTCATGATAAGCCCGACGGACGGCATTTTTGGTGTGTCTCTGGACCTGTGCGTCAACGTGGAGTCACGGGGGGACTTTATCGTGTTCACAGACCGGAGCTGCATCTACGAGATAAAGTGCCGCTTCAAGTACTTGTTCTCCAAGTCTGAGTTTGACCCCATCTACCCCTCCTACACGGCGCTGTATGAGAGGCCCTGCAAGAGGTCATTTATCCGCTTCATCAATTCCATAGCCCGGCCCACCGTGGAGTATGTCCCGGATGGGCGGCTGCCCTCGGAGGGCGACTACCTGCTGACGCAGGATGAAGCCTGGAACCTCAAGGAGGTCCGTAAGCGCAAACTGGGGCCCGGCCACGACCAGGTGGCGGCTGCCCTGGCTGCCAACAGGGGGGTGGAGTCTATGCTCTACGTCATGACGGACCCAAGCGAAAATGCTGGGCGCATTGGTATTAAAGACCGGGTCCCCGTCAATATCTTCATCAATCCGCGGCACAACTACTTCTATCAGGTGCTCCTCCAGTACAAGATTGTCGGAGACTACGTCCGGCACAGCGGGGGAGGCGCGGCTGACAGAGACTGCCAGCCCCGGGTGAACATTGTAACTGCCTTCTTCCGAAAGCGCTCACCCCTAGACCCCCCGACCTGCACGCTCGGCTCGGACCTGCTGCTGGACGCCTCTGTGGAGATCCCCGTGGCGGTGCTGGTGACTCCCGTGGTGCTGCCTGACTCTGTCATCCGCGAGACCCTGAACGCCGCGGCCGGCTCCTGGAAAGCCTACGCAGACAACACTTTTGACACCGCGCCATGGGTGCCCTCTGGTCTCTTTGCCGGCGACGAGTCAACTCCATAGCCAACGTGGATGGGGGCATGATTAACCTCTATGAAGACTACGAGGCCTTCAGTATGGAGACTGCTCAGCTGATGGCAGTTGAGGAAGGGAGGGCTGGCGGGGAGACCAACGAGGGGCTAGACGATGATGAGTCTGAGAATGATGAACTGCCATTTCTGCCAAATAAACGATCAAACTGACTTTTGTTTCCTGTGGTGAAAGGGGAAAACGGGAGGTGTTAATAAAGGGGGGAGATGTTAGGCCCTGCAAAAAAGGCTGGGTGGATGGCAGTGGGAACACACATGGAACCCGGAGTATGTTGGCCACTGGTGCTTGCCCCCACACAACAACCCACTGACAGCAAGTTCCAGTCCCTAGCCGGGAGACAGCCCAGAGCCCCTAGCAAGGGAGCCAGAGCCTCTAGCCAGAGCCCGGAGCCCCTAGCCAGGGGGCAGGGCAGAGCCGCTGATAGGGAGCCCAAAACCTTCAGCTCCAGACCTGGGCGCCTTTTCCCAACTCTGAATTTCCGTGCTAGGGACCCCATTGTCATTTCCCCAACCCTGCTCCAATTTCCGCCTCCCCTCGTTACCCCGAAAGCATGACGGTAACGCAACCTTTGAGTTTCAAACTTTATTGAATTATGGAAAGATTTCATCCTCGCTGTCTGATGTCATAGGTAAAACGGAGGGGACGTGGGCTTGGGCGGAGACCGTCCTCTGTCTCTTGGACGATGACCTGGAGGAGCTGGAGGAGGTGGACGAACGGCGGCCGTTGCCACCGCGTAAAGACGAGGACCTCGTTCTGGGCCTCGTCGTTGGCTCCAACTCCAGCTCCACCGTCTCGGAGATGGGGACGTAGTCAGTGCCCTGGCGCATGGTTTTGAAGATCCGACATATCCTGACGAGCAGGGCCACCGAGCACAGGATGGGGATGATGGCCACGTTGATGGCGACCGTGGTGTGCAGCTTGGCCGAGACGAAGACCGCCTCGTACCTAACCAGGGGCAGAATGAGGATGATGGAGGCGATGAACATGCCGCAGTAGAAGCCAAAGTTGTGCCTCAGGAAGGAGGCCAGCCACACCTCCGTCAACACGTACCAGAAGATGGGCAGGATGAGGAACAGGTTGACTGCCCCCAGCACCATGTCCCCCACCATAAAGTAGAAGCTGTTGCCCAGGGCCAGGAACACGCTGAGGGAGAAGACCAGCGTTTCAAGGGCCAGGCAGCCCAGGTAAAGGTTGGAGACCACCGGCTTCAGGTAAAAGACCACCTGCCACAGGAAGGTGTCCTGGGGGATGGAGTTGTCCTGAGCCTTGACCACCCAGACCGGCGAGAAGCGGGTCACGCAGGCGCAGGCATGCAGGACCGAGGCCAGAAAGTGCAGAAAGTAGACGAAGGCCGAGAGGAAGACGTGCTTGTAGGACAGGACCTGGATGAAGACCTGGATGGACCAGAGCTTGAGGATGGCCAAGAACAGCACGGTCGGGGACCCCACGGCCGAGACCCAGGCCGACAGGTCCGTGAGACCCGAGACCTTCCGGCGGGCCTTGATCAGTGCCACCTCCCCACAGGCGTAGTAGATGAAAGCCACGCAGTCCACGATGAAGACCAGCGTGATGTAGACAAACATCTCTGGAGGCTCCAGATAGAGCATGGGGGTGAGGTGGTGGGCCGTGTTGTACTGGGTCAGGTTCAGGGCCCCATAGTCCACCAGCGCGTTGAAGTAGCAGGGGTACCCCAGGTCGGGGAACATGGCGGTGATGGGGACCACGGCCGACATGACAAACATCACAAAGTACACCACGAGCGTTTTCACCCATATCTTGTAGACGAACGTGTCATTCTTGGAGGACTTCATGATTGCGATGGTCCGGGATGAGCATTCGCCTTTTAAATAATTTGCAAAGGGTGTGACCGGATGTTTAAAAAGGCCGGTCCTCGTCCTCGGCTGTGAAAGATGGAAACACCCGTGGAGAGTGTCAGGGCGCGGGTCAGCTCGGTTACCTTTTATAATGTTACCCAGGTCGGAGGGCGGTGGTGGGGTATATGGGTTGTGGGCATCGTGCCCGTCCGGGGGGAGGATGTGGAGACTCTGATCGCGGTGCAGGCCTGCCAGCCCCCGCTAGGAGGCTCCATGGAGCCCCCGTGCGTGAACGCCCCCACTGCCACGGAGCTGAACTTTCTGCGCTGGGAACGGGAGCTCAGGAGGAGCGGGGGGCTTATTGCCCCCCTCGCGGACGCCGCCGAGAAGGATCTTTTTGACCTGACTTTTCGAACCCGGGACCGCAGACTCCTGTCCACCGTCCGGGTGGAGGAGGAACACGGCCTCATCTTCCAGCCCCTCTTCCCGGCGCAGGTGGTTTGTCAGGGCTGCTCCCCGGGGGAAGATGGGCGATGTCAGCAACAACCACCGCCCAGCGGCTCAGGGGGCTTTGAGACAGATGATGCGGAGGAGGCGGGAGCGGGGGTGCGACCCGGAGCCCGCTCTTGCGCCCGGGGGGCAGAGGCGCCGGATCAGCTGGACGTCTACATCCGTACGCCGCGCGGGGACGTCTTCACCTATTCCACCGAGGCCCCGAACACCCCCTCGCCGGTGCCCTTCCGAGACATCCTGCGCCCCGCCATCTACGAGGTGGATCTGGCCTCTTCCGATGGGTCCGCGTCCTCGGAGCACCGCGTCAGCCTGAAGATCCTCACTCCCGCCGGGGGCTTCGAGTCCTGGCTGGTCAACTCCTGGGGCCTGGCGGGGGGCGGCCTCTACGCCTTCCTCCGGAGCATCTACGCCTCGTGCTACGCAGAGCACCGCGGCCCCAAGCCCGTCTTCTACCTCCTGGACCCCGATCTCTGCCCCGGGGGCTCGGACTTCCAGCCCTACGTTCCCGGCTTCCCCTTTCTGCCCATCCGCTACGTGGGAAGGGCGCGGCCGGCATTTTGGCACCTGGCGCCGAGGAGCGAGGGCCTCATGCTCCTGGATCTGAACTTGGGCGTTGCCGGCACCCCCCTGGCCGACTCGCTCCTGGGCCTCAACGCGCGGCCCGGGCGCCGACGCTTGCGACAGACAGCCAGAGCGGCTTCCGCAGCAGGTCTGGCCCTGACCAGGCGGGAGATTAACCCCAGCCACGTCTGCGTGCGGGAAGGCGGCGAGGGAAGGAAGAAGCCCGAGACGGTGGTCGGGCGCGCCGAGGCCGCGGCCTCCCTGGAGGCGGACGCCACCTGGTGGCTCTACGAGCTGGCCCTCCGCCACCTGCCGGTCGCTGGAGCCCCTGTGGAGACGCCTGAGGCCGGAGGGCAGGCGCGGGACGTGCGGACCTGGCTGCGGGCCCTCCACCACTACGGCACCGCCGACACCCGCCGGGCCCTGGGGGGCCTCTACACGGCCGTCACGCGGACCCTCCTGCGCGCGGCCTCTGACCTGGGCCTGACCTGGGCCTATGCCGACGAGTTTGTCCTGGGCTTCGTGGCGCCGACCTCCGCCCATCCTTTGGAGGAGACCCTGGCGCGGGTGAGTAGCGGGGGAGTGGGTGGTGACTCGGCGCAGGCACCCCGCCGCCATTCTTCCCGTTAACGGGTGGAATGGTGGCGTGGAACCTCCGGCTAATGGCATCCCTCGTGTCTACTCTCTAGGCATTCCTGAAAGGCGTGCAAGATGCGGAGGAGGCCGAGATGCGGGTCGACGAGGACGCGGCGGCCGGATGGGCGGGAGACCAGCGGCCCCACCCACTGCGCGTGAAGGCACGGGGACCAGGCTGTCTGCTGATGGCCATCTTTCAGGGGGATCTCTACGTGGGTGGTCGTGGAGAGAATTCTGGCCCCTTTCTGGTCTGGCATGAGGCCTTCGCTTGGGCCCTGGACCGGCTGGCGGCGACGAAACCCGAGTCGGGTGGGGCCCCTCCATCACAGGAGTCTCTGCTGACCTTGGTCCGCGGACTGACCCAGAGACTGGCCCCCGGGCGGCGCCGAAACCGGTTCTGGGCGCTTCCCCGTGCCTGGCTGCAGCGCCTGCGGAGGAGCGGACGGCTGCGGCTCTCGGGGAGCCACGTGTGTCTCCTGGACCGGGACGGGCCGCGCCCGGCCCCGTGCCAGACGGCCACGGAGCACGCCCTCAGCCCCACCGCCTACTTTCGGGAGATTATGGCCTTTCTGTTGGACGTGCTGTCCGCCCTGCACCCCGGCTACGCCATGCCCCTGGAAATCACGCGAGAGACGGATTTACTGATGACGGTTCTCAGTTTATTCTAGGGAATAATCTTTGCAACCGCCTCGCTCCCGAGACACTTGCGTCTCAGTGTCTGGAGGACGGTTTGGCACTGGAAATGCTTGGTTAATAAAGAATCTTGATAAAACAGGTTGAACGTGAAGCGCGATGCGCCGTCTTCTTCCTTATTCATATCTGCGCAGTAATCCTTGGGTGAGCTGGCCAGCCGCCCCATCTTCCCCGAGGTCAAAAAGAGACTCTGCATGAGGTCACGGGCCTCCGAGGGGGCTCGCCTCAGCTCCTTGTGCAACTTAAACAGGCTCAGGCCCTCGTTCCACGGCCCGGGGTCGGCGGCCCCCTCCTCCAGGTCGTGGTACTTCACCAGGGTGGACAGCAGCGTCCGGGCCCCGTTGTACAGAAACAGCGAGTCCAGGTTGTTGCACTTGGAGTGCAGTAGGGTGAGGCGCCCCAGCACCTCCCGGCATAGGTCGAGCGAGGGGCTCCTGGCGTTCTCGATCATCGAGAGCAGGGCGCACATTTCCATCAGGTTCACGTTGGAGGGCTTGTACAGCACCATCCTCTCAGAGAACACGTGGGGGAAGATGTTGAGGTGGTCTACTTGATCCTCCGAGTCCAGCAGACTCACGAGGACGTAGCCGCAGAACTGGGACGAGATCATCCGGGCCTTCACGTGGGAGCGGAGGTCGCGGATGTTGAGGTCCCCCCGGGCGTTGTAGAACTCGGGGACGTTGGTGGCCACGCAGATGGTGTTGTGGCGGTTAACTTCCAGCACCAGGCGCGGGGTCACGCGCAGGCTTACTTTTTGCATGGCCAGGCTCCGGAGCTCCCCGGGCGGGTGGTTGTGGCCGGACGCCATCCTCTCCTCCGGTCGAGCTCACGGGGCAGTATTTTCGACCGAGGTCCTCGATGTAGATGGCCAGGCGACTGCTCCGGTAGAGCTCGTCTATGATCTCAACGATGCCCAGTGTGGCGTAGACATCTGTTACGAGTTCCACCGGTGAAAGCTCTGCCACTAGATAGGTGAAGGGACCCAATAATATAGAGATCGTGTCTGACGAGTATCTGACGTAGAGACGCTGCCCCTGATTATCGACCACGGGTGTCAACTTGAAGGTGTTAAAGAGCTCGCTCTCCCACAGGTCCGTCAGGTCCTTAGTCATTTCCCGAGATGGGGGGATGTATTGGGAAACGAAACTGTTGAGGACGCTTTCGTTCTGCCCCGACACCCTGGCGCCCAGACTCGCGGACGGGGAGTTGAACAGCTTCTCGATCGCGGAGGAGGTGCTGCCCGTCAGTATATCCGCGGATGCAGTCTCGGCGGCTGACGCGGCAGAGGCTGAAGCGGGCCCAACCTGCCCGCCCGTCCCCACCAGGGAAGCCTGCAGCTGAGACTCCATGGAGCGGATCTTCTTCAGGTAGAGCTCCCGCTCCTTCTCCAGGCCGTTAATCTGGTCAAACTGCTCGTTGATCTGGTCCGTGAGGCACTTGACCACCGTGCTGGAGACCTTCTTCTTCAGGCCCTGCGCGGCCGTCTCCCCGGGCTGGCCAAAGAGCCGGTTGCGGTCCACCAGGTTGTTGGAGGCGTCCGTGATAAACTCCTCCACCACGTCAGTGACCCCACTGATGGTCTTGTTCTCCGAGAGCTTGACCAGGAGGTTCAGCAGCTCCTTCTTGGGGTCCTTGCGCTGGGAGTTCTGCTCCAGGTGGGCCAGGATGTCCTTGTACATGTCCCTGCCCCCATGGCCCACGATGGCCTTGAGCGGCGCTGTGTTCAGGAGCTGGCACATCTTCGCGTGCTCCAACGTGCGGTAGCACATGAAGATGTTCTGGTACAGGCGCTGCACCGGGCTGTCGAAGGTCACTGCTCCGGCAAAGATGGCTGGGGGGAACAGCACGTGCAGCCTGATGCGGCGCCCCCTGTAGTAGGCCACGTACTCGTCGCTCCGGGGCAGGTACTCGACGGTGACCTCCGTAAACTGCGGGATGTACGTCGAGTTGAGGGACTCTATTATTTCCCTCGTTGCCTCATATAATTCCGTCCCGATATTCCTCAGGGTCCTTTCGTGTCCCAGTTCCCGGCAGACGCAGCGCTCCCGCAGGCTCTTAATCCTGGTGTGCAGCTCCTGGGTGATGGGCTTCTTGACGGCCGGCACCATGCCGGTGGCACAGATCCAGTCCACGTAACGCTCGTAGGACAGGATGGAGCGGCTGTGTAGCACCCGGTAGATGTTGGTGGTCAGCAGGTCACGCACGGTCAGCTTCATGGTCGTGGACCACGACTCAAAGGTGGACTCGCGAAACCGGCTCGCGTACGAGTCGTCGCTCGGCCATCGCTTCTGGATGCAGGCCTCGAACTTGTTCCAGTCATGTAGCACGTCATCGTACGTGCAATGAGAGATGGCTCGTTTAAACAAATGGGTAAACACCTGCCTGGAGAAGACTCCCGGGTTACGTAGGTTGGCGTAGATGGTCTGGCCCTGGACGTAGGCGTACTTGCCCTGCAGGATCTCAAAGAGCCTGACCGAGGCGGGCGTGGGGTGCACGGGGATGGCCGAGGAGCCGAGAGCGTCCGGGACGCTCTCGTCCACGTTCATGCTGAACATGACCTCGGACGCCTCCGTGAGGCGGATAGTGAAGAGGATAGGGACCCTGGCCAGGCGCCGCACCCGACAGCTCCCGGATATGGAGGCCTTCTCCCCCGAGTTTGACCCGGAGCTCTCAGAGCCCCCCTTCCTGCCCTTCTCGGCTTATGTGGTCACGGGGACGGCGGGGGCCGGCAAGAGCACCAGCGTGAGCTGCCTTCACCACACGATGGACTGCCTGGTAACGGGGGCCACAACCGTGGCCGCGCAAAATCTCTCCCAGACCCTCCGCGCCTACTGCCCCACCGTCTACAGCGCCTTCGGGTTCAAGAGCCGCCACATAAATATGACGCCGCGGGTCAGCAGTCATGGCCGCTCAACGGACGCCTCCCTGGAGGAGCTGCAGCGCAGGGACCTGGCCAAGTACTGGACCGTGCTCTCCGACATCGCCGCCGAGTTCAGGCGGACCAAGCCCAGGGGGCTCTACTCGGGCGTCTCGGGCGCCGCCTTCGAGGCCCTGCGGGACATGCACCAGGGGCAGCTCTGGACCACAAACGTGATCGTGGTGGACGAGGCCGGGACCCTCTCCGTCCACATCCTGACCGCCGTGGTCTTCTGCTACTGGTTCTTTAATGCCTGGCTGCACACCCCCCTCTACCGCAGCGGCCACGTCCCCTGCATCGTCTGCGTGGGCTCGCCCACCCAGACAGACGCCTTCCAGTCCTCCTTCAGCCACGAGACCCAGGTCAACAAGATCCGCGAGTGCGACAACATCCTCACCTTCCTGGTGGGCAACCCCCGGGCCTCGGCCTACGTGGACGTGGCCCGCAACTGGGCCCTCTTCATCAACAACAAGCGCTGCACCGACGTCCAGTTCGGGCACCTCATGAAGACCCTCGAGTACGGCCTCGAGCTCTCGCCGGAAATCCTGGCCTACGTCGACCGCTTCGTGGTCCCCAGGGCGGCCATCATGGACCCGGCCCAGTACGTGGGCTGGACGCGGCTCTTCCTCTCCCACGCAGAAGTCAAAACCTTCCTCACCACCCTCCACGCCACCCTCAAGACCGCCACGAGAGGGCGCGCCGGGGGAGGGACCGGGGGCGCCGACGGCGGCGTGACCATGTTCACATGCCCGGTGGAGTGCGAGGTGTTCCTCGAGCCCCTTGCCCAGTACAAGACCCTGGTCGGCCTGCCAAGCCTCACGGCCCACACCTGGCTCCAGAAGAACTACGCGCGCCTCGGCAACTACTCGCAGTTCGCCGACCAGGACATGGTCCCCGTGGGGACCGAGCAGGACGAGGAGAGGGTCAAGGTCACCTACAACGTCACCTACGTCAAGCACAGCTCCGTCTCTGTCAACTGCAAGACCAAGAAGTCCGTCTGCGGCTACACCGGCACCTTCGGCGACTTCATGGACACGCTCGAGGCCGACAGCTTCGTGGAGGCCCACGGGCACGAGCAGCCCGAGTACGTCTACAGCTTCCTGGCCCGGCTCATCTACGGGGGGGTCTACGCCTTCAGCCACGGCGGCCATTCTCTCTGTAAAAACGAGGGATACGCGGCGGCGCTCGGGGCCGTGCCCCTGCCGGGCCGCACGTGGGAGCCAGAGGTGACCGCGGGGCTGCAGCCGGGTGAACTGCCGCTGGAGGTCGCCTGGGACGGAGAGCGGAGCCCCGCCGCCGCCTTCTACGCCTCCGTGCTGGCCCCCCCTGCCGCAAATTCCGCCCCCCTTTCCTCCCTGTTAAACATATATAATGACCTCAAGGCTTACTTCAGGCAATGCCTGGACGTGGCCGTCCGCTACGGTGGGCGAGAGTTCAGGGACCTCCCATTTTGCACCTTCACCAACAACATGCTGATCCGGGACAACATCGAATTCACCTCCGATGAGCCTCGTCTCCACGGCCTCCTGGACTATGCCTCCACCACCGAGAACTACACGCTCCTGGGATACACGCACCTCAACGTCTTCTTCGGCCTCCGGGGAGGACAGCAGCCCCAGGAGCCCGGCGGGTCGCGCATGCCCAGGCTGATGGTGAAGGACGAGGCCGGCTTCGTGTGCTGCCTGGAACACAACACTAACAAGCTGTACGAGACAATAGAGGACAAGTCTCTAAACCTCTGCGGCATCCGAGACTATGGCATCAGCTCCAAGCTGGCCATGACCATAGCCAAGGCCCAGGGGCTGTCCCTGAACAAGGTCGCCATCTGCTTCGGCAACCACAGGAACATTAAACCGGGCCACGTGTACGTGGCGCTGTCCAGGGCCAGGCACTCCAACTGCGTGGTCATGGACAGGAACCCCCTCTCAGAGATGACCACCGGCGAGGGCAACCCCGCGAGCGGCTACATCGTGGATGCCCTAAAAAACTCGAGCGCACTCCTGGTTTACTGAATAAAGCACAGACACTGAGACTCTTGGATCTGAGTGTTTATTTACAGCCATGGCCAGTTGTAGGGTTTGTTGCCCTGGATCGGAGGGGTGGTAACCATCATGTGTTTTTTGTATCTATTGGGACAGGACGGCGGAGGGGGGCGGCGGGGGGGTGGGACTTTGAGCGTAAGTCTCGGGGGTTTAGGAGGGGTCGGAGCACGCTGCTTAACAGGCGCAGGGGCGGGCGGCCTCGCAGGTGCCGGGGGTCGCTGTTTGGTCTGGGCCGGAGCCGGTGGCCTTGGAGGTGCCGGTCCTCTCTGTCTGGACAGCACGGGGGGTGGTGGCCTAGCAGGTACCTGGGCTCGTGGCCGAGAAAAGGATGGGGTGGTTGTAGTGCTCGAAGTGGGTGTGGTGGAGGATTGCGAGGCCCTGGAAGACAGGGAAGCCTGAGAGGCAGAGGCCCCTTCACCTTCCTCGTCGCTCTCACTGTAGTCGGATTCTTCTGAATCCGAAGGACGCCACGAGGGGTCGCTGTCACTGCCCTCCGACTGGTCTTCGTTGCTGGAATATTCATCCTCCAAGTCAATCTCCTCATCATCGTCTGTGTACTCAGACTCCTCTGTCTCGCTCAGGTCTTCCTCCTCATCTTCATCCTGGGTTGACTGAGAGGTCTGAGACCCCAGGGTGTAGCCGCTGCCCAGGGAGGTGTCCTCCTCGTCCTCTGATAGGAGCCGCTGGGCCCTTCTGGACCTCCCACCGCGAGACTTTAGAAACATGGCCATCCCGGCGCCGCTACAGTCTCCAATCTATCTCACCGAGACCCTTCTCGCGCAAGAAGTTGTTGGCGAGGACAAAGTGGTTGTTGCCCACAAACTTCTGCTGTGCGCTCTTGCGGGTGCTGTTCTGAGCCAGGGGAGAGGGGTGCTGCGAGGTCAGAACCAGATGCTTCTTGGAGTTGATCAGTGAGGCTTTATCTCCTGCCTTCGCACCCCACAGCATAAACACGCACGCTTTTAACCGCTCAGAGAGCAATGAGATTACGTGGTCAGTAAACCACGCCCAGCCAATGTCAGCGTGTGAGCCAGGCTTGCCCTTTTGCACAGTGAGGATGGTGTTGAGCAGCAATACTCCCTGGGAGGCCCACGCGTCCAGGCAGCCGTGATCCGGGGGAGAGAACTCCGGCAGACTCCGGTGCAGCTCCGCATAAATGTTCCTCAGGCTGGGGGGGACCGGGAAGCCATATGCTACGCTGAATGCCAGGCCGTTTGCTTGTCCTCCGTGGTAGGGGTCCTGGCCTAAAATAACCACCTTAATATCGGAGGGGTCGCAAAAGCGAGCCCAGGCCATGCACATGTCCTCTTCTGGGTAGATGATGGTCCGAGTCCGCAGGCGCCGGACGCATGCGATGACGGCTGCCAACTTGCGCTGGAAGATGGGGCTGAGCTGCAGGAAATCAAGCCATGGGTCGGGGAGGAGCAGATTTTCACCTTTGACACCATTCTCCTGTTTCCTCTTCCACACATGTTCCTCCAGCCACAGGTCTAGCCCGCGTGACGCCATGCGTATCTGTTTAAGTTGGCCCCAAACAGGTCTTCGACCGAGAAGGAGGCGTAGATACTCTCGAGGGTGTTTAACAATTCACGGAGCTGAACTGTGAGGGCGGAACTGCTGCGCTGCAGGACGGCGATGAAGAAGGAGACCACGTTGAGTCCGTTTCCACAGCGGCTAATGACCAGCTGACTTGTCCCGTTCTTTGCTGAATTTAAGGAGGCCAGGCTGAAGCCATCACAGGTCTTATTGCTCACCAGGTAAATGTCGCTGATGTTTTCCAGCGCAAGGAGGTGTTCAGCGCGGAGCTGAGTGACATGACAACATGGGTAGGCCCAGTTGCCCCACGTGGGGAGGACAAAAATGACAGCGAGAAAGACGGACAGAAACCCACTAACAGCACGCATGATGGCAAGGGGGTTTATTCTTTAGTGCGGGGGAATACATGGCTTTTAATACGATTGAGGGCGTCTCCTAATAAGTTACATCACTCCTGCCCCGCCGCACCCTCATCTCCTTCATTTCCGTCACCTCCCTCACCTCCTTCATCTCCGTCATCTCCCTCGGCACCCTCACCTCCCTCCGCTGCCACTGCCGCAGCTGGAAGGTGTGGAGGGAAAAAGACAGGAAGCATCACGGGGTCCTCAAATGTTATAACTGTAACCTGAACAGAAGAGGTCGGAAGTGGCTTGGTCATAATGTAGTCTCGAAGGGCATCCTTAACACATTCGGCAAATATCATAGTTTGTAAAAATACGATGAAGTAGCAATCTGTAGACTCTCTCATGGGCCCAGGTTGAGGGCCAGGCTCGGGTGCATAGCCAAATGGCAGCCGTCCTAGAGGCGTAAGGCGGCACTCTGGTATACAACAGGCAATACATCGCCTCAGGTTGTAACAGGAAGTTTTAGGGCCATATACAAAAACTCCAAATGGCCAGTTACCGGTTGTGTTCGTCCGCTCAGCCTGACATCTGGCTAGAAGCACCTTGAGATTTTTTGCCATGTTTTCAAACTTCTTGAAACCTCTGCCACCCTCGCCGCGGCGCCTCCCAAACCACCCTCCCTTTTTACCACTGCCTCGGCCACCAGAGGTCGTGGTTTGGCGACTGGGGCCTTCTCCCGGGTCTTCTCCCGGGCCCTGCTCCACCGCTCCGGGAGGTTGTTCATCACCACCATCAGTTCCATCAGTTCCCCTGTAACCACCTAGTGGGGATCCAGGAAAAGAAGTTGGAAGTGGCCTGTGCCCTGGAAACCCTGGAAAGTCACTTGAGTCAGAACCATTGGAAGATGAACGACTTGATGAAGAACTACGTGATGAAGACTGGGATGATGAACGTCCACTGGGACTCCTCGGTCTTTTTTCACCCTTACTAGGCCCCTCCCCTCTGCCCCTTCCTCGTCCTCGACCACGGCCTCTACCTCTACTGCCTCCTCCTCTACCTCGGCCTCTCCCTCGGCTGCCTCCTCCACCGCCTCCTCCTCTTCCCCCTCTGCCCCCTGCACTACCTCCCCTGCCGCGGCCTCTACCTCGGCTGCCTCCTGCTCCGCTGCCTCCTGCTCCGCTGCCTCCTGCTCCACTGCCTCCTGCTCCGCTGCCTCCACTGCTCCCCCCTGCACCGCCTCCTAGGCTCCCTCCAGCACCACCTCCTGCTCCACCGCTTCCCCCTGCACCTCTTCCCGAACCCACTCCTGCTCCACCACCTCCTCTTGAGTTCCCTCCAGCACCACCGGCACTGCTTCCTCCAGTGCCACCTTTGCAGCCAACGCAGCTCCGGCGTTTTTTGTCACGGTGGCCATTGCCATGTCTTGTCTCGGATTCAGAACCGTGGCCACCAAATTCTCCAGTTTCGCCTAGTACTCCTCCACCTCCACGCCCCCGTCCTCTGCCTCGTCCTCGTCCACGGCCATGGGCCCCTCGTCCTCGATTTCCGCCACTGCCGGAGCCCGATGCACCACCTGGTCTGGATTCAAGGCCCGGACCCGTGTATCCCAGGCCGTTCCCCGGGCCCCTTCCGTCGGACATGATTCACACTAGAACAGAGCAATTAGAGATGTTTATTAGATGGCGCTCAGGGAATACAGGGAGCGAAGACTCCCACCCCCATCGGCATCCCCCTCATCATCATCCCCCTCGTGGTCGCTGTCAGACAGATCCAAGTCTGAAAATTCACCCTCATCGTAGGAACCATCATCTGCCTCCTCACCGGTTACCCGCAACCCAGAAAACTCCCGCTGCACCTCGTCGAAGTTAGCCTCTTGGGCCTCCAACCAGGCCTCAAACTCCTCCATCCCCCCATCGCTGGATGGTAGGGACCGGGAGTCCGAGGACTCCACTGCAGCCTCCTCGTAGTCACCCAGCAACGATGCTACAGGGGCAACGGGACAAGAGAAGGATGTGGGCAGCGAAAGTCCAGGCTTGCCGGGACGTTGGGGCTCGGAGGGTGCCGGGGAAGCGGCGGGACAAATTGGGGAAACATCTGGGGAAGTCCCCAGTGGCGGGCCCAAGTTCCGCTGTGAGCTCTCCATTCCCCTGCGCGTTGCATGAGAGCATGGCCGCCCGGTCTCCGGGGGTGCCACCTGGGGCAGTGCCGGTAGCATCGGTCGAGGAACACCTCCCCCGCCTCCCTGTTTAACCAACGCGACAACGTGCTTCGCGGCACACACGTTGGGCTCGGTCACCAAAATGCGCCCCAGCAGAGTTTCAGGAAAGTGGAAAGGGTTCAAAGGCCCCGGCGTGGGGAAATAAAAGTGATTATCCACTTTGCGGTACTGTTCAATGTAGTCTCTAAGTGTTTGTGGGTCCACCGGTAGAGTGTCCCCGGTTTCTGCTAGCCATTGGCCACCAAGGGCCTGCTTCAGGTGCTGGGAGTCTCCTGTTACATAATCTCTGAGAATAAAAAACAGAGAGAGGTGAAACAAGGCCGCCAGTAAGGTGCGTGCGAGGACACCATCCGAGTCATCGAGGTCAGGGATTTCGTCCAAGCCTGGGGTTAAGCCCCGTGGGTCATAATCATGTTTCACCTGACCACCCAAAGCCACGGCTTTGTGTACCAGTGTGTTCAGAAGATTAACAGGATTACATTTCTTAGTGTGAGGGATGATCTTAGGTAGTTCAAAGAGCCCGGGAGTCAGGGCCCCTAAGCCCCTAACACACCGCTGGCACTCTGGACAGCCGCAGGAATCCAACCACAATTTTTGCAGACCTGTCACAACAGCCTGAAGCAAAGTTTCGGGTGTATCACTGGGAGATGTCTCTTCCGGAATGACCCCCCGGCACAAGCCATAGGCCGTGGTCAGGGCCTGCACGCCTGGTAATATCAGCCTTTCCCTGGCAGCTTGCCTAATAGAGCCTGGGAGAGCATTCCATAAGGCAAACAGGGAGGAGAGAAGAGGCAGATTATGGTCCCCAGAGGCCCGACCCAGCACACGCCGGATTTTGCCTGCAATATTTCTGCCAGTAAGAGCGTCATCATGATCAGAGATAAAATCGCTCAATAGCTGAGACACCTCCCGGGCCAGATGTTCAGGAACCAAAATAACCGAGCCTTCCTGTTGCCCACTCATCCTGAAGCGATGTTGATGCAGAGTCGCCTAAAGCTCCCATGTGATGGTCTGGGTTTTATATTGCGATTGTCCCGCCCCTGACAATGGCTCATAAAAGCCCAATAGCCCATGTCAGCCAGCCTATTTTGTCATAGCATACCATCGAGGACACAACACCAGACTAGACAAACAGAAGGTAAGAGACTTTATTATGGATATGGCATGGGGGGGCAATTCTCTAGGACGTGTTTGGTGTGCTTCAGGAGGTCGATGTATTCAGAGCAGTCAGGCAGGGGAATGGCGTCTGTGACCTCCTGGTCGGCGGCGACACTCTCCCAGAGGGTGAGGAGCGGCCTGTTGCGGTGAAAGATGCGCATCCCCTCCTGGGAGATAATCCAGCCACAGAGGGCCTTGATTTCAAGGTGCAGCAGCTGGGAGAGGGTGGCTATGGAGCCATGAATGTAGTTGTAGTACAGGCATCTGTGAAACTTGGAGAGTGCCACTGTCCAGAGAACAACCTGGTTAAAGAAACCGCGCCAGGCACAGGGTTCCTCGCTCGGACCTGAGGCCATTAGCAACTGGTGTGAGAGGTTGTGAATGGCCGTCATGGAGGGCATGGAGGCATAGCCGCTTCGGCAGATATCTGCAACGACCTTCCTCATGCCCAGAGAGATGCCCTCGTAGTACTGCAGGGACAGGGCCGTGTAGTCGCTCTCAGGCAGAACCACATTCACAGAAGCGTGGTGCCTCTCCTGGCGCAGGGTTCTGATCAGGGCCCACAGCTTGTCATCCAGTCCCATGTCCCGGCTCATGTTGAGGTGGTCCAGGACTTCGGCTATGGCTCGCTGCTCATCCTTGGGGGAGTAGTAGCTCAGCAGCTCCAGAAAATATGCCAGCTTCTTTAGGATCTTGGGGATGATGGCGTCTTCCAGCAGTCTGTGCTGCTGCACAGCCTGTAGGACCCTGGCCAAAAACAACCCCCTGTGGGCCGTGAGCAGTGGGTGGCCTGGTGGGAGGTCGCAGTCGACCCCGATGGTGTTGAGAAGATGTACAACATCGCCGACCTCTGGATAGTGCTTCAGGTAGAGCTCGTGGAGGAAGGATTTTAACGGCCTGATGTTTCCTCTGTTACTAGCCATGAGGCCTAAAAAGGACGGCCTAGAAGACTTCCTGAAACTGACTCCCGAGATAAAAAAGCAGCTGGTCTCTCTGATTTCTGACTACTGTAACGTCCTGAACAAGGAATTTACAGCCGGGAGCGTGGAGATTACTCTGAGATCCTACAAAATATGCAAGGCATTTATAAATGATGCCAAGGCCCACGGGCGAGAATGGGGCGGGCTCATGGCCACGCTCAACATCTGCAATTTCTGGTCCATCCTCCGAAACAACAGGGTGAGGAGACGGGCCGAGAATGCCGGTAGCGATGCTTGCTCCATCGCGTGCCCCATTGTGATGCGGTATGTGCTAGATCACCTGATTGTGCTCACAGACAGATTTTTCATCCAGGCCCCCAGCAACAGGGTGATGATCCCTGCCACCATAGGCACAGCCATGTATAAGCTCCTGAAACACTGTCGGGTGCGTGCCTACACCTACAGCAAGGTGCTAGGCGTGGACCGGGCGGCCATCATGGCCTCCGGTAGGCAGGTGGTTGAACACATGATGAGGATGGAGAAGGAAGGCCTCCTAAGCTCCAAGTTCAAGGCCTTTTGCAAGTGGGTGTTCACATATCCAGTTCTCGATGAAATGTTCCAGACAATGGTCTCATCCAAGACCGGCCAGCTGACGGATGACGTGAAGGATGTGAGGGCCCTGATCAAGACCCTGCCCAGGGCCTCCTACTCCAGCCATGCCGGACAGAGGAGCTACGTGAGCGCCGTGCTGCCCACGTGCCTGCTGTCAACCAAGCCCAAGGCGGTGGACACTCCGATTCTGGTGTCTGGCTCCGAGGGACTGGAGGAGGAGCTCATTAGGGATGATGCAGGGGCCTCTCACTCCGAGGCCTACCACGCAGAAAGCGGACCGTTTCATGATTTCACGGATGAGCTCGAGAGCCCCCCTGGCCTAGACATGCCCCTTGATCCAGAAGCTGGAGGAGCCGACGGAGACAGCGGCTCCAGTGGCAGCGACACTGGCAACAGCGACACTGACCAGAGTGACCGGGAGGAGGTTGGGACGGAGGCGCCTCGCTTGGGGGGGGCAAAGTCCCGCAGGCCATCCAGGCCCCAGGGTAAAGCCCCGCGGCTCTCTCACCCTAGTTCCAGCGTGGCCCGAGAAGAGATGTTGACCCACGAGGCTGATGAGAGACCCATCTTCCCTCACCCTTCGAAGCCCACCTTTCTTCCTCCCGTTAAAAGGAAGAAGGGCCTCTGGGATGGCCGGGGGGGTATGTTCCTACCTAGCACAGAAACGGACAGTGTCACGCCTGACATGGCCGATGGACGAGAGACACGCCAGCCAAAGAGAATCAGGCCCTTTCATCCACCAGGGTCCCCGTGGGCCAACCAGCCCCTGTCTGCCTCTCTGGCCCTTTGCCCCGGTGCCAGCTTCCGAGGCGGGCGGCTGCCTCCTGCCACCCCACGTGCCCCCGACCGTGTGACCAGATGCCCGGTGGAGACGCCAGAAGCCGGGACCGGCGTGGAGGATCCCGACGAGGAGACCAGCCAGGCCGTGAAGGCCCTGAGGGAAATGGTGACACTTGCCATTCCCCAGAAGGAAGGGGCTGCACAACGTGGACATATGGCTCTTGACCACACGCCCCCTTGTGGTCAATTGGACGAACTGGCCACCACCTTAGAGACCATGACAGAGGATTTAAACTTGGATTCCCCCCTGACCCCCGAACTTAATGAAATCTTAGATACATTTCTAAATGATGAGTGTCTGCTACATGCCATGCATCTTTCAACAGGGTTGTCTATTTTTGACACCAGCTTATTTTAGGAACTTCTGAAAACTACCTCCTCTTTTAGAAACTATGCATGAGCCACAGGCATTGCTAATGTTCCTTCTAGTCACACCTAATTTTGGCACGTCCCAAACCATGACATCACTGGGGAGGCTGGTGCCTTGGCTTTAAAAGAGGAGCTGTCACAAAGGTAGCTAACTATTGCAACTTGCTGGTCATCTTTCCTATCTCTGCCTCTCGCGATGGACCCCAGCTTGCCTCCTGAAGATGTGAAATATACAGCTGACGCACCATACCAGGTGCCGTTCCAACAGGCCTTTGAAACGGCTACTAGAGTCTATCAGGACCTGGGTGGACCATCGCAACAGCCTACTACTAGTCTGCCTTGTGTGCTTTGGCCGGTGCTGTCGGAGCCACTGCCACATGTTCAGCAGCCCACTGCTTATCACCTTTCAGCCGCTCCTACTGGGCAGTGGTTTCCTGCTTTTCAGACTAATCCTGAGAATCTTTATCCGACATATGCAGCACCTCAGCTGCTCCAAGTCCCAGACTTGACCCAGATTCAACAGTTTCACCAAGCCGGGGGAGAAGCACCACAACCTGGAGACAATTCTACTGCTGTAACGAGAGCAGAAGCGGCATGTGCCTGCCCGGAAGCTGATGAAGGCCAGCCATTGGTGGAGGTGGATGCCCAACCACCTGCCACGGCGCCTGTACCGGCACGACGTCCGAGGAAAACACCACAGCCAGAATCGGTAGGGGGGCAGCTGGGCTTGAAGGGGCAGCTGGGCTTTGAGGGGGCAGCCTGGGCTTTGAGGGGCAGCTGGGCCTTGAGGGGCAGCTGGGCTTGAGGGGCAACTGGGCTTGAGGGGCAGCTGGGCTTGAGGGGCAGCTGGGCTTGAGGGGCAGCTGGGCTTGAGGGGCAGCTGGGCTTGAGGGGCAGCTGGGCTTGAGGGGCAGCTGGGCAGGACACATTTGTAAATGTGTCCCTTGCTTGTAGCTGGACGAGTGTGGCTCTGAACTTGAAATAAAGCGTTACAAGAACCGGGTGGCTTCCAGAAAATGCCGAGCCAGGTTCAAGAATCTTCTGCAGCACTACCGTGAGGTAGGTACAATGAAACAAGACTGTTCAAGTGGTGAATGAGCGGGTGGCAGATATCTCCCCCCCGTGCATAAATTTCCAAGCTAAACACATGCATTTTTTTCCACACAGGTAGCCGCCTCCAAATCATCGGAAAATGAACGGCTACGCATCCTGATGAAGCAGATGTGTCCAAGCCTGGATGTTGACTCCATTATCCCCCGGACACCAGACATTATCCATGAAGATCTTATATAATTTTACCCTCTTCCATCGAAACCCCGCTTGCATCACGCCCCGTTTACTAATGGAATATTAATAAATGACTTCCTGTTGGAATGCTTTGAACTTGTTGCCATGGTTTCATTTAAGCAGGTGAGGGTGCCTCTGTTTACCGCCCTGGCCCTTGTTATTGTTCTCCTCCTGGCATACTATTTGCCACCCAGGGTGAGAGGAGGACAGGTGGCGGCCGCAGCCATCACCTGGGTGGCCAACCCAAAGGTGGAGGTCTGGCCCGCAGAGCCCCCGCCACCAATTGACTTTAACAAGACAGCCGAGCAGGAGTATGGAAAGCCAGAGATAGACCTTCCACATTGGAAACCCACCCTGCACACATTCAAGGTACCTGAGAATTACACCAAACCTAACTGCACATATTGCAACACTCAAAAGTACACATTCTCATTTAGCAAGCGCTGCTTTTATTTCACCCCACAGAAGCATCCCTGGGATGGATGTTTTAAGGCCTGTGCTGAGCTATATGAGTGCACTTATTTTTATGGGCCAACGGCCAACATCCTTCCTGTGGTAACTGGAAATTTAAAAGCTTCAGAGTCTCTTTGGGTTGGAGTGTACAAGGTAGGAGAGGGGAACTGGACATCATTAGATGGGGGCAATTATCAAGTTTATCAGATCTTTGGCTCTCATTGTACTTATGTCAGTAAATCTAGTAAAGTTCCAGTTTCTCATCACGAGTGTTCATTTCATAAGCCCTGTTTATGTGTTAGTCATAGAAAAGATTGAGACTAGAGGGGGTCCCAGACACAGGGCTGGGTATTCGGATGAAATTTTTACTCTATATCACTTTCTGTAGATGCATCATAGTCTGTATGCTGGGTGTCCTTTTGGCCTTTAGAAACGTCAGAGCCCTCACTAATAACCTCAGCGGCCTGGGTTTCCCCGGCGGCTTTGTCTAAGTTTGTGTGGAAATGAGAGCCTTCCAAACGAGGCCTTTTTTGATGTTGGCCCTCGGTGCCCACTTGTGTAAAGGCCCCTTGACTGAGGTTACTGGCAAAAATTACGTTCGGGTGCGAAGTACCCGGTGCAGTTGCACCCGTGGTCATGCTATCTTGTAACGGGGTAGAAGGAGTTGGGAGTCTTGTCGGAATGGGGCGCAAAGGGGCTTCACGAGGTGTAGATAACAATGGCAGTGCTGCAGCTGAATCTGGGGTCTGTGAATAGGGCAACTGTTGGGCCTGTGTTTGCTCGGGGGTCGGTGGTACGGGCTGTGGTTGTAAAGGATGGGTATGTGCTGGCCTGGGATATGGAGCCCAAGTAGGCTGTGAACATGGATAACTTGGATATGGAGGCCGTTGGGCCCAGGGGGTTAAAGGAGGCCCATAACCTGGATATTGAGACCAATATGCCCACGAGTGCCTATATCTTTGATATTGAGCCCGTAAACCCCAGGGACCTGAGTCACCTGGATATTGAGCAACTGAAACCCGTGGATGCATGTATGGAGCCAATGGGGCCTGGGGCTGTATCTCCCTGTAACCCGGGTGTGGAGCCCGCGATGGCTGCATCCGTGGTGCTCCGTAACCCGGATATGGAGCTGGTGGGGGCTGGGGCTGTTGTGGCTGCGACTCCCTGTATCCCAAGTATGGAATCGGCATGGCCTTTGGATGTTGTGTCTGCGGCTTTCCGTAATTCGGGTATGGAGCCAGTGGGTCTTGGGACTGTTGTGGCTGCGGCTCCCTGTAATCCAGGTATGGAGGATGCAGGGGCTCTTGTGGCTGAGGCTGAGACTCCCCATGTGCTACAGGGCGTGGAGCCTGCTGGGCATGTTGTGGCTGGGCCTGAGGCTCCCTGTATCCCAGGTAGGGAATCGGCGGGGCCTGGGGCTGTTGTGGCTGCAACTCCACATAACCCTGGTATGTAGGGCACTGGGGCTCTTGTGGCTGAGGCTGAGGCTCCCCATATGTTGGGAGTGGAGCCTGCTGGGAATGTTGTGGCTGGGGCTGAGGCTCCCCATATGTTTGGCACGGAGCCTGCCGTGGATGTTGGGTCTGAGGCCGAGGCTCCCAGTAGCCCGGGTATGGAGCCTGCTGGTGTTGTGGCCACGGCTCCTCATGACCGGAAAATGGAGCCCGGTGGGATTGGTATTGTGCCTCCCGGAAGCCCGGGGGTGGATCCTGTAAGGGCTGTGATTCCACATCAGTTGTATCCTGGGGCTCCTGGGGTTTTGGTTCCTCATCGTCCTCTGAATACTGAACATCAAACTCTATATCATCATATGCTGAACATGCATGCCGTGAGGGTGAAGAATCCTCATACGTGAGCTGCTCTGAATGTAGTGTCGGCCGCTTGGCAGACAATGGGTGCTTGCGAGACTCTTCCGAGGCCCGAGGTCTCGTGGTGGGCACCGAGGGGAGCACAAAGACGGATGGGAGCCGCGTAGGACGTTGTAGAGTTGGCCCCCGGCGTGAAGCTGGTGGTTGTTTGCCACTACCATCACGACTTGCCCGCATTTCCCAAAAGCTCTTTGGCTTTGGCCCAAATGGCCGCTCCATCAGTCGTTCCCTCAGTAATTCACGGAATTTGGAGGGTGGGGCGGAGGACTTGGGTTGCTTCTCGTGTTGCGTCGAAGCAGGAGCTCCATCTTTACATTTTTGCTGTTGCTTCTCAGGTTGCGATGCTTTTGGCCGGCCTCGCTTGGATGGCTTCACCTTGGGCAAAGTCCCACTGACCTCGCCTGTGGACACGACAGCCCGACGCTTTCGCGCTGGGGCTTCTTCCTCATCGGAGGACTCAACATCAATCACCTCTATGATATCATGGGCAGTTGTAACCACACACGCACCACTTGGCACCCCAACACTTTGTGGCGCGTCCTCGATTGCCTCAGTGGGGGGCGATTGGGGCGGCTGATGAACGATCGCGGTCGTGTGTTCAACCTGGGTCAATATGGGTGGGGTGGTGGGTACAGGTGGATTGTCAGATGGGCCTGGCTGGGCCGGGAGGCTCGAATCTTGTTCCATCTCATCGGAACTGCCTTCATCAACACCCAGTGATGGCACCGCGGGGTGCGTTATGCACGTGGGCCATGGCCGTGTTCTCCAAGGCAGGCCGTAAATGAAAATGAGGGGCCTCCTCTGGGGTATCTCCATGCCTGGTGCGGTGTACGGCAGCTCGTCATCTGAGGACTCCATCTGCGAGTCCGAATCTCGGCCGCCCTCTTCTTCGCTGCTCGTTTCAACGATATCATCAATGTCGGGTTCTTCCCTCTCCAGCAGCCTTAAGCCCAACCTCTGTGCCTCTCTAAACGTGGTCTTGAGATCGTCTGAATTCAGGCCCCGGCACGTGTGAAAGGCCTGCTCATTAGGTCTCGGGTACCACGGGACGCTCGGTTTGTAGGTCCCGATTGACTTGTGCCACCAGTATTTCAAGGCCGGATTGCCGCAACGTGTCATGGCTCCCATGAAACGGGCAAAGTCGAAAAGTTGGGCGTCACTCTGCAGTCTGTGAAGCCAGATGTGGCGCAGCGAATAATACGACTCACTATAGGGATCAAAAATAACTCTGTACCGCCTTTGCCATCGCCGTCTTTGAGAGAACGCTTCTGCTTCGCGGCTGAATCTTTCTTGCTCCCTCGCCCCGGGGAGGTAGGGTGTCCAGACCTGAGCCGAGAAGGCCCTTTCGTTTCTTGCCCCCGTGTGGCATCCCATCATTACCATCACCTTTACATTGTCTGCTCCAATCATATCGGGCGCAGATGTTCTGGTGCGGATTGATGCCGTGCGGAATCCCATATACCACGTTACACTGGGAGAGGTGAGCACCCAGTGTCGCCACCCAGGCGCTGTGCTGGGACCGCGTTCGAGATCACGGCACCGCTGTCTGGCCGCCATCATAAAGCACACCATTTGACGTGGGTCAACATTTCTATCGAACATCAGGTTGGCTAGAACATGTGTTGAAGGTTGCTAAAATTAAGGGAGACGTGGGTCAGGTCAGGGTTTCGGGAAGCCCCCGTGGCATAACCCGCTTTAGAGGCATGCTCACCACGACAGCTTCATAGGCGGCATTCCTGAGCTCCACCGCTGAATACGGCCTAGTCACAAATGGAGGAAGCCATGGCAACTCGACGCCCGCTCCGCCTAAGTATTCTCCAGCCCTCTCGTGCCTTCTTCTCCGCCTTTGCCGCACGTGTTGCATCCAGGTTTCCTGTTCCCCCCCGCCTGCCTGTTGGCCGGTCTCTGCTGTACACTCATCCCGCTGTGTCGTCCCCATGGGGGGCTCGCCGGCCTGTGACCCTGTCCCCGGGACGAGCTCACCGGTGCGCTGTACATTGTCTCCTGGCTCCTCTTGGGTAGAATGAATATCGTCCCCCTCTCCTTGTGATGCCATTGTTGTGTCTGTAAATATGTAAAATTGCTGCCTCATCTAAATTTGTAGTAACTTGTTATCTTGCCCACTGTCCCTCATTTCATTAGTTATCTTTTAAAGGGTTAATCCCAGTTCATGTCCACCGAGAACATTAGAACTCCTCGTCCGATATTTCAAGACGAGGAGAAGATTCGGCGGCGCCACCCTTGGTCCCCTCATTGGCCCCATCTTCGGTCGTGAATTCTCCCTGGCCTAGAGCAGGCTCTAGGCCCAGACTGAGATTCTCCCAAATAACGGAAAAGGAAGGCAATTGCTCTCCTTGGGCGGGCTGAGACTCTACGGTGGCATCGGTTTTGGCTCGTTTGGGAGGGAGAATTTCCTCCCAGTGCCTCCGTTCTCCGGGTTCTTGGGTGGGTGCCTGGGGTGCCGTGCTGGCACCCGCGGGCCTTACGAAACCCAGCTTTCTGGGCAGTTGTGAAGAAGGTGTGCTGGCCGGTGGAAAAAAGACAGGTGCCTGCACAGTATGTCCCCCTTGCGGGTCGGGAGTTGGCACTAGTGGGCGCAGTTTAGCTCCACGTGATGGCTTTCTACTGGCAGGCCTGCCCCTTTTAGGAGCCTGGGGAGGCATCACAATCACACTGGCGGGCCCGGCCTGGGGCTGCTGCTGGGGGGCGGGCCCGGCCTGGGGCTGCTGCTGGGGGGCGGGCCCGGCCTGGGGCTGCTGCTGGGGGGCGGCCCGGCCTGGGGCTGCTGCTGGGGGGCGGGCCCGGCCTGGGGCTGCTGCTGGGGGGCGGGCCCGGCCTGGGGCTGCTGCTGGGGGGCGGGCCCGGCCTGGGGCTGCTGCTGGGGGGCGGGCCCGGCCTGGGGCTGCTGCTGGGGGGCGGGCCCGGCCTGTGGCTGCTGCTGGGGGGCGGGCCCGGCCTGGGGCTGCTGCTGGGGGGCGGGCCCGGCCTGGGGCTGCTGCTGGGGGGCGGGCCCGGCCTGGGGCAGCTGATATGGGGCGGCTCGCATTGGCATTGGCCGTACTGGGGTTCGCATTGGTCCAGTTCTTGGGTGGCCAATCCGGGCTTCTGAAGCCCAAGACATCAAAGGTGGCCCGCCTGGGGTCTGAATTGGCGGGTATATGTGCCCGGGGGGTTGAAGGTGGCTCAGAGTGGGTTGAGCCATGAGGCTTGAGGTTGGACCTGCCTGTGTACCCTGGGCAAATGGTGGCCAAGTGTGCCTGTATCTGAATTTGCCCCAATCCGGCGGGCTCATCTTCTTCAATGTCTAGTTCTTCCCTATAAACGCAGGGAGCAGCTCTTGTGGCCATTGGACGGGGCAGTGGGCTGCGTTCTATGAATGTTGACATAACCCGTTGTTCAGCATCCTCATTATCCTGCTCAAGTAGGTCTAGTAAGGACTCAGGTGCACTGACTTGCGCTGGAGGTTGGTGAACGATGACAGGTGCTACTTGGATATGTGGCAAAGGGGGCTGCGGTACCAGGGGGTAAGGGGCTCTTGGTGGCACGGTCTGACTTTCCAGTGGCTGTGCATGTGGTCTATGGAGGATCACTGTGGGTACTTGGGGATGTGGTGTGGGTTGTGTTGTTTTTGGTGGAGTTGGGGCTGCTATCTGCTCTGCCTGTCCCGCCTTCTGCTTTTTGCATTGCTCCCGAAGTGCATCAACTACACTCGGGTCAGACAAGACGGCCCTAAATCTTCTTCTTTGTTTAAGTGCTGCACTCGTGGCAAAAACCTTTGGTCTGCCGTGAATGTACACAGGATCCGGAATTATACATGGCATGCTCGCTAGGGCCTCTGCGGCACTATCCGGGTCACATTCACTCTCAGAGTCACTTTCATCGCTTCCATCTTCGACAATTATGGGATCATTTGGCAGTCTGACCGCATAGAGCTCCATGGCTAGTCCACAGGCAAAGGCAATAGCGATATCTCTGGATGTTAAGGGGTTTTCATAAGGAACATCAGGCGGATGCGGTTTCAGCCACGGCCTGGTTGGTCGGCGTCTCCCAGTGCACTGTGTAAACCAGTAGTGTATGAGTCTGTGTTCCGGCTTACATAACCATCCTACGAACTGCACAAAGGCAATTCTCTCATCCCTAGACCATGGTGAAATCCATATTGGATAGAGTCTCCTACCAGAACTCACTAAATCAAAGAACATGTGGTATCTGGGCGATGAATGGGACCGGGTATAATCTGCAAACGAAAAGGATGTCAACTGCTTCTGAAAAAATTCTGACATTCTGGGCGGCATTACGGTACCGGCGCTGTAAGTCACTCTGTGGCGCTCGCCACCTTCACACCCTAAAGTGGCCGTCAGATAGACCCGGACTGTTGAAGTGCCCCAAAGCTCAAAATTTTCTATCATGAGGTGCCTCGTACAAAATCCCATGGGCCAGGTTCTCTGCGGGGACACCATCCTCCACCGTCTTTGGTTTGCAATGGGCCATGGTTCTTCCCGGACAGAGCGGCATCTATGACGCACAGTCATGCAGAGCCATATAAACTCTTCGGTTGTCAGATTTTCATCAAAGAACAAACCGGCTACATGCCGTGATGAGGGAAACTGAAACCAATAACAGCAAATTAATGCAGGCCAGATAGCCAATAAAAACTAGTGGACACGTATGTTCTGGGCGCCTCTTACCAACATGCTATCATAGGCAGCGTGGACTACTTGGATTACTGACGCCTGCACCGGTGTTACATTCACAAACGTTCGATACCGAGCCGACCAGAGAGCAGCGGCCTCCTGATAGCCGTGTGGGGGCGTTCTGGCCCGTTGGCTCACTTCTTCCACGTCATCATCTGAATTCTCTTCCATGGGCTCGTGTTGCAACATTTGCTCGCTGGCAGTAGACGGTCCCGGGGACACAGTTTCACGTGGACTGGGATTAGACCCGGGATCACCCATATTACCTCTCTCTCCATCCTGTGGTGAATCTGGGTCTTCAGAATCCGGTGCCTCTGCGGCCCCATCCCGCAATGCTCTGCCGAGCCAAGCTTTCTTCATTTTGGCGGGTTTAACTGTTTTGAGATAAGATATCTCAATAACCTACAAGAGTATGGCCTTTCCTCTGGACTAAGTTATGAAATAAAGTCAAAGAAGACATTTTGGAATTCAGCATCAGCAGATTTATTGCCTGGGAAATATCAGCAGGGTAATGGGAAAACATGCTGCTCCTACACAGCCCTTATTCCTCATTATCTGGGGGATCCTCAAGGTCAGGCAAGTCTTCACCCTGACCGGAGTGAACCAGAGCTGACACCAAAACCACACCACTACCCGCACCTGACACATTCTGGCCATCCTCCGCCACAAAAATCACCTCGGGGGTTCTTGGGGTGGGCCTGCCATGGATTGACAAATCAATAGGGTCACATAACTCTGAAGCCTCGGACCCATCTGCACTTTCCGTCTCCTCAATATCCTCATCAAAGCTCACCTGGCTGACATTATATTGGGTAACGCCAAAAAATGAGGGAGCGTGGGTGTTGGTGGGTTCAGGGGGCGGAGATTCCACACGAGGTACCTGCCTAAAGGCACCCATCTGGTAAGGGCCCTGACTAACACGTGGTCTAACGGAAGCTTCGTGAAGCGGTTCTTGGTCTGGTATAAAGACCCACTGGCCAGGCATGGGGGGCAGCTGAGGAGGTGCTGGAATTACGGGAGCCCGCCGACAAATGGAGCGAGACATGGGGGCTCCCACTCGTGGTGGCAGCTGTGGTGGGGTTGCTGGAACCTGGGCCTGATCGAGACCCTGGAAAGCAGAAGTTCCTGTGGCCAACCGAAGCCCGGCGACCTGAGACAGGTTACGTTCTAACCACGTCTCAGTGTCCTCACCCCGGGGTGGTCTGCCAAGAGTACCAGAGCGCATCATAGCGAGACACGCACGCACGGTCCTTGGCCTCTGCAAGCTATATGGCCTTCGTGTCTCCCATTCGTTACCCCCCCTTGATCGGGACGGCGGCCTCATTACAGGAATTCTCCCCGCCTGCATGGCCGGGTAAGACAACGGAGCCTCGGTGGGCGCCATAGGAACTTCAGGGGGTTGTACAGCCACCGGATGTGTGTAGGGGTATCTCTGGGGCCTGCCTCTGGAGCTATACCAAGTAAAGTAATCCGGAGGTGGACCACAACGTATTGGAATGGGGACAACGGGTTGGACAGGTGTTGGGGCCCAGCTTGGGGCAGCGTATGACATGGACACCTGGACGGAGCTAGATGTTTCTGGGGCGGGGCCTGTAAGTAAGGCCAAGCTAGGCAATGGAGCAGGTCTTGGGTCAAAAGCCCCTGCCATGGGATCTGGCATATGTGTAGCCGGGGCTACTTTGGGAACCTGTGACGGTGCTGCCTCCCAGGGCCTAACAAAATGCCCAGTGGGGGGGGCTGGTGTTGGCCCCGGTTTTGGACTCTGTACTGGCCCCGGCTCCAGATCCTGTACTGGCCCCGGTTCCAGATCCTGTACTGGCCCCGGCTCCAGATCCTGTACTGGCCCCGGCTCCAGATCCTGTACTGGCCCCGGTTCCAGATCCTGTACTGGCCCCGGTTCCGGACTCTGTACTGGCCCCGCTTCTGGACTCTGTACTGGCCCCGGTTCTGGACTCTGTACTGGCCCAGGTTCCAGATCCTGTACTGCCTGGGGCCTTGGGATCTCGACCGCTGAAACTAATGGGGGTGAAGACACATGGGGTGCACAAACTCCCTTAAACTGCTGACGGAACATCCCTGCTAGTATGTGGAGGTTTCTAAGGGTGAGTGGGGGTTCTGGTGCACACTCTTTCCTGCGTCTTGGCCCCCCGGAGGCTGGCTCACTGGGTCCCTCCAGGGCCTTTCTGGCCCTGAGCGTAAGCCCCCCTGTTCTCTCAAGAATTAGCCTGTGCGTGCGTGTTAGAAATTGAGGGGGGCGTGCATCTTTTCTCTTGGTTTCTTCCCGAGACACAATACGAGGAATCTCATCCTCATCATCACTCTCCATGTCCTCAGCTTCTTGCTGCGTTTCACCAGTAGCATCTTTGTCGGGCTCTGCCGCGGGACCAAGACCACTTAAACCTAACACACGCCCCCTTATTAAGGCTTGTGTCCACCCCCTGTCCACTGCTCCCTCGGGGTCTTCACTCAGCCACGGCGTTTGTATGTTGGAGGTGAGCAGGCCTTCCTGAACAAACCGCTTCATGTAGATGTTATCCGTCTTTTGTAGAAAGCCTAGGAACTGCATAAATGGCACGCGTTGCTCGGGCAACAACACATTTTCCCAGATGAATTTCAGGCAGCGGAAAATGCACAGATAGCCAAAGAAAGGATGATAGATAGGATCACAGAGTTCCACTAGCTCACCAACACACCGGTGTGTGGTTAGCCACACCATATCATAATTGCTTGCCCGCACCGGTTTGAAGGTGCCTGCTGAGTAGGACACGTTCCACCTCTCGCCTTCTTCACATGCAAATGTTACACAAATAGCAATTCTTATAGGGCGCCGCACATCATCCGAATAGCTGTACATCCAGCTGCTGTGCTTCCGGTAACCCATTCTCCAGCGTGAGGCCGTGGTGGTCAGTTTCCAGGAGTTCTGACATTTAATCGTAGCTTGAATTGCCTGACGATCTCTAACGCCCTGTCGGACAGCCATGGCATAAGCCAGGAACCTCTGGGTAGTCAGAATACTGGATCCAAAAAACAGGCGTATGGCTCGCGTGTTGGGATGCTGAAATTAATGGCAACAAATCACACGCGTGCCTTGTTGAGCGATGGGTGAAAACACGCATCACACAACAAGGCGGTGGTTGCTCACCAAAGTCGTGGCACTGACAGCATGAAGGAGCTTTCCTAAAGTTTGATGTTGTGGCCCACCAAAGTCTTCTACCACCCCAAGCTCCAGCTGGGGGACACAAGGTGGCTGGCTCGGTGTTGTGCCACTGGCGTCATCGCTCCTTCTCCGTTTTCTCTTCTTCCCCTTCTGTGGTGGTGGCGGTGGTGAATCTGGTAACCTCTCTCCTTCCTCCCCCGAGCTACTTTCAGAATCAGGTATGACGACAATGTCCTTATCCATACCTGACGCCTGTACTTGGACACCGGAGGTGGATGGAACCTCCTCTTCTTCCATGTTGTCATCCGGTGCCAAGGGGCCCGGCCTTTCTTCCTCCATTTTTGTCTGCAACAAAAGCATGACTCACCAACACCGCACCCCTTCGGTGCCTATTAAAGAAGGGGCTGTTTGCGAATCTGCACTGAAACAATGGAAGCGGCTTTTCTGTTATGTCAATACACCCTCCAGAGTGTTTTCCACTTTGCTGGTGAAGATCCTGGATTTTTCAATATAGAGATGCTGCAGTTCCCCTTTTATCCCAAGTGTGAGGTCTGCACTGCCGATGTAAACATCTCTATCGTCTTCAAGGTTGGTGAAGCTAATAGGCATCTGGATCTCTATTTTGGACCGATCACCCCTATTACCCAAAACATTTACCAACCACTCCATGCCAGTGGTGGCATCGAAAATGTTACTAGTCTCTTCTCCCTTGAGTTGCTCGGTGCTCGTACCATGGCTTTGACAATGCGTTCCATCATATTTCCAATTAATGTCAGTAGGGATGAGGAGCACGTTAGCATGGAAGCTCTATACATTTATTTCCTGGACGCATTTGACATTTTGTGGTGCCAGCGAGTTCAAATGAAAGAACCCGTCTATCTTATACCAAAGAAGATGCCCCCTGTTGTGTGGAACCACTGTAATTCTACCAATATAACAGCTGTGGTAAGGGCACAGGGAATGGACATATCAGTTCCCATAAGCTTGCCAACAATGCCTCTGGCGACCAAATTTTCTCTACATATGGAAATGACAAGCGAGGGGATTGACATGCTGTGCCGGAATGAGGGAGATCCCATTTCACCAGTTTTGCCGGGAAACAACAACTTTGCAATTAAATGCGATGGAGACAAGCCTCATTTTGCGAGTGCCGGGGTTCTAACCCCGGCAAGCCCCAGCACCACGCCGGCGCCCATTGGCGGCTACGTATACAACCTGACTTTAATGCCGCGCCCCGTGCCACGTTTTCTAGGCAATGAAAGTACACTCTATATTATGTATACTGAGGATCCAGACTCTGAGCATGGGGACTTCTGCCTTAAGGCGCCAATTATGTTCTCTGACAAACTGCCCACTATTCAGGACATGCCGGCGCAAACTCAAGTGGTGTTATACACTGGACAAAATGCCACGTATCAACTACAGATGGCGCCACTGGAGAACAACACTGCACCAAATGTCACGGTGACTGCCTTCTGGGCCTGGGCAAATGACACGTCTAAGGACTTCAAGTGCAAATGGATGCTACACACAAACAACCAGCAGCCAGTAGGCTGCGAGAGAATGGCCGGCCAATTTTTGTCTAATCGGACATTTGAACTCACTGTGGAGGTGGACAACATAACCTCGAAAACACTAATTATTTCACGTGCAGCCACAAATGTCACCGCTGTTGCCTACCAGGTCACTTTTACAAAGGCGCCTGATCCGGTAACTTCTGCTCCAACCAGACAACCCGAAGACCCCACGTTGACCACGCCAACTGGTATGACATCCCCTAATGTCACCAGCCCCACCTCAGTGTCCACCACCCCTAACGCCACCAGCCCCACCTCAGTGTCCACCACCCCTAACGCCACCAGCCCCACCTCAGTGTCCACCACCCCTAACGACACCTCACCCACCACAGTGGTCTCCGGCTCTACATCAGTGGCAACCAGTCCCCCATCGGGAGCCACAAGCCCTAACGCCACCAGCCCCAAGCCAGCGTCCATTAGTCCCACTCCAGGCGTCACTGAAACCCCGTCCGTCATAACAAATACACCTTATCCATCTTCTATAGGACCTAGCTCCAGTCCTGGCTCAGGATTAACAAGCCCACCAAGAACCAACTATACACCAAGGGTCAATTCAACCTCAGTCACCCCACCGCTCACGTCTACTCATGAAACAGGCAGCAAAAATATAACAGAGACTACACCAGAAGCTCCCAACACGAATCATGTGTCCACCGCTTCTCCAACGCCTCCCCCAGGCACCACCGGCCAAACGGCAGGCCCTGGAAACAGTTCCACATCCCCAGAGCCGGGGGCAACTAAGGTCACCACCATCCTACCTGCCCAAAATGCAACGTCGCCCTCGGCCACCAGCAGTCAGGAGACGACGGTTCCCACTGGCACCCCAGCAGGTGGAAAGGCCAATGTTACCACCGAACCTGGAAGCGGAGGAAGCACACAACTGCCCACGGGTGGTGGAAACTCAGCCACAACAGTATACAACGCAACCACCCCTCCACCTCCCACCAATTCTAGCACGCTACGGCCCCGCTGGACTTCTACTGGCCCACCGGCTACCACCACCCAAGCCACAGTGCCGGTCCCACCCACAATTAAGCCCGAGGGCTCCAATCTCTCCATGCTAGTGCTGCAATGGGCCTCTCTGGGTGTACTGACTCTTCTGCTGTTACTGGTCATATCGGACTGTGCCTTCCGACGCAGCTCGTCCAGAATCCATACCTACACCCACCCCCCATATGATGATGAATTTGAAACCGCTGTTTAGAGTCAATAAAGATTTATTAATCAGAAATTTGCACTTTCTTGACTTCGCGTCCTCGGGATCGGGAGCGGGCACGTCGGGAGGCGGCGGGGTCCGCGGCTTCTCGCGGTCGTGTTCCCTCACTCGGGCCCGCTTGGCCCTTGGCCCCAGACATAGAGACTTGAAGGCGAACGGTCAGATTTTTCAGAATGTCTTCCATCTCCGGGCGGGTATTCACGCCGTCCACGGCTTTCCGCACCTTGTCTTCGATCTTTTGCATCGCCAGAGACACCAGGCGGCCCGTGGCCTGAGTGATCATCACCTCCCGCTGGCGGGGTGTGAGCGGCTCTGGTGGGGGCAATGGGGCGGAGGCAGCAGAGGCCGTGGAGGCACAGGTTCCCCCCCTGCGCACCTGCTGCTTCAGGGCCTTATTCTCAGACTCAAGACGAGCCAGCCGGGCAGCCATGTCCTCCACGCTCATTTCAGCCATCCCCTTGCCAGAAGGCACTCTTGTCTTGCGAGGGGCCGACATGCTATTGGTTTAACGAGCAGAGAAGAAGTACAGGCGGCCAAGAATGCGAGCCCTTTTAAATATCCCCCGTCTAATCAGTCAGCAGCGTATTCACAAACTTGTTAAAGCAGACGTACATTAGGTAGATGGCGGAGGCCACAATGACTAAGACCAGCGTCAGAAGCGCCCAGATGGACGCGAAGCTGGTCAGGGAGGGAGAGAACGTGTCCGCGTTACACTGGTAGGAGTAGAAACGCTCGCGGCCCTCGGCACCCGGCGCTGCGGGGGTGGGTGTGGGACCGGCCTCGCCGGCCACCAGCGCCCCGGCCAGGAGCCAGGCGAAGGCGGCAAAGATCAGTGGCACAGCCTTAGCAAACGGGTTCCCTCGGTCCTTCCCCATTTCTCAGTGCGGACGGTCGGGTCTGAGGCTCTTATATATAGCACGGCCGTCCCTCTCTGTTTAGCTCATCACCATGGAGGCCAGTCCACGCATACGCTACGCCTTCCAGAATGACAAGCTCCTCTTCCAGCAGGCCAGCGCGGGGCGGCTCACCCTGGTCAACAAAACCACCATCCTGCTGCGCCCGATGAGGACCACGGCCGTGGACCTGGGCCTCTACGCCCGACCTCCCGAGGGCCACGGGCTCATGCTGTGGGGCAGCACTTCGCGGCCCATCACGTCCCACGTGGGCATCATCGATCCCGGCTACACGGGGGAACTCAGGCTCATCCTTCAGAACCAACGCCGCTACAACTCCACGCTGCGCCCCTCGGAGCTGAAGATCCACCTGGCAGCCTTCAGATATGCCACCCCCCAGCTGGAGGAGGACCGCGGGCCCATTAGCCGCCCCCAGTACCCCGGGGACGTGGGCCTGGACGTCTCGCTGCCCCAGGACCTGGCCATCTTCCCCCACCAGACGGTCTCCGTGACCCTGTCAATGCCCCCACCCCCCATTCCTCACCACAGGCCGACGATCTTTGGCAGGTCGGGCCTGGCCATGCAGGGCATCCTGGTTAAGCCGTGCAGGTGGCGCAGAGGTGGGGTCAGCGTCAGCCTGACCAACTTTGGCGAGCAGACCGTGTTCCTCAACAAGTACCGGCGCTTCTGCCAGCTCGTCTACCTCCACAAACACCACCTGACCTCCTTCTACAGTCCCCACAGCGACGCGAGAGTACTGGGCCCCAGAACCCTCTTTAGGTGGGCCAGCTGCATCTTCGAGGAGGACCCGGACCTGGCCCTGGGGGGAAACGGGCTACGGGCGGCGCTAGAGGGGGGGAGAGAGCAGCGGGGGTTTGGCTCCTCGGGACAATGACACCCTCGTATCCCTTGTTTCAACAATAAAATGTTTATTAGGTGTTGCGTTTGGTAGCTACGTTAACGAGAGGGCTCGACGACGAGTTCGGCGGGGCCCGAGCGCTCGGGCTGCCGCACCACGGGTGGCGGGGCGAGGACGGTGGCGGGAATCTCAGACTCGTGGGTGGGGTTTAGAAATGCGCCGGTGGCCGCGGGGGCGGTGACCGATGAGACAACGGCGGAGATCTCCTGGGCCCAGGCCCCGGTCTCGTCCATTTTGAGCGCGGTGGCCACCTTCTCCATCTCCATCAGGGCCAGGCTGTCGCCAGCCTGCTTGTCCAGCAGGGCCTTGAGCCCGCTCTCGTCCATCTCGATGCCGCTCACGGCCAGAGAGATCATGGTGTTCCAGATGACAGAGCGCACCGCCTGAAGCTTGGCCACCTGGGCCTCCACCACCCCGCGACAGCTCTCGGGGACGCGGACGGCGTCAAAGCGCTTCAGGTGATCCGTGATGCTATTGGCTTGAACGGCGAGCAGATAAACCTGTCTCAGCGAGCCCATCGTCTGCTCATTTCTCAGCAGATCGCCCACCTGCACGCCCGGGGGCAGGCCCAGATCGATCTCGGCTCGCCAGCGGTCCGGGCACTCAAAGGTCTCCGGGTCCTCGGGGAGCTGGTGGTATCTGTCCCTGGGGCGGCCAAAGAGCCATAGCCCGCAGCAGGTCCAGTCGGGGAGGTAGAAGGCCATCGTTCTGTTTACCCCCCATAGGCGCGCTCCCCGTCTTAAATAATGTCCACCCCCGTCGTCATCAAGGCCCTGGTTGCCACCAACACTGACACGGCGGAGGCCGTCCTCGACGCCATCCTCTCGCGGCCCGAGGAGGGCTTCCGCCTGTTTTGTTTATGTCACAACGCCCCGCCCCTCCACCGCGTGGCGGGATCTCTCGTGGAACTGCAGCTTCACCTCCCCAAGAAGCGTCTGACCTCCCGGAGCCGCTGCGCCCGCGTCCTGACGCTGCGCCTGCCCGGGGAGGAGGCAGCCCCTTTCCTGCGTGGCGTGGCGCCGCTCACCGCGGACCGGCTGGCCGCCCACCTGGATCGCGCGGGGGCTCTGCGCTTGCTCGCGCCGCTCGTGGAGCTGCTCACACTGAGCGCCAAGAAGCAGCCGCAGGGGGACGCCAGGGGCCGTGTGGCGTGGCTGCGCCCCAAGATCGTGGGCTGCCTGCGCAGCATCTATAGGGTCAACGTCTCTGCCCGGTGGTTCCTGAGCACCTTCGGCTCCCACGAGGCCCAGTTCGTGCTGGTCTCGGCCGCTTACTATTTTTGGGGCATTCCTTGCACGATTGAGACGCTGACGCACCTCACGGAGCTGTTTACTTCCGAGGCGGGGCAGAGCCTGGCCGCCGTCACGTCCCTGGCCGAGCTGGGGGAGGTCTTTGGCTCCTCCGTCTGGGCGGAGCGGACCGAGGCCTTTGCCCGCTTCGCGCGCGAAAAGCTGCGGCGGGACTCGCGCGAGATCCGCGCGGTGGCTAGGACGATAGATGCCTACAGGGGGCGCCTTCCACTGGCCTCGGCCGACCTCGTGCGCTACGTCTATCTGGCCCACGCGCAGTGTTTCAACGAGGCTACCTTCAAGCGATACTCTCGGATAACGAGCGTGGGGGAGATAGGGCGCCTGCCAGTGGGGGGCGTCGTGCTCCCCTCGCTCCTGGACCGGGGCTTCGCGGAGCACATGCGCACCTACTTCACCCGCGAGACTTACCTGTCCGAGCACGTGCGCGTCCAGAAGCTGAACATCCGCACCGAGCCCCCCTCCCCGTACTCGTGGGACCCGGACCCCGAGGATGGGCTCGCCCGGGCCTGGGCCGGGCTCAGCGCGGACGTGGCCCGGGAGCTGGCGGAGCTCGCAAGCTGGCACGCGGAGGAGGGGCCCGCCTATCCCCCCAGCCTCCGTGGCTTCCTGTGCCTGGCCGGCCAGGCGACCGGCCACGGCCAGTGGAATCCCAAGGAGCAGTTCCTCCCGGACGCCGCGCTCAGGAGCGGCCAGCGGCTCCCGGTCTTCCTCTGCCATTTCGCGGACAGGCGATACTTTGTGATGGTGGCCGCCGACCCCTTCTCGGCCCGTCTGGCAGAGGTGGTCTCCGTCCCGGCCGACTGTCGGCTCCCGGACACGCGGCTCACCCGGGCCATCTCCTACACCCCATCCTACTTTTCCCAGAACAGCCTGGGCGAGCAGCTCTTTGTCTCCCGGCACGAGTACTTCAATCCCAGGCTCCCGGTCTGCAACCTGGTCCTGGATCTGGATCTCAAGACCCGGGGGGCGCCCTGGACGCTGGAGGAGATCTATGACCTCTGCCTGACGGTGAGGCGCGAGTTACTCCGCCTCATGCGCCGCCTGGGCCCGGTGTCCAGGTCGCACCCCGTCTATTTTTTCAAATCGGCATGCCCACCCCCTGACTCCGAGAACATGGAAGACGTGCTCCCCTTCTGCATCTGCACGGGGAAGCTGGGCTTCCGGGTCATCACCCCCCTACCCAGAGGCCATGCTATCGTGGGAACGAGCGCTGTGCAGGGGTTCGTCTGCGTGCTTCAGAAACTTATGGGTCTCACGGCCTGCCTGCGCCGCCTGCGCCACAAGATCAAAGACATCGGGGCCCCCCTGTTTGACAGCGGCGTGTATCACGCCGGCCGGTGCATCCGGCTGCCGCATACCTACAAGGTGGACAGGGGCGGCGCCCTCGGCAGGCAGCTGCGGCTCTTTGTCTGTCACCCGGAAGAGGAGGACAAGCGCAGCTATGTGGAGAACGCCCTCAACATTCAAAACCTGCTGCATCACTCCCTGCACGTGGGCTGGCCAGCTCCCAAAACCTTCTGCTACCACGTCTCCGACGATGGCCGCGACTATCTGATCAGGAGGACCCGCGAGACCCTGCCCCCCACCGTGGAGAATGCCTGCGCCGCGATAGAGGGGCAGCTGGGCCTGGATCTCGTCGCCTGGGTCAGCTCCTGCGTCTGGCCCTCGGTCATGAGCACCCTGGCAACAGCTGTGCCCGAGGACAAATTCCCCCAGTTCCTCCATGTCACGTTTGAGCAAACGGGGCCAAATTTAGTTCAGGTGTGCCATGGCCGGGGCAGGAACTTTGCGTGCCTGAGGCATAACCACAGGACCAGCTCCAAGAATGTGAGGGTGTTTCTGGTCCTGTATTACACGCCCCAGGCCATCACGGTCACCTTTATGAGTCAGTGCTTCGCCGGTCGCTGTGGGGCAAATCAACCGACCGCCCATTTCTCCATCAGCGTGCCCACCCACAGAATGATAAATAGGGCTGAGTCCGACTGGGACGGCACCACATCACCACTGGCCCATCAGAGACACAGACACGATGATTCCCTCACAGAATCTCTCTCAGACTAGCAGCGAGGCCTCCTCTAACGAGACCGCCGCAGGTAAGAGGCCGCACCGTCCAGTGACCGGGGCCGGGGAGCCGGGGGTGCCCGGTGCCTGAGACGAGTGCTCAAAGCCGTCTCCCCTTTTCTCTCTCCCACCAGAGAGCCGCATCCTGGAACTCGAAGAGGTCTCTGACGCCGCGTCAGACTGCGAAATGGACCCCATGGAGGAGGGTGAGGTAGACTCCACGGACGGGGAGATCTCTTCCTCTGAGGAGGAGGAGGATGAAGACCCCACACCAACCAGCCCCACGCCGGCCAGCTCAGCACCCGCACAGCCCGCCAGCGTGGTCGTGCCCACCTCCTCTGCATCCTTTGTGATTCCCAGGAAGAAGTGGGACCTACAGAACAAGACAGTCACGCTGCATCGCTCGCCTCTCTGCAGAGATGATGAGGATGGGGAGGAGGCCGGACCCTCACCATACTCGAGAGGCCGCAAGAGGCAGCGCAGCCAGGTCCACAGCCGCACGGATGAAAGTTATGGCAAGCGCCGGCGTCGTTCACGGGAAGCGAGGTCACCTCTGGACGCCCGGGCTCCCAGGGCCCCCAGAGCGCCTAGGGCTCCAAGAGCCCCAAGAGCTCCAAGAGCTCCAAGAGCTCCAAGAGCTCCAAGAGCACCAAGGGCACCCAGGGCTCCCAGACGGGAAAGAACACCCAGGGGTCCCCGGCCGACATCCGGAGGCGCTGCCAAGAGCTCGAGGAAGCCGGGGAGGCAAGATAGCGGCCAGCGCCCCCTTCCCAACAAACCGTGGTTTGATGTGAACTTGGTGAAGCCCCTTGACAAAATCACCTTTGTCACACTGCCGAGCCCTCTGGCTTCTCTAACCCTGGAGCCCATCCACGACCCCTTTCTTCAGTCCATGCTGGCCGTGGCCGCCCATCCGGACATTGGAGCCTGGCAGAAGGTGCAGCCCAAACACGAGCTGCGCAGGAGCTACAGAACACTACGCGAGTTCTTCACCAAGTCCACGAACAAGGACACCTGGCTGGACGCTCGCATGCAGGCCATCCAGAACGCAGGGCTCTGCACACTGGTGGCCATGCTGGAGGAGACAATCTTTTGGCTACAGGAGACCACCTACCACGGCGACGTGCCCCTGGCCCCGGCGGAAGACATCCTCCTGGCCTGCGCCATGAACCTCAGCAAGGTCATCTTGACAAAGCTCAAGGAGCTGGCCCCCTGCTTCCTGCCCAACACCCGAGACTACAACTTTGTGAAACAGCTCTTCTACATCACCTGTGCCACGGTCCGCCACAACAAGGTGGTGGAGACCCTGAGCGGCACGTACGTGAAACAGCCCCTCTGTCTCCTGGCAGCGTACGCCGCCGTGGCCCCGGCCTACATCAACGCTCACTGCAGACGGAGATACGAAGAGGTTGAGTTCCTGGGCCACTACATCAAGAATTACAACCCCGGCACATTGAGCTCCCTCCTGACGGAGGCAGTGGAGACTCACACCCGCGATTGCCGCAGCGCCTGCTGCGGCCGGCTGGTCAGGGCCGTCCTCTCCCCGGGCACGGGATCCCTGGGGCTGTTTTTCGTTCCTGGATTGAATCAATAAATGGTTAACCTTAATCCACTTCTCCTGTGTAACCTTACTGTCATGCTATGGGTATAACGAGAGAAGAAAGGGGGAGGCACGCGAGAATTCAGCCACACTGGCATAGTCAGGGTCCTTTGGGTCAGGAAAGTCAGTTAAAAAGGGGCATGCGAGAATTCAGCAACCCTGGCATAGTCGGGATCCTCTGGGACTGGAAGCCAGCAGAACCTCAGCCGGCTGAGTGTGCTTTCTGGAGAGGGGCTAGAATTCAACCCCAGTAGGCACAAGGGTGCCTCGTGGATGAGACAATGGAAAGGTGTTTGTGGAAATGCTGGGACTGGCACCACGTGTGGCGAGTGGCTAGCAGCCAGGAGAGAAAATGAAGGCCGGGGGAGTGGGTGGGTCTGGGAAGGGGCCTTCACCCAGACAAGCAGAACGGTGTTCACCTCAGTGAGTGTGGGGAACAACATTCACCTGGGTGTGGTGTGAAGACATCTGAGGCTGAAGTTACCAGAAGTCCCCCACCCCAACTGTGTGCAGGAAAGCCCACCTAGTTCATCACCCCCGGGTGCCCATCCCCACGCGTTAACACAAGATAATGATGGGAAGGTCAGAACACTCCCCCCAAGTACACTCAGAGACAGGACATCAGTTGCTACAATTTAATGAATGTCACCAACAGATATTCACAGAGAGTGAAGACAAAACAGCACATGTACACCACACGGAGATGGACCAGGGGCCCGTTCACAAACTTCTTCAGCTTGTGGCGCATGGCCGCGCTGAGGGCCGCCACTGCGCTAAAGTAGTAGACAAATACAGAGATAAACAGCACACTCGTGCCCAGGGGTCCCAGGGCTTCGTGGAAGAAATACACCGCCACGGCGGTCAGAATGCAGAGGGTGGCCATGGCGCACACGGTGATGATGGAATGGCCCAGGTAGAGCCCCCCGGAGGCCATTGCCCCATACAGAAACAGGGTCAGGTATCTAGAGATGCCAAAAAACACCCCCGTGTGTAGATGCAACACAATCATCACGCAGACCACGAGAATGGTCGAGGCGGAGATGGCCAGCAGGTCCCAGGGGCACCTGCGCAGGGTCTCCTTCAGCGAGGCCACCGCATGTTCCCCCCGAGAGCAGAAAATGCTGCGTCTCCGCTCTAGGCCAGTGGTGTAAATCAGGTTACGTCGGGCACCCGCCAGACTCCCGGAGCCCAGGGCCAGGAAGATGAAAAAGGGGGACATGAAGACAGCCGAGACCTCCAGGGCCCTGGAGACCACAGACAGGGCAAAGACGGTGCACGCAGAGAGAAGCCCCAGTTCAAAGAACCTCTGGTGTATAGCCGGGCAGAGATAAACTATCTCGATGGCCAGCCTGGGCCACAGGCACAAGAGAGGCAGGTTAACCAAAAACAGACAGGGGGCAGACACCCACACGCTGGTAGAGTAGACCCTGAGGGCAAAGAAGAGCACAGCACTGGAGATATTCAGCAAGATGGCCGGCTTGACCGCACGCACCGCGCGCTTGGCGGGTACCAGAGTCCAGAGGACGGACAGCAGGCAGGCCGCCGGAAAGCCCAGCCTGTATACGTGCGTCTGCCACGGGGAGAAGATCTCCAGCGAGAGCAGGTTGGCAAAGACAAAGCACCAGACGAAGGGAGTGCTGGCCAGGAGACCGAGACAGAACACGCAGCCCCCCAGGGCCAGGTGCTGCTGGCACGAGAACATGGCGTTAGATGAGAGGGTTAAAGGCCTGCTTCACTTTCTTGGGATGCTTCTGCTTCTGCCTGGCCTCCGACGAGGTCCTCTTCCTCGCGAGCTGAACGGCCAGGGGCCTCTCCGGCGCGGCGTTGGAGTGGCTGGGCTTGGCTGGCGGCGGCGTCTCTGGCCTCGCTGGGCTCTCCCAGGTAGGGGTCCGCGGAGGCGGTGGTGAAGGAGATGGACTGACCGTGTGTCTGGGGCGTTGATGGAGTTCTGCGCCCAGAGGCTGCGGCGCAGGGCTTTTAGCTTCTGGCTCCGTGGGCGTGCTGGTGTCCGCCTCCTCGGAGTCGTGGTTAAATAAAATAACACTGAGCTCCAATGGCAGGTCTCCCGCCGAGGCGAGCAGTCCTGCCGCCACGGCTATAATGCCGGACCGGTAAAACCTCAAGATGGGAACGCTGACGGCTGGAATGCGGCAGAGGCCGAGCGCCGCGGCCAGCGAGTCAGCAGCGACCGAGCAGGTGACGTGGGCCTCAACGGCCCCCGTGTCCTGAGCCTTGATCACCGGGCCCGTGAAGGCCTCGGAGGGACCCACGCTCAGGGGCTTGTAGTCCAGGGTGAGGCATGCCTCCCCAGACGTGTAGGTAGTCACGTAGAGATCCGGATTAAGCGTCACCTTCACCCCGCCCGTGCCGTGCCGGCGCGCCCACTTCTGTAACGAGGCTGCCGTCTTGGGCATCAGCAGCACCTGCCCAATCAGATGCTCGTTCCTCAGCCGGTCTGTGGCCGGGGGCATGTAGGGCATCAGAGCGCAGGTGTGGTGGGCTCTTGGACAACCGTTGTCATCGTAGTCCATGGTGAGCTTGACAAATTCTGGCCGCGAGCCCCCTTGTGACCGCTTGTAAAATTGCAGGGAAGCCTGCTGCACGGCCGAGCCAAACAGCTCCTTGCCTAGGACACAGGTGCGCCCGTAGGCCAGGTTTCTGAATGACAGGGCGGCAGGGGCCTCCTCGGAGCCCTGGTGATCCTGCCACTCGGCCACGGCGTCGGGAGACACCTCAAAGCTGATCAGCCCGGCCGTGCCCGCGTTGGCCACCGCAGCCAGCCTGGGACAACCCCCATAGCTCACAGACAGCAGGTTGACCTGCAGCACTCCTCCCTTGAGATGAGTCTGGGCATGGTCGTAGCACTTGGACAGGACGGCCAGGGCCTTGGTCTTGAAGCGGAGAGTCTGTGTGGTTTCCATGTTCACAAGCAGAAGCAGAAGCCGACGTACAAGAGCAGAGGCAGGCAGGAGAATTTATCCCCTGAGACCTGAGCAAGGAGCCAGGGCCTGACTCAAAGATCATCTACCACCAGCATGGTGTAATCTGCACTCTCTTGCTCAAAGAAATTTGTCTGCTTGATGCTAGTCATGTAGGTGAGCGGGCAGTCCCTGGGGGGTGGTGTGCCATAGAGGGGAGGGAGACCGATATCGCCCAGGATGCGATCGGCCGTGGCCTCCAGAAACTGCCTGATGGCTTGCACATCCACCAAGGTGACCCCCCACCCCCGGGCCTCAATGAAAGCAGTCTCTACCTCCACCGCGGTGCGAAACAGCTCCTGGATCCACTGGGCCCCAGGCCGGTCTGCAGGGGCTGTCATGCTATTGTATAACAGGGAAGCAGCGCGGGTGTGCAGCAGCTCGTCCCTGCTTATGTAGTTGTTGGCCAGGCAGACGCCGGGCATTAAGCCCCGCACGCGCAGCAGGGCTATGCTGTAGAAGGAGCTGATGAAGAAGATGCCCTCAATCAGCAGGAACACCAGGATCTTCTCCGGCAGGGTGACGGCAGCCGCCACCTTGTCACGAAGCCAGGAGATCTTGGCCTGCAGAGCCCCGTCTGCCATGATGGCCTCGGCGTAGGCGTTCATCGCCGCCCTGTCCCCGTCAAACAGCATGTTCAGAATGTTAGCATACGTCTCCCCGTGAACGTTCTCCATAGCCTTCTGCTCCGTGTAGTAGTGATCTATGTCGTGGCTCTCAAAGCTGGTGACCAGTTCATCAATGTTAAAGTTCACCAGCTTCTCGGCCATGGCCAGGAAGGTGAATAGGAACTTGTAAAACTCCAGATCCCTCTCATTGAGTAGCTTCAGGCACCCGCAGTCCTTAGTGAGGACAATGTGAGCCGCAAACCAGCGGTTGCGGTGGGTCTCGACCGTCAGGCAGGCAAAGCCCTCATGATCACGCACGTACAACAACTTGGACATGGCAATAAACGTTTATTGACAAGATTCACAAGCAGTTTCTCCGTCAATCTCCAACAGATCATCGTCTGAGAAGAGCTGGCGGTACTTATAGCACACTTCTAATCCCCCTGGCACACACCCCCCACCAGGTCCCTCCCCCGGCCCCTTGCACAGAACGCCAACCGGCCCGGCGATTGCCCGTAGCTCCACGGGACGAGGCGGCGCCCGATCAGAGGGACGCTGCGTCTCGGGCTCGGGCGCAGGCGGGGACGGGGCCGCGTTGGCCTTGCACTCCATGACCCCCAGGTCGGCTGACTTCTCAATGCGGCAATAGTACATGATGGTCTTCAGACCCAGCTCGTAGCCGCGCACCAGCAGGTTGGCCAGCGTGCTGGCCCGCGCGGCGTGCTCCTCGCGCAAAAACAGGCTGTGGGATTGACTCTGATCCACAAAGGGTGCCCGGTCCCGCGACATCTGCATCAGATCCTCTTGGTTGTAATCAAAGGCCGTCTGGAATCGCAGGTAGCGCCGCTTCAGGCGCTCGGGGAGGCGAGAGATGCGCCCCCCGACCAGATTCACAGCTTCCATGTCGTCCATACGCACGTGACGCCAAAAGGCCCGGTTTGGCCTGAGCGCTTCCTCCTTGTTGGTGACCTTGGTGGACGCGTTGGCGTAAAATGGGTAGAATGCGTCCGAGCAGCCCGTCAACTGGGCGCAACCCGAGGTGGGCATCAGGGCGACAAACTGGGAATTGAAGAGCCCGTCCCTCACGATGCGCTCAGAGAGGCGGGCCCACATATCCTTGGGGATAGAGAGTCCGGTTCCGGCCCAGTCGTGCCAGTGAAACCACCCCCCGGCATACTTGCTCCTCTTGAACCCGGGAAAAGTTTTCCTAGTGTGAAGCCCAATCAGATTACTGGTGCAGAGGGCCGTAAAGTACATATGTTCGAATATTTCCTTGTTTAACGAGCGAGAAGAAGGGTCAGTGTACTGCCAGCCCAGGTCCGCGAAGACGTCGGCCAGGCCCTGAACACCCAGGCCCATGGAGGCCATGTCCCTGGAGTCGTAGGTGGGGGAGCCCTGCAGGATGGAGCAGGCCACCACAAAGGTGGCACACTGGGTGGCGTCCCTGAGGCGGGCCAGCGAGAAACCGTCCCCTATAGCTCCCTCCCCTGGCATGGTGACGGAGAGGCGAGGGAGGCCCAGCAAGAGCTCGTCGCCCTGCGTGTCGGCCCGCTGCGCCCTCACCGCCAGCGGTGCGTTCACCAGGCAGCGCGGGAGGCAGATGTTGGCCAGGTTGCAGGTGGCCACCGTCTCCCTCGAGGGCTGCAGCACCTCAGCGCACAGATTGGCCGAGTTCATGGCCTCGCCCTGCAGGTCGCGCCAAAAGTGGGCGTTGCAGGCCTCCTTCAGCAGGATGAAGGGGCTGCCGGCCTTGACGGCGCAGTTGACGATGGAGAACATCAGGGACTTGATGGAGACCCGCCCACAAAACTTGCCCTCCGTCACCAGCCGATAGTACTCCCGCTCAAACTCCTCCCCGTAGAGCTTCTCCAGGTTTCCGGCGTTCTGGGGCTCAAACAGGTACCAGTCCGACCAGGGCTCGTCCCGGAACAGCTTGAAGAAGAGCTCGGGGACAAAGAGCCCCGTGAAGATGCCCGGGCACCTTTCGTGGTTCTCGGGGACCTTCGTCTCCAGAAACTTAAAGATCTGGCTGTGCCAGGGCTCCATGTAGGCCGCCACGCTGACCGGCCGCTTGCAGAGATAGTTGTGGTACTCGACGTGGCTGTTGATCATCCTCATCAGGAGGCTGATGTGCTTGCCGTCCTTGCCATACTCTGTGACCCCCAGACCCACCCCGGCGCGCTCATAGAGATAGCGGTCCAGGGGCCGGTGGAGGGCCTGGGTCACCTCGAACTCGGAGCTCAGACCCGGGGTCGTGAGGATGCAGCTGGCCAGGGTGGAGTTCTCCACCCCGGCGAAGCGCATGAAGGGCGTGGAGCAGCAGACCGTCTGGGAGGTCAGGTGCTCAAAATAGTAGTCAAACACCTCCATGTCGGTCTCGATCTCGGGTCTGGCCCGCAGCAGGGCGTCCCTGAGGCCCGTGTACAGGCAGGTGGTCGAGGCGCAGAAGCCGGCCAGGCGCATGTAAAAATGAGGCACGCTCTCCTGCCTCCCGTTGCGCCCCACGTACAGATAGGTGTCGTAGTAGCGCAGGGCCGACAGGTAGCCGGCGGAGACTATGCGCTCGTAGGCCGGGCTCTGCGCGAAGGCCGAGACCCGGGCCTCCAGCTCGTCCTGGTGCGCCTGGAAGAACTCCTCGTCGTAGAACTTGTCCGAGAAGACCTCCATGTACTCGGCCACCGTGCGCGTGACGGACTCGGCCTTGAGGCGATGGAGCAGACGCCCGGCCAGGACGTCGGCCTCGGGGTCCACGTTGGCCTTGACCTTCAACTCATCAATCAATTTGGTGAGGAGCTCGCGCTCCCCGGGGGATGCCATGTCTTCCGCCGGTGGGTTTGGAACGAATGCTCCTGTAAGCCCCCTCCCTCTTCGCGTTAAGCTTAGAGAATCACCTCCCAGTCAGAGGCGTCTGAGTAAAAGCTGTCAATCTCCACCACCGGGAGACTGGAGCCTCGGTAAGTGAAGGCAGATCTCCTCCAACCGTCTGTAGCGCTGAAAGTTCCCAGACAGGCAACCGCCCCGAAGGTCAGCTCCTCTATATGTAGGGGCTGGACCACGGCGTACCGGTGCATGATGGATGGTGAGTAATAAATTCTTAAGATATTCATGATCTGGCATCGCCCGCGGGACGACTGGAAAAACGTGAGCCGCGGCCCGGCTTCCTCGTATGTCAGCGCCACGTAGAGGCGTGCGTCGGCCGGGCACGGTCGCGGGGCCAGCCCACCGGCGCCACCGCCGCAGCCTCCCTCACCGACACCCGGGGCCCCGCCCCCAGAGAGCCACGCGTCCAGGTCCACAAAGGCCTCCTGGGGGACCGTCAGCTTGACGGTGCTCCGGGGGATGGCCTTGCTGACCACGGGCCCGTGGACCACCGTGGTGATCTTATTCAGGTAGGTGCTCTTGATGTTCTCCACCAGGGGGCCCACTGGGGTGAGGAAGGCGTGGAAGCGGCGGTCGGCCACCAGCCCCCCGAAATTAGGGACCATATCGGACAAAGTCGCGGGGCTGTCGTACAGCAGGTTGGCCATCCGCGTCAGGCCCCCTCCCGCCTCAACCCTGGCGGCTTCGCCCCGGCCGTGATTCATTAGGATAAACAGGGAAAGAGGAGTGAAGACCGCGTCGACGCCCGAGAACGGGTCGCTCTGCTTGAACTGGAAGAGGGGGGTGCCCGGGGGCTCCGCGTTGTTGAAGGAGCTGGCGTGGATCAGAAAGTCCCCGAACACGGGCGGCCGCCAGCCCCAGCCAAAGCTGCCGCCCCCGCCGCCAGAGGCCGCCTCGGGGGCCAGAAGCCCCGCCCGCCAGACGGCCGCCGCGCTCACCGAGGAGGCCTGCGCGTGCTCCGCGATCAGGCCCCGGACGTCCCGCGCGAATTCGGCCCCCTGAGAAATATTTAGACGCCGGGCCGGAGGGGGTAGCAGCCCGGCGATCCGGCGTTGCAGACGGCGGCGATCGACGGACCCCTGGACCTTCATGGCTGCCACTATGGACGCCGGCGAGGAGACCGGCGGCGGGCTCGGCGCCCGGCCGCCCCTGACGGAGGTGGACGGGGGCCTGGCCCGCGTGACGCGTCAGCTGCTGATGGCCGGCGACGACCCCGCGGCCCGACTGCGCGCGCTGATGCCGCTGGAGCTGGGGATCTTCGGACTTGGAGATCTGGCCCAGCAGGTGCTGGTGCGCGATTTTTTAAATACTCTCACCCTCGCGAGCGGCCACGCTTACCCGGCGGCGGTGCTCCGCCACCACGCCTACTACCTGCTCCGGGCGGCCTCCTTCTCGCGGCGCAGCTACGGCCTGGGCCACCTCGAGGCGGCGCTGGACGTCCTGGCCTCCTCGCTCCCCGCCGAGGACGGCCCCGCCTCCGCCCCCGCGGACCCGCTGGACGGCTCGCGGCTCGTCCGCGAGACCCGGGCCCTGGCGGCCGAGTATCGGCGCATCCTCAAGGACGGCCGCGGGGAGGTGCTCTCGGTCTCGGGGCCCGCGGCCACCTTCGCCTTCGTGGAGGAGCTGGTGGCCGACACCTACTTGGCCCGGTGGGACGCCTTCCCGCGGGAGGGGCTGTCATTCTACGCTTTTAACGAGGCAAAAACGACTCTGGGACGCTGGCTGGTCACCGTCTACGCCGAGACCAACCGCTACCCCTGGGCGGCGATGGCGGGGGGCACGCAGCAGCCCACGGCCGCGGACATCAAGGCCATGGCCGTGGAGCTGGTGGAGCGGGGAGCAGGGGGAGGGGGAGTAGGAGGAGGAGGGGAAGGGGGCGAACATTCCGCCCACCCAGGCCGGGACGGCCTCTTCCACCGCCCCGAGTCGCTGGCCAGCGTGGTGGCCTCGCTGCCCCTGGCCCGCCGCCGGGCGGTGGAGATCTTGGGCGTGTACGCGGAGGCCAGCGGCGGGCAGAGCCCCCCGGCGGCGGCCGTGCCCGTGCTGGCCTTCAACGCCGCCTGGCTCCGGCTGCTGCACCCCTCGGGGGCCCTCTTCTACGACTACGTGTACGAGGCCCTGCTCTGGGACCAGACCTACGGCACCCCGGACTCGGTCATCGAGGCCTTCCTGGCCGGCGTGGCGGCGGAGCTGGAGGCCCTGGCCGCTCGCGTGCAGGAGGCAGCTGGCGGCCGGGCCTCGTTCTCGCCCGCGGCCATCGAGCGGGTGGCCACGGTACTGCTGTCGGCGGGTCTCAACGAGGCCGCGGCGGGCGACTACGCCGTGATGCTGGCCTCGGTGCCCCGGGCGTCCCGCGCGCGGTGGCGGGGGCTGGAGGCGACCGCGGCCCTACTCGAGAGCCTGTCAGGCTTCGCCCTGCACTTTTTCCGGCTGCTGCCCACCGCGAGCCCCACGAGCCGCTTCGCCCGGGCCGCCCGGGCGACGTACCTGAGGGCGGAGGCAGAGGCGGCCGACAGGAGACGCTCGCCCGCCGCGGCCGCAGCCTGGGACGCGGTCACCCCCCTGCGCATCTTTATCGTGCCCCCACCGGAGGCCGAGTACGAGCAGGTGGCCAGGGTTCTGTCCTCTGAACTCCTCAGGTCCCTGCTGTGGGTCCGATACGGCCGCCTGTGGCAGGCCCCGGCCCCGACCCCCATCCCGCCCGCCCCCATCCCGCCCGGGGGGCTTCCGGCCACCCCGGGTACGGGGGCAGCGGTAGCGGCGGCGGCGGTCGCCCCGCGGGCAGACGTCGAGGCCTACTGCCGGTCCCTGAAGGCCGGCCAGACGGCGCGAGCGGACCCCGCTTACGCCCGCAGCCCATTTTTCCCGGCCGCCTTCATCGAGTTCCAGATTTGGCCCGCCCTCCGCCGGGTCCTCTCCAACGAGCTGCCCAAGGCGCGCTCCCTGGCGGCCCTGCGCTGGCTGGTCTCCTTCGGCAGCGACCTGAGTCTCCCCTCGGCCGCCCTGACCCGGGCCCGCCGTCCCCTCGAGCTCATTTACGCCACCGTCTGGGAGGTCTACGACGGGGCCCCTCCAATGCCCGGGGAGCCACCGGACCAGAGAGGCGGCCGGATGGCGCCCCCGCGGTCCTCTCCCCAAGAGGAGGAGGGGGAAGGCGGCGAAGGGACGGAAGGAGGCGAGAGGGGCAACGAAGAAGAAGAGGAGGAGGGAGCGGGGCCCTGGGGAGTCTCCTCCCACGACGCCATCCTGAGGATCATGGACGCGGTTCGCGAGGTCTCGGGCGTAATCTCCGAGACCCTCTCCACCGCGGAGGAGCGGCGCGAGGAGGCGGCACCACCCATCGTCTGGCCCACCTCACTCTTTTCCCTGCTCTTCACCCTGAGATACAGCACGACGGCGGAAGGCCTGAGCCTGGCCACACGTCGCTTCCTGGTCTCAGGCGAGACCCTCTCGGAGGACGTTTCCCGCCTGACCGGGGCCGCCCAGAGGCTCTGCTCCCGCCCCATCCTGTACGATGCGGAGACCGGGCAGGTGCAGATCCCCCTGGCGAAAGAGGAGGACGAGGAGGAGGGCACGGGGGGCCGCTACTACTCCACGGACCTGCAGACGCTCAAGGGCGTGGTGGAGGGCGTCCAGGACGTGTGCCGGGACGCGGCGGCCAGGTGGGCCCTGACCACCGCCGACATGGCCGCCCTCCGGAGGCGCCACCTGGTGCCGGCCCTGAGGGAAAGCCGGGGGATCGCAGACCACCCCCTGTGGGAAAACGCCCGTGAGCCCCTGCGTCCGGACCTCGAGGAGCTCAACGAGCGCGTGGAGCGGGCCCTGGACCTGGGCTACGCCCTAACGGGGGCGCTGAGGGCCAGCGTCGCCTACCGCCTCCGGGACCACACCTTCGCCCGACTCTTCCAGCCCCCCGCTATGGACGCCGCGCGGGCCGAGGCCCTCGTCCGGCGAGACCTCCGCCCGCCGCCCGTCTTCGCCCCGGCGCAGCCGCGGCTCCCGGAGAGGACGGGGAACGTGCCCCCGCTAGGCGCGGACGACATCCTCTACCTGGGCAAGAGCGTCTGTCGGGCGCTGACTGAGCCCCGCGATCCTGCCGACCCGGAGACCACCCCTATTAAAACATATACGCCCGCCGTGGACCTGAATCCTGAACAGATCACCGTCACCCCCAGAAGCCCCTCGGTCCTCGCGGCCTTCACACGCGCGGCCCGCAGCCAGAGCCAGACCGCACCCCCGGCCCTGACCGACGAGGCACCCGCGCCTCCCGGGCAGACACCACCGCCCTTTCGGATCCTCTCGGCCGAGAGACTCGCGGTCATTCTCCTGGCTAACGGCAGGAACGCGAGCAAGCGCCGGGCCAGCCAAGACCTCACGCCGCCCCGCGGCCGCCGGGCCTCCTCGGGCTCGGACTCCGGCCAGGGAGAGGAGGAGAGGTGGGAAGACGACGAGCTCTGGGACGTGAAGGAGGAAGACGAGGAGGAGGGAGAAAGAGAGGGAAGGCCCGCGGAGTTTGGCACGCCGCCCCCCAAGGCCGGGGCCGAGGCCGAGCCTTCCGGCCACCGCCGCAGTCGCCGCCACAGAGGAGGCAACCGTCGCGCTCCCCCGGGCCGGGCCGCCTCCGGACTAGACGGAGGGGAGGAGGAGGCGGTGGCGGTGTTCCCCACCCGCCCCCCTTACCTCTCGGCGGCGGCCGCGGCCAGCCGCGTGAGGCCCAGGGCCAGAAGAGGGGCCTCGAGACGCCCGCCCCGCCCCGCGGAGGGCCATGAACGGTAACGGGATAGGCGGCGGACGAGGCCAGCGCCCCCGGGGGGCCACGCAGACCATGCGGGGCTCGGGGCGCGCGAGGACCACGGACCTGGAGCCCCCGGGCGGGGGCGGCGGCGGCTCGGCCCTCCGCATCCTGGGCACGGCCTCGTGCAACCAGTCCCACTGCAAGTTCGGCCGCTTCGCCGGCATCCAGTGCGTCAGCAACTGCGTCCTGTACCTGGTCAAGAGCTTTCTGGCCGGCCGCCCCCTGACCTCCCGCCCGGAGCTGGACGATGTCCTGGACGAGGGGGCGAGGCTGGACGCCCTCATGCGCCAGAGCGGCATCCTCAGGGGGCACGAGATGGCCCAGCTGACGGACGTGCCCAGCTCGGTGACGCTGAGGGCCGGCGGGCGCGTGAACATCTACCGCTCGGCGGAGATCTTCGGCCTCGTCCTCTTTCCCGCCCAGATCTCCAACTCGGCCGTCGTCCAGTCCCTGGCCGAGGTCCTGCACGGCGGCTACAACGGGGTGGCCCAGTTCATCCTCTACATATGCGACATCTACGCGGGGGCCATCATCATCGAGACGGACGGCTCCTTCTACCTCTTCGACCCCCACTGCCAAAAGGACGCCGCCCCGGGCACCCCGGCCCACGTCAGGGTCAGCACCTACGCGCATGACATCCTCCAGTACGTGGGGGCGCCCGGGGCCCAGTACACGTGCGTCCACCTCTACTTTCTGCCCGAGGCCTTCGAGATGGAGGACCCTCGGGTCTTTATGCTGGAGCACTACGGCGTGTACGACTTTTACGAGGCCAACGGCAGCGGCTTCGACCTGGTGGGGCCCGAGCTGGTGTCCAGCGACGGGGAACAGATGGCCTCGCCGGCCCCCGACCGCAGCCCTCCCGTCATGCTACCGTTTCAACGGCAAATAATACCGTATAACCTCAGGCCGCTGCCCTCTCGCTCTCTCTCGTCCGAAACGCGCCCGGCCCGCATGCCGGAGACCTCCCCGTCGGCGCCAGTTGGCGCGCAGACCGCACCGGGGCCGCCCGTCGGTGCCTCGGAGGCCCCCGCCGACGCAGCCTCCAGCCCTCCCCTCTTCATCCCCATCCCCGGGCTCGGGCCAGGCCCCGAGCCCCCCTCCACGCCGCCCCGGGGAACGGGTGGCTTGGCGCCTCAGACCCCTAAAAGGAAAAAGGGGCCTGGTAAGGACAGCCCGCACAAGAAGCCCACCTCGGGGCGCCGCCTCCCCATGTCCTCCACCACCGACACGGAGGACGATCAGCCCCCGCCCCGTCGCCCCCCTTCAGTTCTTACTCGCCTCCCTGCTCCGGTAGTCACCGTCCCTCAACCTCAGCCGGCTGTCCCGACGCAACCGGCCTCAGTCCCCCCTTCGGCCGCGCCGCCTCCCCACCCATCTCCAGTAATCCCCATCCCTCACAGCCCAACTCCCAAACCCCCGCCAGACCCCACAACTTCCCAACTCCCGACGCCGCAGCCCCCGCCCATCTCCACACCTCTAGTCCCGCCCATCTCCACACCTCTAGTCCCGCGCACTCCAACTCCTCAGCCCCCTCAAGCGGCTACTCCAACTCCTCAGCCCCCTCAAGCGGCTACTCCAACTCCTCAGCCCCCTCAAGCGGCTACTCCAACTCCTCAGCCCCCTCAAGCGGCTACTCCAACTCCTCAGCCCCCTCAAGCGGCTACTCCAACTCCTCAGCCCCCTCAAGCGGCTACTCCAACTCCTCAGCCCCCCCAAGCAACCTCCCATGCTCCACAGCTTCCTCGAGCAGCCTCCCCGGCTCCACAGCCCACTCCGACAGCTACAGCGACTCCTCAGCCTCCACCAGTGGAGACCTCCGAGCCAGAACAAATTCCTTCCTCAACATCCCCACTGCCTTCTGTCCAGCGGCAGTCATCGGGAGAAGATGCCTCCGTGGGATCCGGCCTCGTACGCTACCTGTCTGACGTAGAGGAGCCTTTCCTATCCATGTCAGAATCTGAAGAAGACATGGACTTTGCCTCCGATATCCCCACCAGCGAGGAGGAGGAGGATGATGTGTTCTCCAACGGCCGGATTCGGACCTCACGGAGGAGGACAATGGCCAACGCCTCTCATCCCCCACCAGCCTGGACACCGCCAGGAGCCGCTACTATCAAACCACCTTTGACATGGCCACGCCCGAGATGGACTTTAGCCCGCTCGAGCGCAACATTCAAAAGATTGCCGGACACACGTACCCCGACCGGGCCCTCGTCTATGACCCGGCCTCTAACAGGGAAGTGCCGGAGGGACGCCCTGAGCACGATAGACCATCTGCTGGTGACGGTGGTCTTGGAGCAGGGTCTCATCAGGAGCCGGTCACGCTCAGCCGCCCTGAATCTGCTGGAGTTCCTAAAGGACTGGTCTGGAAACCTGCAGGTGCCCACCCGGGACCTGGAGCGGCTCCTGACCTCTGAGCTCAACGTCCAAAACCTCGCCGCCATGCTATCAGAAAACAAGGGAAGAGCGAGCGAATTCCACATGCATCTGGCCGCGAAGCTTGCGGCCTGCCTGCCGTCCCTGGCGGCCGAGGACGCGAGCCGCGTGGATGCGGCGGCGGGACTGCTGGCCAAGATCCCCAGGCTGGCCGAGGCCGCGGATGGCAAGTTTGACCTGGACAAGGCCCGGCGGCGCCTGACAGATCTCCTGCGCCCCTTGGCCCCGACGAAGGACGAGAGTCCGTCAAGGAAGAACGGATGGAAGAGGAAGGGGTTGACCACTCACCCCCCGGGCCTACCCGAGCCCGCCGCAAGTGCAAACGCCCCCCTGGTCCTGGACGACGAGCGCTGGCGGCGCCTCATGTCCCTGGCGGAGGTCGCCGGTCCGCGTGGCCGGACAAGCGGGGCCGCCGTGGACGAAGAGGACGTCCGCTTCCTGGCCCTGCTAACGGCGATAGAGTACGGGGCCCCTTCTGCTTCGGTGGTGCCCCCCTTCGTGCACAATGTGGCGGCCGGTCCAAAACCGCGGGCCTTGCACGTGCGCAAGTACACGGCGGACGTCCGGGACCGAGTGGCCTCGGCGGCCTCCGACTACCTCTCCTACCTGGAGGACCCCAGCCTCCCGACGGTGATGGACTTTGACGACCTCCTGACCCGCCTGCGGCACACGTGCCAGATCATTGCCTCCCTGTCGGACCTCAACATCCGGCACGCGAGCATCGAGCGGGACTACCGCGAGCTGCTCTACCTGGGCACCGCCCTAGGCGACATGACCGGCATTCCGTGGCCCCTGGAGAGGGTGGAGGAGGACGACGCCGCCATAGCCCCCCTGCCCGAGTTCGAGACGGTCGCCGAAAAGCAGAAAGAGCTCGAGGCCACCAAAGAGAACGAGAAGCGCCTCCGCGTCATCCTGGAGGACATCGAGGCCATGCTGGGCCTGGCCGGCGTGGCCTCCGCCCCCAGAGGAGCCCCCGGATCACCCGCCGATCCAGATGCCACGCCGCCCCTGGCCGACACCGCGGCCCTCACCATCCCGGTCATGGAGAAGTACATCGCCAACGCCGGGTCCATCGTGGGGGCCGCCAAGAACCCCACCTACATCCGCCTGCGCGACACCATCCAGCAGATCGTGCGCTCCAAGAAGTACCTGATGAACATCCTAAAATCCATCACCTTCTACACCGTCGACAACTACATCTCCTCCTTCGAGGAGAGCATAGACCACCTCTACAGGGGGCTACCGGCCCTGGACCCGGAGGTGCAGGAGGGCATCGACCGTATCCTGGACCCCATGGTCTCCGAGGCCCTGCACACCTTCGAGACGGGCAACAGGCTGACCCTGGAACCCGTGCGCCTGGTGGCTTTGCAGAATTTCGCTACTCACAGCACCTTGAGGGAGACGGCCGCTGCGGTGAATCTGCTCCCGGGTCTCCTGGCTGTCTACGACGCGACGGTCTCGGGCCGCGCCCCGGAGAACGCCCTGCGGCTCCTAGCCGGTCTGCAGAATCAGCTCTCCCAGACGCTCATCCCCGGGAAGCTCAAGAAACGCTTTCTGAGTTACCTGCAAAAATTGAAGAATGACAACAACGATCAGCTGAGACAGAAAGAGGCGCAGGCCTGGCGCCTGGAGGCCGACGGCTTCGCGCCCGCCTCCGAGGAGCAGCTGAAGGCCTTTCTGGACACCGCCCCCAACAAAGAGCTGAAGCGGCAGTACGAGAAGAAGCTGCGGCGGCTGCTGGAGGCCGGGCGCAAGGAGAAGGAGCTGCTGCGCGAGCGGGAGGCCAGAGAGCGGACGGAGCGGCGGGCGAGGGAGGCCGGCGAAGCATGGGCCAGGATTCAGAAGGCGCTGGGCACCCGCCCGGAGCCCGCCCCCACGGCACCCGACGACTGGAACACCCTTCTGGCCTCCCTGACCCCCGAGGCCCCGGATGATTCCAAGGTCGAGGCGGCAACGGCGAAGGCGGATGCGGCGGCCAGGAACGCGGAGGTGCTGGAGACCCTCACGCGGATCCTGGCCGCCATGCTATCGGAAATAACGCGGGTGAAAAGGGAGAGACTGCGAGCGTTGCTCGGGGACGGCGGCGGGGTCGAGAGAATGGAGGCCGCGGAGCCCGGGTGGTTCGCGGAACTCGAGGCCGGCCCGCTGGCCAGACTGGACGCCTGGCCCACCACCGCCAGCACCTCCGACGGTGGAGGGCGAGGGGCGGAGGAGGCCGGGGCCCTCTTTCGCGCCAGGACGGCGGCGGGGGCCCTCCGCGCGGCGCTCACCCAGGCGCGCCAGGCCCTCCAGTCCCCGGATGCCAAGTCGGCGACGGTCAACACGGATCTGGAGGCCCCCTACGAGGGGTACGAGCGGGGGCTGGCCGAACTCCAAGAGAAGAGACGGGCGGCCGAGGCCGCGCTGTCGGCCGCCGTGAGCGAGTACGTGGACCGCACGCTGCCCGGGGCGCTGGACGACCCGAGCCGGCCCGCCGTGCCTCCCCCGCCAAGCCTCCCGCCACCAGCCACCTCTGACCCCACGCTCTGGCCAAAGAAATCGCAGCTCCTGACCAAGAGGGAGCGGGACGATCTCCTCCAGGCCACGGGGGACTTCTTCTCGGAGCTGCTGACCGAGGCCGAGGCGGCCCAGGTCCGGGCGCTGGAGGAGAGGGTCCTCGAGAGCCGCGCTCTGGCAGCCCGAGCCCATGAGACGGCGGTGGGCGCTAGACGGGGCTTTCAGACGGCCCTGGAGGCCGTACTCGCCAGGGCGCGCGAGGAGGCCCCGGACGACGAGCTCCGGGCGCTGCTCCCCACCTCTTCCACGCCCAAGTCCTCCATCCACGAGACCCTGGCCGCCGCGCTGGGCCGGGCCGCGGCCAGAGACGGCTCGTGGCCCTATCGGCGATCCCTGGCGGCCGCCGAGTGGATCCGGGACGTCTGCGGGGCCGTCAGGGGTCTCGCCGAGGGAGCTCTGGCGCTGGCCGGGGGCCCCGCAACCTGGCTGGAACTGGCCGCGGCGGCCGAAGACCAGATCGGCGAGCTGAAGAGGCTCCTGGAGCTCGAGAGCATGGCCCAGAACTCCATGGACGGCATGGAGGAGCTGAGGCTGGCCCTGGCCACGGTCGACCCCAGGCGGGTCGCGGGTGGCAAGGAGACCGTCGCAGACTGGAAACGGCGCCTGGCCCGGCTGGAGGCCATCATCCAGGAGGCCCGGGAGGAGTCCCGGCTGCAGGACGTTCTGCAGGACCTCGTCACCCGGGCCAGGGGCCACGTCGACCCGCGCCAGCTCAAGATCGTGGCGGAGGCGGCCAGGGGCCTGGCGCTCGGGGCGGCGGCGGGCTCTCCCCAGTATGCCCTCCTCAGGGACAGGCTCGTGCGCTACGCCTCGGCCAAGCAGAGCTTCCTGGCCTTCTACGAGACGGCGCAGCCCACCGTCTTCGTCAGGCGCCCCCTCACCGACACCGGCGACCGGCCCCTTCTCGCACCCAGGGCGCCCGCGAGTCCGACCGGGCCGCTGCCGGTCCGACGGGCGCAATTCCTGGCGGCGGCCGGGCCGGCGAAATACGCGGGCACCCTGTGGCTGGAGACCGAGTCCCCGTGCGACCCCCTCAACCCGGCCTACGTCTCGTCGGACACCCAGGAGCCCCTCAACTACATCCCCGTCTACCACAACTTTCTGGAGTACGTCATGCCCACCGTGCTGGAGAACCCAGAGGCCTTTGCCCTCGCGCCGGCCGGCCAGCCATCCGCCCGGGGTCGGGAGGCGAGGACCCTGGCCAGCGTGGCCTCCGCCCGCCTCGGAGCCGCCGCGGCCGACTCTTACTGGGACTCCTGGTCCGACGTGGAGGCCAACGCCGGGGAACTGCTCAGGGAGTACGTCTCGGCCCCCAAGGCCCTGATGGAAGACCTGGCCGACAACCCCATCGTGGCCATGACGCTGCTGGCGCACGCCACCCTGATCGCCTCCAGGAATCACCCCCCCTTCCCTACACCGGCCACAGACCGGGAAGTCATTCTCTTGGAACAACGGGAGATAATGACGCTGCTGGTCGGCACGCATCCGGCCTACGCCGCCGCCTTCCTGGGGGCCCCCTCGTTCTACGCGGGACTCGGCCTGGTCTCGGCCCTGGCGAGGGACGGGGGCCTGGGGGAGCTGCTGTCGGACGCGGTCCTCACCTACCGGCTGGTCAGAAGCCCGGCCGAGAGGAAGAGGGGCTCGAGCTCGACCGCCGCCACCGGGGCTCAAAACGTCGGGGACGCGCACCGCCGCTTCACCGGCCCTCCCTCCGGCTTCATTTTCCTCCAGGAAGCCTGGGAGGAGATAGAGACTCGGGCCGCTCTCTGGCCCCACCCGGAGTTCCTGGGGCTGGTCCACAATCAGAGCACGGCCAGGGCCCGGGCATGCCTGCTGCTGCTCGCGCGACGGTGCTTCGCCCCCGAGGCCCTGCAGCAGCTATGGCACTCGCTGCGTCCCCTGGAGGGCCCCGTCGCCTTCCAAGACTACGTGCGCGACTTTGTCAGGCGGGCCTACACGCGGGGCGAGGAGCTGCCCCGGGCAGAGAGCGTCGAGGTCCCCAGAGAGACCCCGTCCACCTACGGCACGGTCACCGGCCGGGCGCTGAGAAATCTCATGCCCTACGGAACCCCCATCACCGGTCCCAAAAGGGGCTCGGGGGACGCCATCCCCGTCTCCGTCTTCGAGGCGGCCGTGGCGGCGGCCTTCCTCGGCCGTCCCCTGACTCTCTTCGTCTCCTCCCAGTATCTGTTTAACGTGAAGACTCTGGGCCAGGTCAGGGTCGTGGCCCCGCTGCTCTACTGCGACGGGCGCTCAGAGCCCTTCCGCTCCCTGGCGGAGACGGTCTCCCTGGATTTTATGAAGGACCTGGAAGGCTACTCCGAGTCCTTTGAGCCCGAGATGTCCGTCTTCGCGAGGCAGGCCGCCTGGCTGCGCGAGCTCCTCGCGGAGGCCAGGGCGGCCAAGCCCAAGGAGGCCCAGGCCCCCACCGTGGCCGTCTTGGCCAACAGAAAAAACATCGTCTGGAAGTGCTTCACATACCGGCACAATCTGCCTGACCTACAGTTCCACTTCAACCCGGCCGGGGCCTCGCGCTGGCCCACCGACGTGCTCAACCCCTCCTTCTACGAACACGAAGACCCTCCTCCCGTTGGGTACCGGCCTCCCCCGAATCCCCGCAACGTCCAGGAGCTGTTCTCCGGCTTTCCACCGAGGGTGGGGCATGGGCTGGTGAGCGGGGACGGGTTCCAATCGGCCGACAACACCCCAGCCTCCGTCCGGTTCCAGAGTCCGGGAGGGGAGACGGAGGAAGATGAGGAGGGGAGCGCCGCCGCCGATTCCGAGGCCTCCGTCCCACCCAGCCCGCAAAGCCCAAGGCTCCCGGCGGTCACCGGCCGAGCCGGAGAATGGCCGGCACCCTCCCTCTCCCCACGAGGCACCTCAGCCGCCCCTAGGGAGCCGGCCCCGGCCTCTCTCCCTCACTCTCGAGGGACGGTGGGGCCTCACCGAGCTGGAGAGAAGGGTCCGGCCACCGCGGTCGAGTCCCCCGGGGCCTCCCCGCGCCCCTGGCCACGAGAGGTTCAAGAGATTGTCCCAGCGCCGGCCGCTCAAGGTACCATCGCGAGCCCAGGGGCTTCTCAGCGGGGACCCGCCATCTATAACCTACACCCACCTCCGTCACCAGCCGCAGCGGGGCCTCAGAAACACACCATCCAGATCCCCGGCCTGGGTTCCCCGCCCGCCGGGCCCCGACAACCACAGCCGCCCGCGGCCACCGCATCAGGCCGGCCAGCGGGGGCCACGGCCACCGCCGCCACACCGGCATCATCGTCCGTTTTGGGACCCAGGCGCCCGGGCTTGGGAGACGCCTCTCCAGCTCCACCCCATGGCCATTCTATCATGCAACGGGAAAGGCAGCGGCCCGGGGGCCAGGAGGAACACGCAAAGGTTCAGTCCACCGCAGCCCCCCACCGTCCTCCGCCCGTCAGCCTGAAACCCCGGACGCCCGGGGTCGCGAGCACGGCACAGGCCACGCTTCCTGCGTGGGATTCCACGGGAGGCTATGGCACGGGTGCCAGACCCCGGGAGCCCCTCGAGGAAGGCGCCGTGCCCGGCCCCACACGCCCCCCGGGCGGGGGTCTGGCACCTCGTCCCCATCAGCCACCTGTGCAGAAGCCCCCGGCTGCCACGGCCCCAGCCCCCACTACCGGTTTGGCGGTGGTCGGTGGGCACACCCCGGGGCCCGCAGGGGCAATGGACACCGCCGCCCGGCCAGAGGAGACGGTCACCAAGGCACCGCCCCCGGCTGCAGTGCAGCCGCGCGTGCCTCTCCCTGTCAAAAGCAAACAGCAACAAACTCCTGCATTCCCATTGACTCCAATGCATCCGGGTTCGGCGCCGAGCGCGCGGCCCGAGGTGGAACCACCCCAGTCCCGGCATGCAGGCGCCCCAACATACATCGCTAAAAAAGCGGGGCCCTCGGCCGCCCCCTCCCCGCCGCGCAAATCCCAAAAATATGAGGATAGCATATATTACCCGCCATCAGGTAGCATACACTATCCCGCGCCTTTTCAAACACTTTCGTTTTCGCGTGATAAAGCCTCTCCCACGCCATCTAGCGACCAACCAGAATTATTGTGGAATACTCCCTCAGTTGTCACCCAGTTCCTGTCTATTGAAGACATTATTAGGGAGGTGGTGTCAGGGGGGTCGACGCCCGGAGACCTGGTGGTCCCCTCTGCGGCCCACTCCTCTCTGTCCGCCGCAACCCCCGACCAGGACATGCGTTATAGCCTCACGCTCGCCCAGGCTCGCCGCGTCCTGACTCGCTTCGTGACCCAGCTTCGCCACAAACTGGAGCGTTCCACCCACCGGCTCATCACAGACCTGGAGAGACTCAAGTTTTTGTATCTGTAATTGTTTATTAATAAAGTGCATACACCGCGTGCCGCGTCTCCTACTGCTTCTTGCGCGCGCCCCTCGTGGAGGTGTCTTGGGGCTGGGCCCCGCCGCCGGAGCCGGTGTCAACGGCCGCCGAGGAGGCTGCCGCTCCAGATGTGGCGGCCCGCAGGCTACTGATGGACGAGGAGACGGCGGGGGTCGCAGCCGGGGCAGAGGCAGCCGCTGCTGCCCCCGCTAAGCCACCCCCTGCCACGGGCTGCGCCTGCTGGCCCTGGGCGGCCGAGGCCGCGCCGGCCGGGTGAGAGTGACTAACCTGGGCGGCACCGCCGGCCCGCTGCCTCTTGTCCAGGCCGCGCTGGCGCCGAGGCACCCCAAAGGTCCGCTGCACGTACTCCTCGTAGCAGGACTGGGCCGTCAGAAAGGCCAGGTAGCTCCTCTGAGCCTCCCGGAAAACGTCGTTGGGGAGATTGCCCTGCTGCAGCTCTTGAAATTTAGGAAGCAGGGGGCTGTCCTGAAAATCCGCCTCCAGCCTCCCCTGGAGGGTGGGCTTGGGCAGCCGGCGTGCCATACCGCGCGTGATAGAGACGGCAGCCCTCGCACCTCTCACCCGGCGGCAATTCTACCTCTAAACAGGAGGAGAGAGGATGGGCCTCGTCGCGGGAGTCCTCCGGAGCTTGGCGCCGCTGCTGACAGCCGGGACAGACGGCCCTAGCGTCGGCCCGCAAAGTTAAATACAGGAGCTGCCTGACCGTCACCCCCCGCAAGACCACCGGCCTCATGCAGGTGCGGGAGGGGCCGAGGCAGGGGACAATGGCGTCCAGGAGGCGCGAGCCACGATCCAACTCGTAGGCCGCGTTGTGCGGCAGCACCGCCCGGATCCGCGGCTGCCAGCCCGAGCGGGCGCTGGGGGGCTCTGCCAGCCTCAGGCAGCCCACCGCGGGCGAGCCGCAGTTGGAGCAGTACACGCGGCCGCTGGCGTGGCACGTCAGCACGTGCTTCTCCTTCTGGTCGCGGGGATAAAACTGGAGAGTGGGCTTGAAAGAATTCAGCGCCCCCCCACCCCCCGTCTGCTTCCCAAAGTTCAGGCAGTAGCCGCAGTCCAGGCAGAACACGGCCAGGGGAGGGTGATCCGGGCCGCAGACCGGGCGGGAGGGGGAGCGGGACCTAAAACACTTGTAGGCCAGGGGGCCCACGGCGGGCACGTTCAGCAGACACGATAGGACGTTGCGGCTCACGACCGCCACGAAGACGTCCCGGCTCAGACACTGACCTCCCGGGCCAGTCAGCAACCTCGCAGGGCACTCCGGCTCCCGCTCCTCCTCCCCGCCACCACCCATCCTCCTCCCGCATTCGGGGACGGCGGGGACGGGCAGGAGACAACGGGCGCCTCGCAGACACGAGTTCACCAACAGGCGGTACCACATCCACTGGATTGGATTCCCGCAGGGGGTGTCCGAGGCCTTCTTCTGGAGTGTGGCCAGCAGGGCCGAAGCGTGATCGGCCACACAGGGAGGGGCGGCGGCAGAGGGGGTCACCCTGTCGCGAATCTCCCTAGGGTCGAGCTCACCGGCGTGAGCCCGGGCCCAGAGGGAGTAGCTCGGCAACGTCACGCAGCTGTGCGGGTCGAGGCCGGGAACATAATTCTTGATGGCAAAGTAGCGCTCCACGGGCCTCGGGTTCTGCCTCAGCAAGGGGGGGTCGCAGCTACTGCGCTGAAACACGAACGCCAGAAACCTCTTCACGAGGCCCCGGTAGCCCCTGGCCACGGCCCGGGTGTTTTCACAGAAAGGGGACCGGGTGCAAATCCAGGCGGCTATTCTCTCAGAAAACGCAGGGAAAACAGAGCGCACCAGCAAAAAGTAGGTGAGGAAGAAGGCGTTGCAAAAGGCCACAGCGCCGCACCCCCCGCCGGTGAGCGCTGAAAGAGCCAGCAGGGACGGGCCCAGGTGAGGCGCGAGGGTCAGGGATGTGGGGCTGGTCTGCGCCCGGGCCCAGCGGACCAGCCCCCCGGGCCTCTCCGCCTCGGCCAGCCAGTAGGCGGCCGAGTGGCTTCTAAAGAGAGAGCCGGAGAGGGAAGCGGCGGCCTCCTCTGGGGCCGGAAGCCTGCCCCAGACCACAAACTCCCGCATCTGCACGAAGCTCACGTCCAGACAGGCCAGCCCCAGATCTAGGAGCCTAGAAAACTCGGGTGCCCCCCAGGCGGACATCAGGCCCACCTCAGAAACAGCAGAGACAGAGCCACGGCCACCACCGCCAGGCCCTGGGCCAGATAGGTTGGGGCGCGAAACAGGGAGGGACGCCATGCCTCCGCCGTCTCCGTCGCCGGGTCCTCCGCGGGCGCGTGCTCCGCCCGGGAATGGCGAGAGCGCTTTCGCCTGGCCACGCGCGCCCAGTGCCCGCGGATGGGGCGCCTCACGAGTTCCTTCTTCCACGAGGCCGCCTCCGACCCCGACCAGTCCTCGTCCCTCCAGGGAGCGCGACTCCTATCGTCGTCAGTCTCGGCGTCTGAAAAATCGCCCGCGGCCCACCCGCCACGCCCCCGTCCGAGCGAGCCCTCGGAAGCTGTCCTAGGCCCTCCTCCCACGGCTCTGACGCCCGGCTCTTCGCCCTGACCAGACAGGGCCAGCTGCTGAGACATATCACTAATCATGTCCATGACACGCGACGCCTTCTGGGCGTTGGCGGCCTGAAACACCAAAAACTGCATCGTCGTCCGGTGCTCCGTGATGTAGGCCCTACAGACCACCATGGACTTCAAAAGGTCAAGCTCGGCCGGGAACACCAGGGGACTCTTAAACTTAATGAAGTCGTCCTGTCCCAGCAGGATGATGGAGTTCTTGGGCAGGTCCACGTCCGTGGCCAGCCCCAAGCACGGGCCCGCCTGCCCGGACCTGAGACCCGAGGGCTCGTGTAGAAAGCACCTCAGGGTGGTGGCCAGGCCGTTGTTGGAGATCACAAACACCGGAGAGGAGGGGTAGTTGCAGTTTTTCAGCTTGAAGGCCAGGAACTTGTAGACAAACTCCAGGTGGTAGATCTGTCCGTGGCGCAGCTTCACTGTGCAGAGGGGCTGAGAGCTCCCCCGGGAAAACACGTGGGCCCCCGAGCATCTCTCCACCTCCAGAGACCCCGAGTCACACAGAAAGGACACAATCACGTTATTGAGCTCGTCTAGGAGCCTCTCTTCCGGGCTCACCATGATTAACTAGGTCTAGGGTGCTGTCAGCAGCCACAATCCGGGCAATGACCTGTTTTATAGTGTCCCTTTCAAAAATAAGACCTCTCGTTGAACCCCACCGAGGCCCCGACCGCTATTCTCTTCCTTAAACGCCTCCAGAAAGAGGCAGTGATTCAGGAGGTTCAGCCTCGCGTAGGCGGACGGTGCAATCAGGGGCGCGAGATCTGGGCGGATCATAGGCGAGAAACTCAAAAGACTGCCACCCGGGTCGCCGTCAACTCCAGGTATGGCCAGCCCCCCTCCAGACGGTGTCCCAGAAACAGGCGCCGGCTCCGGTATTAAAAACCCACGAGACCCCACCCCGCCGCCCACATGTGCCATGGCTCACAGCGTCACAAGCGCGAGCGAGTTGCCCCGTCTGACCGGTCAAAGGCTGCCGGGCCACCCACTCACTAGGAGTGACTTAATAGCAGGGACCCGGGGTGCTGGCGGAACTCCAGAGATGGAGGAGTTTGTCCCCTGGACCGTGGACAATCTCAAAAGCCAGCCGGAGGCGGCAAGGATGCTCAAGACCCACTCCTACCTCCCCGCCAACGCGGAGGAAGGGGTAGCCTACCCCCCGCTAGTCCACACCTACGAGTCCCTATCTCCAGCCAGCACCTGCCGCGTCTGCGATCTGCTGGACACCCTGGTCAATCACTCCGAGGCCCCCGTTGCCTTCTTCGAGGACTATGCCCTGTTATGCTACTACTGTCTCAACGCCCCCAGAGCCTGGATCTCCAGCCTCATCACGGGCGTGGACTTTTTACACATCCTGATGAAATACTTCCCCATGGCGGGGGGGCTGGAGTCCCTCTTCATGCCCTCCAGGATCCTGGCCATTGACATCCAGCTCCACTTTTACATCTCCCGGTGCTTTCTCCCCGTGTCCTCCTCAGACATGATTCGCAACGCCAACCTGGGCTACTACAAACTCGAGTTCCTTAAATCCATCCTCACGGGCCAGGCCCCGGCCAACTTCTGCTTCAAGTCCATGTGGCCCAGAACCACCCCCTTTCTCACCCTCCCGGGACCCAGAACATCCAAAGAATCGCAGGAGATTCCCGGGGAGGCCAGCCGAGCCCAGTACACAGGCCTCTGCTGCCACCTGCCGTCTCGAGTCCGGGGCCCACACCCGTTCCTCAGGGCCGAGAAGGGAGGAAATTCCCAGGGTGTCGCGTCCAAGGCCGACTACTGCGGCCTGCTGATGGGCACCTGGAGAGACACGGACCTGCTGGGAGGACCCGGCCACCATGCTATCGTTTTAAACGCGGAATACAGCGGGGATGCGCTCGCGGAAATGGCCCTGGCCTTCCCCAGACCGGAGGCCGGCGACCATTCACAGGGCCCCTGCCTGCTGGCCCCCATGTTTGGGTTGCGACACAAGAACGGCTCACGGACCATCTGCCCCCTCTGCGAGAGTCTGGGGGCCCACCCGGATGCCAAGGCCACCCTCGACCGCTTCAAGAGCCTTATCCTGGTCTCCTTTGGAAACAACATCAAAATCCTGGACAGGATTGTGTTCCTCATCAAAACCCAGAACGCGCTGCTGGACGTGAGCTGCCCCAGGCTCAGGGCCTGGCTGCAGATGTGCACCCCGCAGGACTTCCACAAGCACTTGTTCTGCGACCCCCTATGTGCCATCAACCACGCCATCACCGATCCGAGCGTGCTCTTTGGTCAGATTTACCCACCCAGCTTCCAGGCCTTTAAGGCAGCTCTCGCGGCCGGGCAGAACCTAGAACAGGGGGTATGCGACGCGTTAATTACGCTTGTGTACATATTTAAATCCACACAAGTGGCCAGAGTGGGCAAAACAATACTCGTGGATGTCACTAAGGAACTGGACGGGGTCCTGCGTCTCCACGGCCTAAACCTGGTCCAGTCTTATCAGACATCCCAGGTATACGTGTGAAAAGTAGCCCGGATGGCACCCGTCACCCCGGAGGCAGGGGATGTGTGCCAGCAGAGGCCCGCTAATCCCAGATGCCACCACCCCATGCATCCGCACCACAGAGACTACGTGGCCTCGAAGGCCTCGGGTCGGAGCGTGAGATCGGTGGCACGGAGCGGCAAAACGTATCTGGGGCTGGGAAAGATGGAAAGGGCCGGCAGTGTGGCCCGCTCCAGATGTTCCAGGCACACACGGCGCCGAGACGGGTCCAGTTTTACGCTGCGTGAATTCTTCAGGGGGATCTCTGCCAACTTTGAGTTGGGCAAAGATTTTCTGCGTGAGATGAACACCCCCATCCACGTGTCAGAGGCCGTGTTCCTACCGCTGTCTCTCTGTACACTGTCTCCGGGCCGCTGCCTTCGACTCTCCCCCTTTGGCCACAGCCTGACTCTGGGCTCCCACTGTGAGGTCTGCATCAACAAATCCCAGGTTCACGTGCCTCAGGAGTTCAGCTCCACCCAGCTCTCCTTCTTCAATAACGTCCACAAGATCATCCCCAATAAGACCTTCTATGTGTCCCTGCTTAGCAGCTCCCCCAGCGCCGTGAAGGCAGGACTCTCCCAGCCCGGCCTGCTCTATGCCTATCTGGTCGCCGGCCACTTCTGTGGCACTGTGTGCCCCATATTCAGCACCACCGGGAGAGGACGCCTGAACATGCATCTTCTGCTCCAAGGCACCTCCCTACACATCCCGGAGACCTGCCTGAAACTCCTCTGTGAAAACATTGGCCCCGCATACGAACTGGCCGTGGATCTGATAGGGGACTCCTTCTGTGTAAAAGTCAGCCCCAGGGACGCTGTCCACGAGAAGGCAGTTAACGTCGATGAGGACGCCATCTTCGAGGCCATTAAGGATCTAGAGTGCGGGGACGAACTAAGACTGCAGATCATCAACTACACACAGCTAATTTTAGAAAATAAACAGTAATCTCGGACCCTTAACACCTGTCCTGTGTTTGTTGGGTAGCCAGGGGTGGATTGACTGGTTGTGAAAGCCAATCTGTCATTCTATTGGAATAACGGGGTGAAACAGGGAGGGTTCGCGGGGCTTGGGGCCTGCTAAGACCCACTGGCTAAGTCATACCAGTGTGAGATTATCAGTGGACTGGAGGGGTGAGCTTGCAAAATTTGGGTCCTGCAAAGCCCCACTTGCTAAGTCATAAATGGGGACTTGGCTGGGCTTTGATGTGGTGCATGGCCGGGGAGCTTTTTGGGATATGAGAAAGAGCATTCACGTGGGCCAGCCATTGCCCACCCGGGCCACATTCAAAGCAAGGACTCATAACTGCAGCAGTGACCGGCACGGCACACTCGAGGCAGCTACCCACCATCCCCATGCAGAAAACACAACAATTGTATTATAAAATCTGTGTTTATTGAACAAAACAGTAACACCAAGCATAACTGGAAGATGATAGGTAAATGTGGTGTCAAGATGATGGGGAGGGGCTAACTTTTACCAAATCAAAAGATACGCCGCCCCCAATCATCTAAACCCCACACCTTAGAGTGCATGTAAAACACCATGCATTAACCAAGGCAGGCCTCAACCCCACCCCTTAATGGCACACTGGAAAAACATACACGTCTTCCCAACCACAGCTTACACTCACCTTAGTTATCCTTAGCCTCTCATCCTCGTGTTATTATGATGGAGAGGGCGAAGCACCGATTACATAAGCACAAGTGCACTTCCCCGCTGTCCATCAGAACACCACGGGCATGTCTCAGTAATAGGCCCCTGGTGTGTATGGCCAACACTTGGAAATTCCCCCGCAAAAGATAACATCGAGTATCAGCTATCTTCTGTGGCAGAATTTAAAAGTGGGGGCCCGGGTCATTGGTTTCTAAAGCTTCAGGCCCCCGTGGTTGGCTTTAAGACTAAACCCACTGTATTGTTCAGTTACAAGGTGTGGGCACTGTAGCACCCTCACCCACTCATCTATCCTGCCGGTTTACTTTTCAACAGGCCCAATGACCCAAGCTTATGTAAAGTGCTGAATACAGGCATATAAATCAGCGTCTTCTTCCAGAGATAAAGAGATAGCTACACACAACTACGAAAGTTAAAGTTAGTCCAGCTAAAAATGCAGTCAATATGGGGCTTCCGGTGTTTGAACGGTTGCCCCTCAGTAAAGAAGGCCAGCCGCCTTGCTGGTGAATCCAAGCATCAAGGCCTTCGCTGGCTTCTAACATCCCACGAACCGACAGGTCCACAACATAGTAGGGAGTATTCCTGTTACAACACAACGTCCTGCAGGCATGCATGCACCAGGCCAGCCAGGCCAACGCTCGTCCCAGAGTGGGATTTCCACGGTGGAAGATTTCTTGAAACACTCTGGTAAAATCCACATCCCACTCTTCGGTGTTTGATAAAAATCTGTCCAAGGCTTCTAAAAAGGCACCCGCATTTTGTTCAATTATTTGCTCAAGCAGTACATGGACACGTAGAACCAGAGTGTCCCCCGCAGAGAGGCTGGAGGGTGATTCTCTTGATGCTAACTCCAACACAGGATGCAGACCCTCGTTTCCATGAACGTGACTGTCCCGCATACACAGGGCTAACAGTAAATCTCTTGTTGAAAAGGCCATCTTTATCTACAAAATCTGGCACAAGTGTAATTAGGCGAGAACTAGAAAACCAAAAGATGAAAGTTAGCACCACATGAAGCCACCTGCACAAACAGACCCACAGTAAGACCCAACAGCCATGCTATCAAATTAACGAGGGAAGAAGGCCAGCGAAAATTGAGGGTGGGAACAATTACATCACGCTCCCAAAGTCACCACACAAGAATTACCTACCCCAATAGGTTGGGGAGTGGGGGGCTAAGGCAGCTGCCCACAGACCCAGGGGAATGGCTCTGAGGGGAGGCACGGGCGCCTAATTTCTAGGAGGGGGAAGATGGCAAAAGGCATCAACAAGCAACTAACACGCGCGGCCGAACCCCAGGCTGGTGGCTGGTGTATGCACACCCCGTTTTCAGATAGCAGCTTAAGGGGCTAAAATTAATCCCCAACCCTTTAATGTCAAGCGGTTACCAACCGAGAGCAGCTTCAGTTGCACCAAACAGCCCTCCAAACACACCGGCGAGACTTCGACCCTTCTTGTCAACCTCTTCAGGCCCGGAGTTAGTGCTAAGACAGGCAACCCCGGGGCTGATCAGGTTAATAAGGAGCCGGCCGTGCTCTGACTCATATTTCCGTCCAAACCTAGGATATCTCCCAGAGCCCTCTTCCCTCCCTGGGACGCGGTGTTTCCTAAAGGCGGGGCACATGGATTAGCAGGGGATTAGTGTGCCACGGTGAGGCAGGCGGGGCGAGCAACGGGGGCTTAGTGGCTCAAAGTGATTCATGCCAAAGGCAGCCACCCTAACAGGGGGACAGAGTCCACGGGACAAGGCGAGTGACAGGTCATGACCCGGGCGTGGCGAGCATCGGTCAGCTGACCAAATGTGCAAAGGTGATGCACCCGAAAAGCACGCAGGGGTGCCACGTCACCCCGGGGTGCTGGGGTGGGGGATGGGCTCAGGCAACCGTAAGGGAGGGGGGGTAGGGGGGGGAGGGATTACACTATAGGGTTCCCTTCCTCTAGGTTTCTATATACCTATAGGTATATACCCATAGGTATATACCCAGCTGTAGTACCCTATTCCTCCACTAGGTTAATAACCTATAGGTTATGCTACCATTATAACGAAGGGAGGAAGGGTGGCGCACCTCGAGGTAGGATAGGGGGGTACCCCAGTAGGAACCTAGCTGAATCCTACCTAGCTCCACCCACCTGGTATATAGGGGCGGAGCTTAGGATACCTCCAGGATAATGAAACCCTATGGATACCTACCTCCAGGCTCCACCCACTAGGTATAACGGGGCGCAGAACCTCCCCCTCCTGGTTTAACCCTATGGAGGGGACCCTCCTGAAGCTCCGCCTACCCCAAATCTCGCGGACCTTAGCTCCTCCCTCTCACGTTAACCCAATAGCATGACCTCCAGGTACCACCCACCTGGTGACACACCTGCAGGTAACCCAACGGGCTAAAATGACACACCTTAATTAACCAATAGGAAGCCCCCTCTCCTGAGCAAACCTTAAGGTATTGCACAGCGCCCCCAAAAAGTGAATAAAAGAAGGCGCGCTGGCCGGGGTCGCCAGCGTCGTCCAGACGCTCGGGGGGTGCACAACCCCCAGCCGGCCCGGCGTCCTTGCGGCGGCCTCCCCCCCCATGAAGCGGGCGGCGCGAGGTCCCTGCCTGGCACCAGGGTCCGGCTGGGGGCGCACCCCCCACCCTCGCCGGGGCTCCGGGAGGCCCGGCCGCGATCCTCCCCCGTGAACGGGGCGCGCTGGGTCGCGGCTGCCCCCCGGGACCCCCGGCCCCGTGCCACGGGACCCCCGGCCGGCATAGGCCCCGGGACCACGCCCGCCTGCCCCGACCCCCCCCCTGCCTTCCAGGTGCACCGGACCAGCGGACCCAGCGGACCACGCCCACCCGGACCAGCGGACCCAGCGGACCGCACCCACCGGACCGGAGGAGCTCCAGGACGGGGGTAGGCCGGGCACACCCCGGGGAGGAGGCCGGGTGGGGGCCTGGGGTTCCGGGGACCACACCCCTCCCTCCCCCACCCCCGTTGCCTTCCAGGTGCACCAAACCCGCGGACCCATCGGACCACGCCCACCCGGACCAGCGGACCCAGCGGACCACACCCACCGGACCGGAGGAGCTCCAGAACGGGGGTAGGCCGGGCACACCCCGGGGAGGAAGCCGGGTGGGGGCCTGGGGTCCCGGGGACCACACCCCTCCCTCCCCCACCCCCGTTGCCTTCCAGGTGCACCGAACCCGCGGACCACGCCCACCCAAACCGGACCAGCGAACGCGGCGACCCCCGGAGGAGCACCAGGGCCAGGCAAGCCGGGCACAACCTAGGGAGGGAGGCCGGGAGGGTGCTGGGGTCCCGGGGACCACGCCCCTCCCTTCCCGACCCCCATTGCCTTTCAGGTGCACCCGGAGCCCCAGGACCGAGCGGCGGCGCAGCGGTGCCCAGGCGGGCCACCCCCCACCCGGAGCGGGGCAGCGGCCCGGCGGACCCACCGGCGGCCACCCGGCTGCCCCGGAGCACCCGGACCCCGGAGCCCCAGGACCGAGCGGCGGCGCAGCGGTGCCCAGCCGGGCCACCCCCCACCCGGAGCGGGGCAGCGGCCCGGCGGACCCGCCGGCGGCCACCCGGCTGCCCCGGAGCACCAGGAGCACCCGGAGGCCCAGGACCGAGCGGCGGCGCGGCGGTGCCCAGCCGGGCCACCCCCCACCCGGAGCGGGGCAGCGGCCCGGCGAACCCGCCGGCGGCCACCCGGCTGCCCCAGAGCCGCAGGGCCGAGCCAAGATACTGCTGTGCCCGGCCTACATGACCCTCACTCCCTACGCCTAGCCCGCTTTAACCATCCCCCGGGGGTAGCGGCGGCACTGAAATTTGTTTCCCTGTTGCAGGTGCTGACCCTGGCGACAAGATTTGGAAACGAGCGGCGTCAAATGCTGGGGTGCAAGGCCCTCCATACTGTGTAGCAATAAACTGGCTGAACTAACAGTCCCGTGTGTTGTGTGTAACTTTGGGATGGTGCTGGTGGACACAGACTGGGAGGGAAGCAGCCAAGGAGGTGCTGCGGGGATAGGCAGCCGGCTGGATGGGGGCAATGTGGGCTTTGGGTACTGGGTTAAGGAATGCCATACATGAGGGCATGGGGGAATTGACCAGTGAGGCTGGGCTGACGGGGATAAGCATCCCGCTGAATGTGGGGAAAACGGAGTGCCATTTGTGGCTGCACGTGCATGGGGTGAGATGATGTTTTGTGGGTGAGAGGCGCGTGAACTGCAAGCTGGCGGGAATATGCAGCCCACCTGCAAGCTGCGAGTAGTTGCCAATTTTGGCGGGGCTCTCAGTGAGATGTGGAGGAGGAGCTAATTCTTGCTTTTCCCGTTTAACTAATAGAATGACAGACGGGTTAACTGTTAACAGAGAAAGGAGGTAAATTTATTTTGGATACATGGGTAACCGAACAGATTGAATCTTTTACTGGTTGGAGGGGCGAGGTCTCTTACTGGGACCTCCTGCATTTTGGTTTTCATCAGAATGCTCAGAATCTGATACATTAAAAATGTCATCCCAGTTTTCATCAATGTCTTCAAGGTCTGGGGGTTCTATGGTGGGAGGATACCAGTCTTCTGGGAAGAGCATGGGAGTTGGTGGAGTATCAGAGGGCTGCGGTTCCTGTACTGGGGACTCGGGTGGCTGAGCTGAGCGGCCTGCCACGGCCCTGGCTAACCTGCTACGTGCTGGGAGAGCTTCGGATGGGCCCGGGGTTGGTGAGCTATTGGGCGCCCGGACAGGGTTAGAGGCGAGGGGAATTGCTGGACTTAGTGCAGGCATACTCGGACTGGGAGTAGGCTGAGGTGACGGTACTGGACCTGCCTGTGGTGGGGTAGACTCTTGGCCTAACCTGGCCCTGGCTTTGGCCTTGCCCTTACCTTTGCCCTTGCCCTTTTGCGCTCTAGAGGGAGCCCGGCTTTTTCCCTTTCGGCGTTTAGAGGCCTTGGAACGGGTAACTGGCGGCCACCATACGGGCCCTGGTGGCGCGGGGGGCTGTAACTCAGTGCGGACTATTCCCGGAGCTGGCTCCGATGGCGCAGGTGGGGGCAGTGTTGTACATAGGGGAGGCAATTGCACAGTTGGAACTTTAAGAGGTGAACTGAGTGGTGGTAGGTTTCTAGGGGTGAGCTGCTGTGGGGCTTGTTGGAGAGGAGAACCCTCAGGTGCATGAGTCAATGGATGCACAGGTATGTGTTTAGGAGGAGTGGGATGTGGTGTGGATTGAGGAGGGTCGGGATGTTCTGGTGATGTTAGGGGCGGCGCCGGGGGGGGTGCCTGCTGTTTAGTAGGAGAAGGCCCCCACGGCGCCGGGGGAGGTGCCTGCTGTTTAGTAGGAGAAGGCCCCCACGGTGCCCGGGGGGGTGCCTGCACTGGAGAAGGTCTCCACGGCACCCGGGGGGGTGCCTGGTGTTTAGTAGGAGGAGGTCTGTATGGGGGCCAAGGGGGCTGCGTGTGTTGAGTATAATGAGGCCTGTAAGCCCAATGAGGCTGCGGGGGGCGAGGAGGAGAAGGCCTCCATGGAGCCGATGGGGGAGGCATGTGTTGAGGAGGAGGAGGCCTGCATGGAGCCCACGGAGACTGTGTGTGGTGAGAAGGGGGAGGCATCCATGGTGTCTGAGGGTGGGCTGTGTGGTTACCAGGATTAAGTGTCTGGGGTTCCTGGGGTAGTTGTAGGTAAGAAGGAGCGGCCCTCGGTGGTGTTGATGGGGGTGGAGTGGGTGACACGTTCTCAGAACCTGGTGACAACGTGATGGGTGACGCCATGGGGGGAGGTGTGGGATTACGTCTCTGTGGACCTAGGGTCGCTAGAAGGCCACGTACACCGTGTGCTTGGCGTACAATCAAATTGGACATACAGAGCATGCGAACCGCCCACGAAACGGCGCTCCCCCCTGGGCCACCAAGTGGGTTCCTATCGCGGGGGTCAGGTTCTTGTGTTCCCACGTCCCTGCGTTCTGGTGGAGGAGGTTGAACAGGGGGTGGTGGAGGGGGTGGAAGAGGGGGTGGCGGAGGTGGTGGAAGAGGGGGTGGCGGAGGTGGTGGCGGGGGTGCCCCGGGTACAGTTTGCGGGCCCTCATTTTCGTCACCCACGATAATTTTGAGTTGAATTAAGGGTCGATCGGACAGGGCCTGGGTGGACAGCGTTGACGTTAGGGAAAGTACCGGTTGCCCTCTTTCATCAGTGGCAACATGTAGGATATACTGCCCCCCGGATTGAACCGCAACGTAGTAAGTAGGCATGGTGGCGGCAGAAAGAGCAAAAGACAAGCGAGGGTGCTTAAAAGGCTGTTGGTATCTACCTGCCCCAACACAGGTTCAGGCAAAACTTTACAGCATGTCACACGCCAGCACTGAGTTACTGCGGGTGGAGGGAAAGGAATACAGGGTCATTAATCTCAGTTTGCGCCACCTGGCGGCCCTACAGCAAACCTAGCCCTGGGAGGGACGGCACCCCAATTCGTCATAGGCTGCCACCGCGTGGCAACACTAGGAATAGCCCTGGAAGGGGAAACTGCAGAAAAGGGCTGCAGATAGGGAAGGGTGACCCTCTACAGCCCTTTTTGCGGCCAATTTCCGGGGTATCCGGCCAGCCCGGCGGGCGCAGCGGCCCTCTGGCTGTCCTTGCTTAATTTTAGCCCCCTTGCTCGTTAATTTGATAGAATGGCTACTAGGTTGCCCCTTGGTACACATAAGGCTGATTACCAGAATCTGACATGCTAAGACTGGGAAAGCTGTACTGAAATGAGGCCAATAAATTGGAAGTCACAAATCACCTGGGCTGGGCCTGTGACTTAGATCTCTTCCTCCTCTTCTATGTAGACCCTTCGACGGCAGGTGGTGGTTACTTGTTGTGGGTTTGTTCTTTGCCTAGAGCGTGCCAGCCACTCGCTCCAAGACTACATTGGAAGGTGGCTGGTGATTGGAGGTATGACTAGCACTTAAGAGGTGGGGCTAGGGCTACAAAATGGAAAAACACTTACCCTTGCTCCTGGCTGGATAAGTGGCCCTTGTGGCTTGGTTGTGAATGGAGGTGTGAGCGGGGGATCAGGTTCATTAGATAACAAAGCAAGGGGAGAAAGGTAAGAAAGTTTTAGAAATACCAGGGGCTCCTGGGGGGAACTGGGCAGTGGACACGGGGCTGAGTGGACTGGGCCTCTTCCTCGAGGACCCCTGGACGTGTGGGCGAGGTTTGGGGGCGGCTGGGGGTCGGGCTGGCCTGCCAGGGGGCAAAGGGGGCTCAGAGGGCACCTACTCGAGGCAGGCTTACATGGGAGTCTATGGTAAGCCAGGCCCGAGGGTCACCTAAAGTCCCCCCTGGACGGGCCTGGGGTGGCCGGGGAGGGGTGGGGAGTGGCCAGGGAGGACGGAGGGCCTGGCCTGCGGGGGACAGGGTGGACGGGGCTGGACTCGGGGCGAGTGGACGGGCCTGGGAGGCTGGTTCTGGGGCTGGACTTGGGACAGTGAGCTCAGGAGCCGGGGCCTCGGGGAGGGAGAGAGGAGGGGGAGGCGGGCGCCCTTGCCTGGAGGCAGAGACTGGGCGGCTGCGGGGGACGCTGGCACACCGGGCCGCCGGGGTCCCTCCGGCCGGCCTGATGGACCCGGTGGGGAGACAAGCTGAGGGGGGCCGGGGAGGGAGGCGGGGAGGACAGGCCAGGGGAGAGGTAAGGCGGCTCTCCCGGGCTGCCGGGGTCCCTCCGGCCGGCCTGGTGGACCCGAGAGGCCGAAAGCGGGGGGGGGGGACTGGGGTGGAGGGGGAAGAGGGGAGGAGGGAGGGGAGAGGCTGCTGGGGACCAGGGCCTCCTGGGCGTCTCTGGGTCTGGACTGGAGGGCCCTGGGAGGCCCCTGTCCGCGAGGGAGAGTCTCTGGCCGGGCGGGCGGGGACGGGGCTGCTCGGGTCCCTTCTCGGGACGTTCTGGGCTCTGAAGCCCTGGAGAGGGGTGAGGACTTTGGCCTCTGGGGCCACCCGGGCTGCCGGGGTCCCTCCGGCTGGCCTGGGACCCGGGGAGGCACCCTGAGGTGCTCCTCCGTCCTCTGGACTAGGGGCCCTGGGCCCCGAGGGCGGCTCCCCTCTGACATTCTTTGGGTTCAACGGGGCTCAGAGGGGAGCGGAGACCAGGAGGACGCCTGGAGGCGGACCCGAGGGGCTCTGGGGCGCCGGTCCCCTGGTTCCCCCTGGAGGACAGAGAGAGGGGCAGAGCCAGCCAGCGGCTGAACCCGAGGAGGCGCCCGGAGCGAGGCCGGGCAGGCCGGGCAGGCCGGGTCTTGGGCCTGGGAGGTCCGGGGTGTTGAGCCTGCTGCCCCAGGAGAGGCCGGACCCCGCCTGGCGACCCTGGGGTCTGTCTGGGGGACTGAGGGCGGCCGCCTTGGGGCCCGGAGTCTCGGAGGATCGCTCAGACTCTGCCAGCAGAGACCCGGGCGATCCCCCTCCACTCCCCGGGCCTAGGCCGACTCTCTGACTCCCAGAGCTACCCCAAGGCCACCGGGCGGGGCCAGGGCCTCCAGAGGCACCAGGCTCACCACCACAGACCCCCAGACCCGAGACCCGGCCTGCCCAGCCACCCAGCCTCGCCCAGGCGCCTCCTCGGGTCCGGCCGCCGGAGGGCTCTAACCCTGTCTCTGTCCACTAGAGGGGACCGGGTGTTGGGACCTGGTGGCGCCCGCCGGCTCCAACCTCGGGCCTCTGGGCTGGTCTCGCTTGCTGGCCCCAATGGCCGCGGGCCTCTACTTCCTCTCTGCTCGTTACCAGAGAGAATGGCCACTGGGTCTTTAGTTATGGGGCCTGGCCGGGTCTAAGGTGGCCTGGCCTGGGCTGTGAGGCCTCGAGGGCCGGGTTCTGGGCTTGTGGGGACACATGGGCTCGTGGGAGAGGCGGGGAGGACAGAGAGGGAGGGAAGGCAGGGAGGAGAGGAGGCCGGGGAGCGGCTGGGATGGGGAAGCCGGAGTCCAGAGGGGCCCGAGGGCCTGAAAGGCCCCGGCGCCTGGCTCATGTGTCCAGACCGGGACTCTGGGACTGTAGAGGGAGAGGCAGGGCCTGTAGCCCGTGACTCTGGAGGACGGGGACGCGGAGGGCCTGAGGCCCAGGGGCGAGGGGACTGAGGCGGGCCTGAAGCCCGGGTTGAGGCGACTTGGGTTAGCCTGATCCCACCCAGACTAGACCCCAGGTTCCTGTGAAGAGCAAGAAGCGTGTGTACTAGCCCTCCCATGATGTGGGCCCTGGAGGTGAAGTTACCTACCCTTACTGGTGGACCGCTTACCGGCCCGTCCTCTTCTTCAAGGAAGACCCTCCTGCGGACGCGTGTGGGTCCTTGTGGGTCTCCGCCGGTTGGGCTGTTGTGCCTGCGCCTTCTCAGGAGGTCTCCGAAGGGGCCCTGAGATGGGTGGCTGTGTGTAGTGTGTGCCTGGGTGTGGTGGAGTGGTGGGCTGAGCGGAATAAATGAAAGTCCACTTACCTCTGGCCCGAGACCTGGGGGCCCGGGCCTGGAAGGTCCGGTGGCTTCGCTTGGGTCTCCCTTAGGCTTGGATGGCGGAGCCGGCGATGACGGTGGAGGTGGCCCCGGGCGCAGGGCAAGGCGATGGGCGAGGGAAGGAAGGGGACAGAGTTAGAAGTTAGGCCTGGGGCCTCGGAGGGCCTGGAGGGCTAGAGTGAGGTAGAAGACCCCTGTCTTACATCTCTGTGGGCTTCTGGCGCTCTGATGCTGCCAGAAATAGTTGCTGGGCCACTTTATACCAGGGGGCAGTGGTCCCCCTCCCTAGAACTGGCAATTGGCTGCTGTCCGGCTTACGTAAACGCACTGGACTGAGAAGGTGGCCTGGCAACGCGAACCCCCCTGGGCCCTGACATTTACCAAATTTAAAAATCAAGCCCCCTTCCCTCTTTTAGGGACTGATTCCTCTTTTCCCCTCTAAAGATAGACGTGGCGCAGCCAACCATAGACCCGTTTCCTGGGTCCAGGGCCGCCATTATGCGCACGCGGAGACAAAATGGCGCCCAGATCGCCTCAAAAGTTTAGATTTTTCAAGTTTTAAAGTCCTCCAGAACTCTAAAGTGTCAGATTTGGGGTCCAAATCACTACCAGAGACTGCCTGCTCCTGTGCCCGCCTCGGGGCTGCCTCTCCCGGCCCTAGACAGGGCTGTCTGACAGGCCCGCCAACTGGGCGCGCATGGCCTGAGTCCCTACTTTTAGGGGCTCCTGGGGGGAACTGGGCAGTGGACACGGGGCTGAGTGGACTGGGCCTCTTCCTCGAGGACCCCTGGACGTGTGGGCGAGGTTTGGGGGCGGCTGGGGGTCGGGCTGGCCTGCCAGGGGGCAAAGGGGGCTCAGAGGGCACCTACTCGAGGCAGGCTTACATGGGAGTCTATGGTAAGCCAGGCCCGAGGGTCACCTAAAGTCCCCCCTGGACGGGCCTGGGGTGGCCGGGGAGGGGTGGGGAGTGGCCAGGGAGGACGGAGGGCCTGGCCTGCGGGGGACAGGGTGGACGGGGCTGGACTCGGGGCGAGTGGACGGGCCTGGGAGGCTGGTTCTGGGGCTGGACTTGGGACAGTGAGCTCAGGAGCCGGGGCCTCGGGGAGGGAGAGAGGAGGGGGAGGCGGGCGCCCTTGCCTGGAGGCAGAGACTGGGCGGCTGCGGGGGACGCTGGCACACCGGGCCGCCGGGGTCCCTCCGGCCGGCCTGATGGACCCGGTGGGGAGACAAGCTGAGGGGGGCCGGGGAGGGAGGCGGGGAGGACAGGCCAGGGGAGAGGTAAGGCGGCTCTCCCGGGCTGCCGGGGTCCCTCCGGCCGGCCTGGTGGACCCGAGAGGCCGAAAGCGGGGGGGGGGGACTGGGGTGGAGGGGGAAGAGGGGAGGAGGGAGGGGAGAGGCTGCTGGGGACCAGGGCCTCCTGGGCGTCTCTGGGTCTGGACTGGAGGGCCCTGGGAGGCCCCTGTCCGCGAGGGAGAGTCTCTGGCCGGGCGGGCGGGGACGGGGCTGCTCGGGTCCCTTCTCGGGACGTTCTGGGCTCTGAAGCCCTGGAGAGGGGTGAGGACTTTGGCCTCTGGGGCCACCCGGGCTGCCGGGGTCCCTCCGGCTGGCCTGGGACCCGGGGAGGCACCCTGAGGTGCTCCTCCGTCCTCTGGACTAGGGGCCCTGGGCCCCGAGGGCGGCTCCCCTCTGACATTCTTTGGGTTCAACGGGGCTCAGAGGGGAGCGGAGACCAGGAGGACGCCTGGAGGCGGACCCGAGGGGCTCTGGGGCGCCGGTCCCCTGGTTCCCCCTGGAGGACAGAGAGAGGGGCAGAGCCAGCCAGCGGCTGAACCCGAGGAGGCGCCCGGAGCGAGGCCGGGCAGGCCGGGCAGGCCGGGTCTTGGGCCTGGGAGGTCCGGGGTGTTGAGCCTGCTGCCCCAGGAGAGGCCGGACCCCGCCTGGCGACCCTGGGGTCTGTCTGGGGGACTGAGGGCGGCCGCCTTGGGGCCCGGAGTCTCGGAGGATCGCTCAGACTCTGCCAGCAGAGACCCGGGCGATCCCCCTCCACTCCCCGGGCCTAGGCCGACTCTCTGACTCCCAGAGCTACCCCAAGGCCACCGGGCGGGGCCAGGGCCTCCAGAGGCACCAGGCTCACCACCACAGACCCCCAGACCCGAGACCCGGCCTGCCCAGCCACCCAGCCTCGCCCAGGCGCCTCCTCGGGTCCGGCCGCCGGAGGGCTCTAACCCTGTCTCTGTCCACTAGAGGGGACCGGGTGTTGGGACCTGGTGGCGCCCGCCGGCTCCAACCTCGGGCCTCTGGGCTGGTCTCGCTTGCTGGCCCCAATGGCCGCGGGCCTCTACTTCCTCTCTGCTCGTTACCAGAGAGAATGGCCACTGGGTCTTTAGTTATGGGGCCTGGCCGGGTCTAAGGTGGCCTGGCCTGGGCTGTGAGGCCTCGAGGGCCGGGTTCTGGGCTTGTGGGGACACATGGGCTCGTGGGAGAGGCGGGGAGGACAGAGAGGGAGGGAAGGCAGGGAGGAGAGGAGGCCGGGGAGCGGCTGGGATGGGGAAGCCGGAGTCCAGAGGGGCCCGAGGGCCTGAAAGGCCCCGGCGCCTGGCTCATGTGTCCAGACCGGGACTCTGGGACTGTAGAGGGAGAGGCAGGGCCTGTAGCCCGTGACTCTGGAGGACGGGGACGCGGAGGGCCTGAGGCCCAGGGGCGAGGGGACTGAGGCGGGCCTGAAGCCCGGGTTGAGGCGACTTGGGTTAGCCTGATCCCACCCAGACTAGACCCCAGGTTCCTGTGAAGAGCAAGAAGCGTGTGTACTAGCCCTCCCATGATGTGGGCCCTGGAGGTGAAGTTACCTACCCTTACTGGTGGACCGCTTACCGGCCCGTCCTCTTCTTCAAGGAAGACCCTCCTGCGGACGCGTGTGGGTCCTTGTGGGTCTCCGCCGGTTGGGCTGTTGTGCCTGCGCCTTCTCAGGAGGTCTCCGAAGGGGCCCTGAGATGGGTGGCTGTGTGTAGTGTGTGCCTGGGTGTGGTGGAGTGGTGGGCTGAGCGGAATAAATGAAAGTCCACTTACCTCTGGCCCGAGACCTGGGGGCCCGGGCCTGGAAGGTCCGGTGGCTTCGCTTGGGTCTCCCTTAGGCTTGGATGGCGGAGCCGGCGATGACGGTGGAGGTGGCCCCGGGCGCAGGGCAAGGCGATGGGCGAGGGAAGGAAGGGGACAGAGTTAGAAGTTAGGCCTGGGGCCTCGGAGGGCCTGGAGGGCTAGAGTGAGGTAGAAGACCCCTGTCTTACATCTCTGTGGGCTTCTGGCGCTCTGATGCTGCCAGAAATAGTTGCTGGGCCACTTTATACCAGGGGGCAGTGGTCCCCCTCCCTAGAACTGGCAATTGGCTGCTGTCCGGCTTACGTAAACGCACTGGACTGAGAAGGTGGCCTGGCAACGCGAACCCCCCTGGGCCCTGACATTTACCAAATTTAAAAATCAAGCCCCCTTCCCTCTTTTAGGGACTGATTCCTCTTTTCCCCTCTAAAGATAGACGTGGCGCAGCCAACCATAGACCCGTTTCCTGGGTCCAGGGCCGCCATTATGCGCACGCGGAGACAAAATGGCGCCCAGATCGCCTCAAAAGTTTAGATTTTTCAAGTTTTAAAGTCCTCCAGAACTCTAAAGTGTCAGATTTGGGGTCCAAATCACTACCAGAGACTGCCTGCTCCTGTGCCCGCCTCGGGGCTGCCTCTCCCGGCCCTAGACAGGGCTGTCTGACAGGCCCGCCAACTGGGCGCGCATGGCCTGAGTCCCTACTTTTAGGGGCTCCTGGGGGGAACTGGGCAGTGGACACGGGGCTGAGTGGACTGGGCCTCTTCCTCGAGGACCCCTGGACGTGTGGGCGAGGTTTGGGGGCGGCTGGGGGTCGGGCTGGCCTGCCAGGGGGCAAAGGGGGCTCAGAGGGCACCTACTCGAGGCAGGCTTACATGGGAGTCTATGGTAAGCCAGGCCCGAGGGTCACCTAAAGTCCCCCCTGGACGGGCCTGGGGTGGCCGGGGAGGGGTGGGGAGTGGCCAGGGAGGACGGAGGGCCTGGCCTGCGGGGGACAGGGTGGACGGGGCTGGACTCGGGGCGAGTGGACGGGCCTGGGAGGCTGGTTCTGGGGCTGGACTTGGGACAGTGAGCTCAGGAGCCGGGGCCTCGGGGAGGGAGAGAGGAGGGGGAGGCGGGCGCCCTTGCCTGGAGGCAGAGACTGGGCGGCTGCGGGGGACGCTGGCACACCGGGCCGCCGGGGTCCCTCCGGCCGGCCTGATGGACCCGGTGGGGAGACAAGCTGAGGGGGGCCGGGGAGGGAGGCGGGGAGGACAGGCCAGGGGAGAGGTAAGGCGGCTCTCCCGGGCTGCCGGGGTCCCTCCGGCCGGCCTGGTGGACCCGAGAGGCCGAAAGCGGGGGGGGGGGACTGGGGTGGAGGGGGAAGAGGGGAGGAGGGAGGGGAGAGGCTGCTGGGGACCAGGGCCTCCTGGGCGTCTCTGGGTCTGGACTGGAGGGCCCTGGGAGGCCCCTGTCCGCGAGGGAGAGTCTCTGGCCGGGCGGGCGGGGACGGGGCTGCTCGGGTCCCTTCTCGGGACGTTCTGGGCTCTGAAGCCCTGGAGAGGGGTGAGGACTTTGGCCTCTGGGGCCACCCGGGCTGCCGGGGTCCCTCCGGCTGGCCTGGGACCCGGGGAGGCACCCTGAGGTGCTCCTCCGTCCTCTGGACTAGGGGCCCTGGGCCCCGAGGGCGGCTCCCCTCTGACATTCTTTGGGTTCAACGGGGCTCAGAGGGGAGCGGAGACCAGGAGGACGCCTGGAGGCGGACCCGAGGGGCTCTGGGGCGCCGGTCCCCTGGTTCCCCCTGGAGGACAGAGAGAGGGGCAGAGCCAGCCAGCGGCTGAACCCGAGGAGGCGCCCGGAGCGAGGCCGGGCAGGCCGGGCAGGCCGGGTCTTGGGCCTGGGAGGTCCGGGGTGTTGAGCCTGCTGCCCCAGGAGAGGCCGGACCCCGCCTGGCGACCCTGGGGTCTGTCTGGGGGACTGAGGGCGGCCGCCTTGGGGCCCGGAGTCTCGGAGGATCGCTCAGACTCTGCCAGCAGAGACCCGGGCGATCCCCCTCCACTCCCCGGGCCTAGGCCGACTCTCTGACTCCCAGAGCTACCCCAAGGCCACCGGGCGGGGCCAGGGCCTCCAGAGGCACCAGGCTCACCACCACAGACCCCCAGACCCGAGACCCGGCCTGCCCAGCCACCCAGCCTCGCCCAGGCGCCTCCTCGGGTCCGGCCGCCGGAGGGCTCTAACCCTGTCTCTGTCCACTAGAGGGGACCGGGTGTTGGGACCTGGTGGCGCCCGCCGGCTCCAACCTCGGGCCTCTGGGCTGGTCTCGCTTGCTGGCCCCAATGGCCGCGGGCCTCTACTTCCTCTCTGCTCGTTACCAGAGAGAATGGCCACTGGGTCTTTAGTTATGGGGCCTGGCCGGGTCTAAGGTGGCCTGGCCTGGGCTGTGAGGCCTCGAGGGCCGGGTTCTGGGCTTGTGGGGACACATGGGCTCGTGGGAGAGGCGGGGAGGACAGAGAGGGAGGGAAGGCAGGGAGGAGAGGAGGCCGGGGAGCGGCTGGGATGGGGAAGCCGGAGTCCAGAGGGGCCCGAGGGCCTGAAAGGCCCCGGCGCCTGGCTCATGTGTCCAGACCGGGACTCTGGGACTGTAGAGGGAGAGGCAGGGCCTGTAGCCCGTGACTCTGGAGGACGGGGACGCGGAGGGCCTGAGGCCCAGGGGCGAGGGGACTGAGGCGGGCCTGAAGCCCGGGTTGAGGCGACTTGGGTTAGCCTGATCCCACCCAGACTAGACCCCAGGTTCCTGTGAAGAGCAAGAAGCGTGTGTACTAGCCCTCCCATGATGTGGGCCCTGGAGGTGAAGTTACCTACCCTTACTGGTGGACCGCTTACCGGCCCGTCCTCTTCTTCAAGGAAGACCCTCCTGCGGACGCGTGTGGGTCCTTGTGGGTCTCCGCCGGTTGGGCTGTTGTGCCTGCGCCTTCTCAGGAGGTCTCCGAAGGGGCCCTGAGATGGGTGGCTGTGTGTAGTGTGTGCCTGGGTGTGGTGGAGTGGTGGGCTGAGCGGAATAAATGAAAGTCCACTTACCTCTGGCCCGAGACCTGGGGGCCCGGGCCTGGAAGGTCCGGTGGCTTCGCTTGGGTCTCCCTTAGGCTTGGATGGCGGAGCCGGCGATGACGGTGGAGGTGGCCCCGGGCGCAGGGCAAGGCGATGGGCGAGGGAAGGAAGGGGACAGAGTTAGAAGTTAGGCCTGGGGCCTCGGAGGGCCTGGAGGGCTAGAGTGAGGTAGAAGACCCCTGTCTTACATCTCTGTGGGCTTCTGGCGCTCTGATGCTGCCAGAAATAGTTGCTGGGCCACTTTATACCAGGGGGCAGTGGTCCCCCTCCCTAGAACTGGCAATTGGCTGCTGTCCGGCTTACGTAAACGCACTGGACTGAGAAGGTGGCCTGGCAACGCGAACCCCCCTGGGCCCTGACATTTACCAAATTTAAAAATCAAGCCCCCTTCCCTCTTTTAGGGACTGATTCCTCTTTTCCCCTCTAAAGATAGACGTGGCGCAGCCAACCATAGACCCGTTTCCTGGGTCCAGGGCCGCCATTATGCGCACGCGGAGACAAAATGGCGCCCAGATCGCCTCAAAAGTTTAGATTTTTCAAGTTTTAAAGTCCTCCAGAACTCTAAAGTGTCAGATTTGGGGTCCAAATCACTACCAGAGACTGCCTGCTCCTGTGCCCGCCTCGGGGCTGCCTCTCCCGGCCCTAGACAGGGCTGTCTGACAGGCCCGCCAACTGGGCGCGCATGGCCTGAGTCCCTACTTTTAGGGGCTCCTGGGGGGAACTGGGCAGTGGACACGGGGCTGAGTGGACTGGGCCTCTTCCTCGAGGACCCCTGGACGTGTGGGCGAGGTTTGGGGGCGGCTGGGGGTCGGGCTGGCCTGCCAGGGGGCAAAGGGGGCTCAGAGGGCACCTACTCGAGGCAGGCTTACATGGGAGTCTATGGTAAGCCAGGCCCGAGGGTCACCTAAAGTCCCCCCTGGACGGGCCTGGGGTGGCCGGGGAGGGGTGGGGAGTGGCCAGGGAGGACGGAGGGCCTGGCCTGCGGGGGACAGGGTGGACGGGGCTGGACTCGGGGCGAGTGGACGGGCCTGGGAGGCTGGTTCTGGGGCTGGACTTGGGACAGTGAGCTCAGGAGCCGGGGCCTCGGGGAGGGAGAGAGGAGGGGGAGGCGGGCGCCCTTGCCTGGAGGCAGAGACTGGGCGGCTGCGGGGGACGCTGGCACACCGGGCCGCCGGGGTCCCTCCGGCCGGCCTGATGGACCCGGTGGGGAGACAAGCTGAGGGGGGCCGGGGAGGGAGGCGGGGAGGACAGGCCAGGGGAGAGGTAAGGCGGCTCTCCCGGGCTGCCGGGGTCCCTCCGGCCGGCCTGGTGGACCCGAGAGGCCGAAAGCGGGGGGGGGGGACTGGGGTGGAGGGGGAAGAGGGGAGGAGGGAGGGGAGAGGCTGCTGGGGACCAGGGCCTCCTGGGCGTCTCTGGGTCTGGACTGGAGGGCCCTGGGAGGCCCCTGTCCGCGAGGGAGAGTCTCTGGCCGGGCGGGCGGGGACGGGGCTGCTCGGGTCCCTTCTCGGGACGTTCTGGGCTCTGAAGCCCTGGAGAGGGGTGAGGACTTTGGCCTCTGGGGCCACCCGGGCTGCCGGGGTCCCTCCGGCTGGCCTGGGACCCGGGGAGGCACCCTGAGGTGCTCCTCCGTCCTCTGGACTAGGGGCCCTGGGCCCCGAGGGCGGCTCCCCTCTGACATTCTTTGGGTTCAACGGGGCTCAGAGGGGAGCGGAGACCAGGAGGACGCCTGGAGGCGGACCCGAGGGGCTCTGGGGCGCCGGTCCCCTGGTTCCCCCTGGAGGACAGAGAGAGGGGCAGAGCCAGCCAGCGGCTGAACCCGAGGAGGCGCCCGGAGCGAGGCCGGGCAGGCCGGGCAGGCCGGGTCTTGGGCCTGGGAGGTCCGGGGTGTTGAGCCTGCTGCCCCAGGAGAGGCCGGACCCCGCCTGGCGACCCTGGGGTCTGTCTGGGGGACTGAGGGCGGCCGCCTTGGGGCCCGGAGTCTCGGAGGATCGCTCAGACTCTGCCAGCAGAGACCCGGGCGATCCCCCTCCACTCCCCGGGCCTAGGCCGACTCTCTGACTCCCAGAGCTACCCCAAGGCCACCGGGCGGGGCCAGGGCCTCCAGAGGCACCAGGCTCACCACCACAGACCCCCAGACCCGAGACCCGGCCTGCCCAGCCACCCAGCCTCGCCCAGGCGCCTCCTCGGGTCCGGCCGCCGGAGGGCTCTAACCCTGTCTCTGTCCACTAGAGGGGACCGGGTGTTGGGACCTGGTGGCGCCCGCCGGCTCCAACCTCGGGCCTCTGGGCTGGTCTCGCTTGCTGGCCCCAATGGCCGCGGGCCTCTACTTCCTCTCTGCTCGTTACCAGAGAGAATGGCCACTGGGTCTTTAGTTATGGGGCCTGGCCGGGTCTAAGGTGGCCTGGCCTGGGCTGTGAGGCCTCGAGGGCCGGGTTCTGGGCTTGTGGGGACACATGGGCTCGTGGGAGAGGCGGGGAGGACAGAGAGGGAGGGAAGGCAGGGAGGAGAGGAGGCCGGGGAGCGGCTGGGATGGGGAAGCCGGAGTCCAGAGGGGCCCGAGGGCCTGAAAGGCCCCGGCGCCTGGCTCATGTGTCCAGACCGGGACTCTGGGACTGTAGAGGGAGAGGCAGGGCCTGTAGCCCGTGACTCTGGAGGACGGGGACGCGGAGGGCCTGAGGCCCAGGGGCGAGGGGACTGAGGCGGGCCTGAAGCCCGGGTTGAGGCGACTTGGGTTAGCCTGATCCCACCCAGACTAGACCCCAGGTTCCTGTGAAGAGCAAGAAGCGTGTGTACTAGCCCTCCCATGATGTGGGCCCTGGAGGTGAAGTTACCTACCCTTACTGGTGGACCGCTTACCGGCCCGTCCTCTTCTTCAAGGAAGACCCTCCTGCGGACGCGTGTGGGTCCTTGTGGGTCTCCGCCGGTTGGGCTGTTGTGCCTGCGCCTTCTCAGGAGGTCTCCGAAGGGGCCCTGAGATGGGTGGCTGTGTGTAGTGTGTGCCTGGGTGTGGTGGAGTGGTGGGCTGAGCGGAATAAATGAAAGTCCACTTACCTCTGGCCCGAGACCTGGGGGCCCGGGCCTGGAAGGTCCGGTGGCTTCGCTTGGGTCTCCCTTAGGCTTGGATGGCGGAGCCGGCGATGACGGTGGAGGTGGCCCCGGGCGCAGGGCAAGGCGATGGGCGAGGGAAGGAAGGGGACAGAGTTAGAAGTTAGGCCTGGGGCCTCGGAGGGCCTGGAGGGCTAGAGTGAGGTAGAAGACCCCTGTCTTACATCTCTGTGGGCTTCTGGCGCTCTGATGCTGCCAGAAATAGTTGCTGGGCCACTTTATACCAGGGGGCAGTGGTCCCCCTCCCTAGAACTGGCAATTGGCTGCTGTCCGGCTTACGTAAACGCACTGGACTGAGAAGGTGGCCTGGCAACGCGAACCCCCCTGGGCCCTGACATTTACCAAATTTAAAAATCAAGCCCCCTTCCCTCTTTTAGGGACTGATTCCTCTTTTCCCCTCTAAAGATAGACGTGGCGCAGCCAACCATAGACCCGTTTCCTGGGTCCAGGGCCGCCATTATGCGCACGCGGAGACAAAATGGCGCCCAGATCGCCTCAAAAGTTTAGATTTTTCAAGTTTTAAAGTCCTCCAGAACTCTAAAGTGTCAGATTTGGGGTCCAAATCACTACCAGAGACTGCCTGCTCCTGTGCCCGCCTCGGGGCTGCCTCTCCCGGCCCTAGACAGGGCTGTCTGACAGGCCCGCCAACTGGGCGCGCATGGCCTGAGTCCCTACTTTTAGGGGCTCCTGGGGGGAACTGGGCAGTGGACACGGGGCTGAGTGGACTGGGCCTCTTCCTCGAGGACCCCTGGACGTGTGGGCGAGGTTTGGGGGCGGCTGGGGGTCGGGCTGGCCTGCCAGGGGGCAAAGGGGGCTCAGAGGGCACCTACTCGAGGCAGGCTTACATGGGAGTCTATGGTAAGCCAGGCCCGAGGGTCACCTAAAGTCCCCCCTGGACGGGCCTGGGGTGGCCGGGGAGGGGTGGGGAGTGGCCAGGGAGGACGGAGGGCCTGGCCTGCGGGGGACAGGGTGGACGGGGCTGGACTCGGGGCGAGTGGACGGGCCTGGGAGGCTGGTTCTGGGGCTGGACTTGGGACAGTGAGCTCAGGAGCCGGGGCCTCGGGGAGGGAGAGAGGAGGGGGAGGCGGGCGCCCTTGCCTGGAGGCAGAGACTGGGCGGCTGCGGGGGACGCTGGCACACCGGGCCGCCGGGGTCCCTCCGGCCGGCCTGATGGACCCGGTGGGGAGACAAGCTGAGGGGGGCCGGGGAGGGAGGCGGGGAGGACAGGCCAGGGGAGAGGTAAGGCGGCTCTCCCGGGCTGCCGGGGTCCCTCCGGCCGGCCTGGTGGACCCGAGAGGCCGAAAGCGGGGGGGGGGGACTGGGGTGGAGGGGGAAGAGGGGAGGAGGGAGGGGAGAGGCTGCTGGGGACCAGGGCCTCCTGGGCGTCTCTGGGTCTGGACTGGAGGGCCCTGGGAGGCCCCTGTCCGCGAGGGAGAGTCTCTGGCCGGGCGGGCGGGGACGGGGCTGCTCGGGTCCCTTCTCGGGACGTTCTGGGCTCTGAAGCCCTGGAGAGGGGTGAGGACTTTGGCCTCTGGGGCCACCCGGGCTGCCGGGGTCCCTCCGGCTGGCCTGGGACCCGGGGAGGCACCCTGAGGTGCTCCTCCGTCCTCTGGACTAGGGGCCCTGGGCCCCGAGGGCGGCTCCCCTCTGACATTCTTTGGGTTCAACGGGGCTCAGAGGGGAGCGGAGACCAGGAGGACGCCTGGAGGCGGACCCGAGGGGCTCTGGGGCGCCGGTCCCCTGGTTCCCCCTGGAGGACAGAGAGAGGGGCAGAGCCAGCCAGCGGCTGAACCCGAGGAGGCGCCCGGAGCGAGGCCGGGCAGGCCGGGCAGGCCGGGTCTTGGGCCTGGGAGGTCCGGGGTGTTGAGCCTGCTGCCCCAGGAGAGGCCGGACCCCGCCTGGCGACCCTGGGGTCTGTCTGGGGGACTGAGGGCGGCCGCCTTGGGGCCCGGAGTCTCGGAGGATCGCTCAGACTCTGCCAGCAGAGACCCGGGCGATCCCCCTCCACTCCCCGGGCCTAGGCCGACTCTCTGACTCCCAGAGCTACCCCAAGGCCACCGGGCGGGGCCAGGGCCTCCAGAGGCACCAGGCTCACCACCACAGACCCCCAGACCCGAGACCCGGCCTGCCCAGCCACCCAGCCTCGCCCAGGCGCCTCCTCGGGTCCGGCCGCCGGAGGGCTCTAACCCTGTCTCTGTCCACTAGAGGGGACCGGGTGTTGGGACCTGGTGGCGCCCGCCGGCTCCAACCTCGGGCCTCTGGGCTGGTCTCGCTTGCTGGCCCCAATGGCCGCGGGCCTCTACTTCCTCTCTGCTCGTTACCAGAGAGAATGGCCACTGGGTCTTTAGTTATGGGGCCTGGCCGGGTCTAAGGTGGCCTGGCCTGGGCTGTGAGGCCTCGAGGGCCGGGTTCTGGGCTTGTGGGGACACATGGGCTCGTGGGAGAGGCGGGGAGGACAGAGAGGGAGGGAAGGCAGGGAGGAGAGGAGGCCGGGGAGCGGCTGGGATGGGGAAGCCGGAGTCCAGAGGGGCCCGAGGGCCTGAAAGGCCCCGGCGCCTGGCTCATGTGTCCAGACCGGGACTCTGGGACTGTAGAGGGAGAGGCAGGGCCTGTAGCCCGTGACTCTGGAGGACGGGGACGCGGAGGGCCTGAGGCCCAGGGGCGAGGGGACTGAGGCGGGCCTGAAGCCCGGGTTGAGGCGACTTGGGTTAGCCTGATCCCACCCAGACTAGACCCCAGGTTCCTGTGAAGAGCAAGAAGCGTGTGTACTAGCCCTCCCATGATGTGGGCCCTGGAGGTGAAGTTACCTACCCTTACTGGTGGACCGCTTACCGGCCCGTCCTCTTCTTCAAGGAAGACCCTCCTGCGGACGCGTGTGGGTCCTTGTGGGTCTCCGCCGGTTGGGCTGTTGTGCCTGCGCCTTCTCAGGAGGTCTCCGAAGGGGCCCTGAGATGGGTGGCTGTGTGTAGTGTGTGCCTGGGTGTGGTGGAGTGGTGGGCTGAGCGGAATAAATGAAAGTCCACTTACCTCTGGCCCGAGACCTGGGGGCCCGGGCCTGGAAGGTCCGGTGGCTTCGCTTGGGTCTCCCCTAGGCTTGGATGGCGGAGCCGGCGATGACGGTGGAGGTGGCCCCGGGCGCAGGGCAAGGCGATGGGCGAGGGAAGGAAGGGGACAGAGTTAGAAGTTAGGCCTGGGGCCTCGGAGGGCCTGGAGGGCTAGAGTGAGGTAGAAGACCCCTGTCTTACATCTCTGTGGGCTTCTGGCGCTCTGATGCTGCCAGAAATAGTTGCTGGGCCACTTTATACCAGGGGGCAGTGGTCCCCCTCCCTAGAACTGGCAATTGGCTGCTGTCCGGCTTACGTAAACGCACTGGACTGAGAAGGTGGCCTGGCAACGCGAACCCCCCTGGGCCCTGACATTTACCAAATTTAAAAATCAAGCCCCCTTCCCTCTTTTAGGGACTGATTCCTCTTTTCCCCTCTAAAGATAGACGTGGCGCAGCCAACCATAGACCCGTTTCCTGGGTCCAGGGCCGCCATTATGCGCACGCGGAGACAAAATGGCGCCCAGATCGCCTCAAAAGTTTAGATTTTTCAAGTTTTAAAGTCCTCCAGAACTCTAAAGTGTCAGATTTGGGGTCCAAATCACTACCAGAGACTGCCTGCTCCTGTGCCCGCCTCGGGGCTGCCTCTCCCGGCCCTAGACAGGGCTGTCTGACAGGCCCGCCAACTGGGCGCGCATGGCCTGAGTCCCTACTTTTAGGGGCTCCTGGGGGGAACTGGGCAGTGGACACGGGGCTGAGTGGACTGGGCCTCTTCCTCGAGGACCCCTGGACGTGTGGGCGAGGTTTGGGGGCGGCTGGGGGTCGGGCTGGCCTGCCAGGGGGCAAAGGGGGCTCAGAGGGCACCTACTCGAGGCAGGCTTACATGGGAGTCTATGGTAAGCCAGGCCCGAGGGTCACCTAAAGTCCCCCCTGGACGGGCCTGGGGTGGCCGGGGAGGGGTGGGGAGTGGCCAGGGAGGACGGAGGGCCTGGCCTGCGGGGGACAGGGTGGACGGGGCTGGACTCGGGGCGAGTGGACGGGCCTGGGAGGCTGGTTCTGGGGCTGGACTTGGGACAGTGAGCTCAGGAGCCGGGGCCTCGGGGAGGGAGAGAGGAGGGGGAGGCGGGCGCCCTTGCCTGGAGGCAGAGACTGGGCGGCTGCGGGGGACGCTGGCACACCGGGCCGCCGGGGTCCCTCCGGCCGGCCTGATGGACCCGGTGGGGAGACAAGCTGAGGGGGGCCGGGGAGGGAGGCGGGGAGGACAGGCCAGGGGAGAGGTAAGGCGGCTCTCCCGGGCTGCCGGGGTCCCTCCGGCCGGCCTGGTGGACCCGAGAGGCCGAAAGCGGGGGGGGGGGACTGGGGTGGAGGGGGAAGAGGGGAGGAGGGAGGGGAGAGGCTGCTGGGGACCAGGGCCTCCTGGGCGTCTCTGGGTCTGGACTGGAGGGCCCTGGGAGGCCCCTGTCCGCGAGGGAGAGTCTCTGGCCGGGCGGGCGGGGACGGGGCTGCTCGGGTCCCTTCTCGGGACGTTCTGGGCTCTGAAGCCCTGGAGAGGGGTGAGGACTTTGGCCTCTGGGGCCACCCGGGCTGCCGGGGTCCCTCCGGCTGGCCTGGGACCCGGGGAGGCACCCTGAGGTGCTCCTCCGTCCTCTGGACTAGGGGCCCTGGGCCCCGAGGGCGGCTCCCCTCTGACATTCTTTGGGTTCAACGGGGCTCAGAGGGGAGCGGAGACCAGGAGGACGCCTGGAGGCGGACCCGAGGGGCTCTGGGGCGCCGGTCCCCTGGTTCCCCCTGGAGGACAGAGAGAGGGGCAGAGCCAGCCAGCGGCTGAACCCGAGGAGGCGCCCGGAGCGAGGCCGGGCAGGCCGGGCAGGCCGGGTCTTGGGCCTGGGAGGTCCGGGGTGTTGAGCCTGCTGCCCCAGGAGAGGCCGGACCCCGCCTGGCGACCCTGGGGTCTGTCTGGGGGACTGAGGGCGGCCGCCTTGGGGCCCGGAGTCTCGGAGGATCGCTCAGACTCTGCCAGCAGAGACCCGGGCGATCCCCCTCCACTCCCCGGGCCTAGGCCGACTCTCTGACTCCCAGAGCTACCCCAAGGCCACCGGGCGGGGCCAGGGCCTCCAGAGGCACCAGGCTCACCACCACAGACCCCCAGACCCGAGACCCGGCCTGCCCAGCCACCCAGCCTCGCCCCAGGCGCCTCCTCGGGTCCGGCCGCCGGAGGGCTCTAACCCTGTCTCTGTCCACTAGAGGGGACCGGGTGTTGGGACCTGGTGGCGCCCGCCGGCTCCAACCTCGGGCCTCTGGGCTGGTCTCGCTTGCTGGCCCCAATGGCCGCGGGCCTCTACTTCCTCTCTGCTCGTTACCAGAGAGAATGGCCACTGGGTCTTTAGTTATGGGGCCTGGCCGGGTCTAAGGTGGCCTGGCCTGGGCTGTGAGGCCTCGAGGGCCGGGTTCTGGGCTTGTGGGGACACATGGGCTCGTGGGAGAGGCGGGGAGGACAGAGAGGGAGGGAAGGCAGGGAGGAGAGGAGGCCGGGGAGCGGCTGGGATGGGGAAGCCGGAGTCCAGAGGGGCCCGAGGGCCTGAAAGGCCCCGGCGCCTGGCTCATGTGTCCAGACCGGGACTCTGGGACTGTAGAGGGAGAGGCAGGGCCTGTAGCCCGTGACTCTGGAGGACGGGGACGCGGAGGGCCTGAGGCCCAGGGGCGAGGGGACTGAGGCGGGCCTGAAGCCCGGGTTGAGGCGACTTGGGTTAGCCTGATCCCACCCAGACTAGACCCCAGGTTCCTGTGAAGAGCAAGAAGCGTGTGTACTAGCCCTCCCATGATTGAGACCCTCTTGATCAACTTAAATTTCAACTAAAAGATTTCATGAAAGACAAAATGAGGAACTTAACCAAAATAACTTTCGAGTCTCCCGGATATTTCTATTATTCACATTCTCATGAAAGGGGAAGTAGCCCTCACATGGGAAAAGCTAGTGTCTACAGACACCGCCAAACAGGAACCCACACAGTCAAATAAAGTTCATCGTTAGAGTTACTGGAAGGAGAATGCTTTTATGAGTTTCTAATTATTTCACTTATTAGATAATAATTATTTAGGATACATGCTCACGTGCAGAAATCTGGCTGCTTCACTCCTAGAGGGAAGAAGAATCACATAAATTAGCAATCTGGACATACAAGAGTCCAACACCATATACAATAAATCTAATTTGTATTCCCAAGAAAAATGCATAATACCGACTGTGCATCACGGCCTCCTGAGTTTGTTCCAGGAAGCCGTTAGACTTACGGTTTAGATGATTTTTGCCGGTTAAATGATGAACAGTAGGAGAAGGTTTTGTAGTGTTAGTTGGGCCTACTTGGCCGCATGGCGAGGACCCCGCAATGAGGATCCTGGGGTCGTTGGTCTTTGCCTCTATGCCATCTGATCCAAGATTTGAACCAGTGCACAGAGTATTTGTAGTGGGTCCTTAGCAGCCCCCCTTAGGGACCGCTGATTGGCCAAGGCCTACATTTTACGTAGAGGGAGAATTAGATAGGTTTGCGCAAACTAGGCGCAATAAACTCCACCCGATAAGACCCCTTTTGTGGACACGCCTTAAGTTACCCCCATTTTAGGGATTGCTCCACCTTCGATGTCCCAGGGGCCAATGGCCTCGAGTTTTTTCATTGGCCCGAGGGCTTCGCTCCACCCTTAGTAAGCGTTAGGCCTTCTCCCGCCAACGGGCTTCAGGGTTTTATGGTAGCAACTAATAGTACTAGAAGCACTGAAGCATAAATTTTTTCCCACGGGTTGTTTAGCACTACTTAGCATCCCGTGACATTCACAGGGGCAGGGTTTCGGTGGCTTCATGGTGGCGCCCGCCTTTGAAGCAATTTCGGCCCCTGTGTTTTTACCTGGGCCGGGGAAAATAGGACCATAGTGGGAATCTTGGAAGTAAACGTGGTGGGTATCGCGGGTGGGGCAACCTGTGGGCGGGTGGGTGGTTAGAAATGCTTTCAGAGGTCGCGCGGGAGACCCCCTCCGTCAAAGAAGACCCCCGTCACCGGCAGCGCCGCCTGCTTTAGGTGCACTGTGGCAGGCTGGGCTAACTTTGGGTTGGCCATGCCAAAATTTCGCGGGCCTTTCAGTGGTGGCGCATTGCCCACCGCCCCGCTGTCTCCCCATGCAAGGCTTGAGAGCCGTATGGCCTGCTGGCTGGCTTCGGAGCCTATCTCATGGCCCATGGGCGGCCTCTAGTGGAGGATAGAGTGAATGGGCGGCGGACTTTGGCAGGCTGGCCTTTAAGGCCAGCTGGCGTGTGCCCTCCCCACTTCTCTTCCCGTTAACCGTATAGAATGAGAGCTAAGTGCTTGTGGGCTGGGTAGAGAACATGATTTTCAGTAACAGCCCTGGCCGGGTAAACCCCACTAGCGAAAACTGCGTCAGTGCCCTTCTGTAGAACCTATTGTTTCTCCCGTGGGGAGACCACAGGAAGGTACTTGGGCGGGTCAGAACACAAGAAGCAACCAAGAAGAAAAGTTTCATTTTATTGTAAATGAAAGTGAAGAGTGGGGTTTGGGGAGCAAGGAATCCAGAATCTGGACACCTTTTCCAGATTATGGAATTATCTGCGAATTTTCATGGTCATGTATGCTTCTATATAGTTAATAAAAATGTCAAATTCACTCATGGCTTTGTAGACTCCTTTTTCCTGCAGCTTGCTGAAGGCATTCTTGACCTGCTCCACAGCCTTGCTCTTGTTTTCACACGGGAGAAACCTGTGGCACCTGCGCAAGCGAAGCCTTAGGGTCTTTAGATTCTCGCCCAGAGAGTTCACGTGCTCTTTGGCGTGGGGGTCCTGATTTTCAGCCTGTGGCATTACTTCCTCCAGGTAAAACTGGATCATTTCAGACAGGGCCTGACATCCCAGGTAGCCCTTGAAATCCTCCAGCAGGGACTCTTTGAGCAAAATGTTATCTAGCTGATCCTTCATCTGGAAGAAGGTCTTCACCCGACTGAAGGCATCTCTCAGGTCCCTGAGCATGTGGGGGAGGTTGCCACAATTGCTCACACCCTTACACGCGGGTGCCAGATAGAGCATCACCAGGCATTGCAGAATCACCAGGCATTGCAGAGTGAGGCCTGACCTCAGCCCCATGCCGTGTGCATGCGTACCTGAAGCGGGGAGCTAATTTATGGAGCATAACTTGCCTTAGGCTTGGTGACACACCCTGGCAATTCCTGTATGTTCTATTTTTATCACTGCTGGGAAACAAAGTTTCGGGTTCCCGGGTAGGAAGTACTGCCCGGGTGATAGCATATACTACCCCAGAAGATGACCAAGGCAACTGGCACCCCGTGCCCCACTTCAAAGCTGACATATGTGGGGGGCAGTATAAGGGCCCGTCCCAACGCGGCATCCACGCGTGCCTTACACCCCCAGAAATGCACGTGTGCATTTGCCAACAGTGAGGGGCAGGCGCATTGAAACCAAGCGCAGCAACCTCTCAGACCTGACTCAAGGTCGGGATGTTTTGCAACCCTAAGCTGCAGATCATAGGCCTGTGCCAGGCGGGTGTGGCCCCGCGGGAACCCAAGGCGCGTGGGGCGGGTAGGCTGGTGCGTCACAATGGTATCTAGGCTGTTACCAAGGGGTCACACCCCAAGGGGTCCTCGGGGGCAGATGTTTTTCAAACACACCAGCAAACCCTAGTTGGGTAGTATGTACTACCCGCCGGATAGCAAATGCTGCCCGGCCGGCAGTATGTGCTATCCAACACAGCTAAAATCTCATCCTCAAAGATTGCAGCTATATATCGTGGGCGATGAACAGTATCCATGGAAACGACCTAGGTTCGAAAGCTCACCTCCATGAAGAACCCTTGTAGCCCGGGGGTGGCGGCTGAGGTCCGAGGGGGCGCCTGGGCGGGGGCCTGAATCTTCGCCTGCATTTTGCTTCTCTGCCGTTTAGCTGATAGAATGTCAGTCTGGTTTTCTGCCGTGAGCTATAGCCTTTGGCCTGACAAATGTGAGCACTTCAGCACCACCCAAGAACAAAACAGTGTTAAAGTGGTGTACTGATGTGTTTGTGCTTTGGCAGCAGGCTAAACTTCCCCAGCCCCATTTAGACAAGAAATTCCTGGCGTGGAATGTGGCCACGAATTGCTAACTTAAAACTGGGAGCCTGGGGGCGGGGGCAGGCTGTTTAACCTGGATGTTTAGCTAATCTTGGTGTTGTTCATGTCTCCCCAACCTGACCAGGAGTATGGGATGTGGGAGTTCACTGTCAGAGACCACCTCCCATCTGACCCTGTAGATAGCATAGGCTATCCACGGTCCCCGTAGGCTGACCCAAGTAAGGCGTGTCACAGAGGGGGCTAGGCTGGTGTACCAGGTGGTCATTCACTCATTGTAACGAGAACATGGGCGAGGACACCCAGGGGCCGTCGAGTCTTTCTGACCCGCTCACATACCCGGGGGTTCAAGAGACTCTACCGGCGAAAAGGCTCCCCAGATAGTACAGGGTGCAGGACGGGGGCTTTGCCCTGGGAGTAACAAGTGGTGGGCACGGGCTAGGGGTGTCAGCTCACCACACTGAGGTTTACACTGGGGAAATTGGGGTCGCATACATAATGTCGTCCCTGACCCTTTTAACCACTGTGGTAACTGAGGTTTGTGGGTTTTACCCTCAAAACCAAGTAATAGCACCCCAGGGAGTACTTGCGCCACGGAGGGTCGGGGGCCCTAACAGCACAGAGAGCGACCCCGGGAGTGGGGCTCCCAGAGAGAACGGGGGTGCATGCCCCCTCGTAGGCAGATGCTTCACGGGGATGAGTAGGGGCATGGGTAAGTAGATTCGGGGGTCTGAAATTAATATGAAGATGGGGGTCCTAGTATAGGTTTGGATAGCATACGCTACCAACAATTAGGATAGCAGATGCTATCCAGATAAGTTCGGGTAGCATATGCTATCCAGATATAGTTAGGTAGCATATGCTATCCTAATATTGGATAGCATATACTATCTTAATATTGGGGTAGCATATGCTATCCTAGTACAGCTGGGTAGTATATGCTGTCCTAAAGTTGGGATAGCATATGCTATCTTAATAGCGGGTAGCATATACTATCCTAATAGATCTGGGTAGCATATGCTATCCTAGCTTTGCGTAGCATATGCTATCCTAATTTAGTTGGGTAGTGTATACTATCATAGCTGTGGGTAGCATATGCTATCCTAATTTAGTTGGGTAGTGTATACTATCCTAGCTTTCGGTAGCATATGCTACCCTAATTTAGTTGGGTAGTGTATACTATCCTAGCTTTCGGTAGCATATGCTTTCCTAATTTAGTTGGGTAGTGTATACTATCCTAGCTTTCGGTAGCATATGCTATCCTAATTTAGTTGGGTAGCATATGCTATCCTAATTTAGTTGGGTAGCATATGCTATCCCAATTTAGGTGGGTAGTGTATACTATCCTAGCTTTGGGTAGCATATGTTATCCTGATATGTTAGGGTAGTATATGCTATCCTAGTGTAACCTTTTGATAGCATATGCTATCCTACTATATTGGGGGTCTTAACCTTCTCGGGGGGCGTGAAGTTTCGCAGGCTGCCCTTCTTCTGCCGTTGAATAATAGAATTGCAGCTACGTCTGTTGTTGCTAGCCCTCCACTTAGACATGGGTGGGTGCCACCGCATGACTACCGACTGGAACTAAGCCGGTGCTGGTTGTTTGGTGGTCTTTGAGGGGTCTTGTGGCGGTGCTTAGGGACATTGGAGGTCAAGCGTATGGAATTCCAAGAGTTCTCTGGCCTGTTTTCACTAGCGGGTACCCCTTGACGTAGCAGTGTTGGACAGGGGACTTTGTTATAATATGGGATGGACCTTGTGGGGTCCTGGCGGGTGTAGTATGGATGTTGGGAGCAGAAGGACAGACAAAAGAGCGGACATTGGCTGGCGTTGCCAGGGAGGGTGGAGAATCCTGACTTCAATTGCACATAGGCGGGAGCCGCTCTTCTCCCCTTCCCGGGACTTGTACTCGGCACGGACGGATGAACCCGCACACCACCCCCCTCTGTCCGTAACCTCTAGGCTAGCCAATGTCCTAACTGCTTCACTGGTTTTGAACATCAAAGAACTCAAGGTTATGCTACGTCACGGCGGCCTTGTTGGCCAAAAATAGCACCGGGAGAACCAGGTGCAAGCGCTATAATAACAGGGTTTCAAAACTGAAAGCAAAAGCAGCAACAAAACAGGCGGACCACCAGCTGGTTTGAACCGAAGAGAGCAGAAACCGGGGACTGTCCAAACTTTTAGCAGCACCAGACCCCGTCTTCACCACCCGGGACTTGTACCCGGGACGGGTGATTTAAGTCACACTCATCTCCTCCCCAGCATAACCGCTAGGGCAGCGTAGGTCCCGGGTGTTCACTAGCTCAGTGTCATAATATCCCTGAGGTCCGAATTACGTCACTGAGACTGGGCGGGGTGACAATATCTCCTTTCTCCTCACGCCCGCCATCTGGTGGTATGAACGGTGTTCTACTCCCTAGCTTTTTATGTCCACCTATTTCTGGATCCCTGTGGGGGACTTGTGTGAGAAACCCCGCCGCGCAACCTAGGGTCTCTACCATTTATGATGATAACAGAAACTCCTTCCCGTGGCTTTCCACCGCCCCGGTGCTGATTGTAAGACTTCGCTTCCCCTAGAAGTGATTTTGGGGGATTCATCACATATTGCCCACCTGGCGTCAGGAACCGTGAATTCAGCCCCGTGCTGTGATTTCCCGAACCGTTACCTACTTGCCTGCGCATTTCCCTTTCGCTTTTCTCAGACCCCTACCCGGGGCGAACGAGTCCTATCCTCTAATCCAGGGCCCAATGTCCGCAGGCCTCACCTTATTTTCGCTCGTTATCTTATAGAATGACCGCTTGGGTTTCTGTGGGTTTTGAGGGCGTGAGATTTGTGTAATGAGGTGTAACTCTAGATTTGTATAATCATAGGAAACCGAAGGCAATTGGAGACTTCCCGGAGATTTGGTTACTTTCTCCAACTACTACCCCTCTTGTGGTTAAAGTTAATGTCGCGTGTCTGAGGTTTCCACTCATTGGGGTTTCTAGGAACACAAATCACACAAACCATATCTATACAGTTTATTGTAGTGTTTGTAAATACAGCACACGTGTTCTGTGCTAATTTCGTGAACCCCCCTCTCAACTCAGAAGTTTAAGTTAAGAGCTGGGACTGGCCCAGACTATGGTCTGCGCTGTTTTGGGTCACTGAAGCGACTGGTTATGAAGAGGGGTGGCTGCGCTTGAGCGACCAGAGGTGCGCTGCTTGAAACATAAGAGTCCATGGAGAGCACCCCGTGTAGGGGGCAAAGGCGGAGGGAATGTACTCCCATTGCCAAAAGTCTGTGCAAAGTGACGGGTCACACAGGAGTGCCAGGTGGCGGCCGTCGGGTGAGCAGAGCCCCGAGATGTTGCTCCGCTCCGAGGGATTTCGTGGATAATGCTCAGCGTGGCGCCAGGGGTCAGTGCGATGACTATGGAAGTGGCAGGCGATTTGGTGAGAGTTCTGTAAAACATAAGGCATAGCGGGATTAGTGAATTCCAGTCCCAGATGTGAGCCCTGAATCCAGCAGGGCAGGACGCAGCCCCGGATGCCACGCAGCATGACCGATTTGGTGTCGTGTGGCACGCTGAAGTTTAGCCAGCGTGATTCAAACAATCCCGAGGCATTTGTTGTCAGAATCAAGGGTGATCTCTGGACATTAATTTCTACCCCCGGCTCGGGCGTTGGGTCCGTGGACCCCACAGCCCCGAGGCCGGCAAGGACCTGCACCCCTAGCTCCCCCAGGCCCAGGGAAAACGTCTCGGGCCTGGCCAGGAACTTCAGCAGGGCGTCTCGCAGGGCGGGTGAGCGATCAATCAGAGCCACGGTGGCACGGCCGGCTAGGGGGGCGTCCCTGGCCGCGTGGACGCCTCCAACGGCCAGCCCCGCATACTTGTCAAAGAACGTGGTCTCCCTGACGTCGCGGAAATATACCCGCTGACACAGGCACCCCGCGTTAGTGAAGGCCGCCAGGAGGCTCTCGTGGCCCCTGGTCCCCGGGGCACAGAGCACGGCCACCCGACAGCGAGGGTCCGGCTCTGTCACCAGGCGGCGCAGGCCGAGATTCTTTCCTGTTAACGGCGAGATGGCCAGCGCTTCATTCTCGCCGTAGTCGGACACGTGCATGGATCGGTTGAGGCGCCCCGGGCGCAGAAACTCGTACTGCTCGGTGGCAAAGGTGGACCAGGTGCTCAGTAGCAGACTCAGGGACTGGCGGAACACCGTCTCTGAGCCGTGCTGCACCTCAAACATCTGATCTGCCCCCGCCTCGCCCACCCGGCCCAGGACGGCGGGGTATATGTTCTGGGCCCGCAGGGTCTGCATCACCTCGGTCATGTTTCCCTCCTCGACCTCAAAAACCAGGCCCGGGTGCTCGGTGAATAGCTGGGGGAGGTAGTCGGCGGCTGCCGGCACCGAGATGGTCACCCCCCGCTGGCCCGCCAGTGCCATCTCCACAAGACACGTAACCAGCCCCCCGTCGCTGACGTCGTGCCCCGAGAGCACGAGGCCGCTTTTCACCAGCCCCTGGACCGTCCGGAAGATAATCTTCATGGCGTCGGCCTGGGGAGCCCGCGGGGCCGTGGCCACGTCGCTGAAGAGCTGCTCAAAGAGCGACCCGCCCTGGATCTTGCCATCCCCGCGTCTCACGGAGAGTAGGAGGCTCCCTGATCTCTGCAGTACCGGCGTGATCAGGGGAGCGGAGAATTCCCCGCGTGCCGAGGCCGTGACCACCACCGTCATGAAGCCGGTTCCCGCCGAGCCCGTCTCGGGGCAGGAGGCCGAGCCGTACGTCAGCTTCACGCCCAGGTCACGCGCGTAGTCGCTGGCCGCCGTCATCAAGTCCATGACCGCGGTGCTGTCGACGCGGCCCGGGTCCGCGTGGAGATTCAGAGTGAGCAGGACGTCTTCCGGATTCACGAGCGGGGCAAAGGCCGCGTTCATCAGCGCCTCGACCATGGCCAGCTTGGTGCCCTCTATCGGATCCAGCGTGACCTTGTACCCCTGTTCTCCCAATGTAATCACGGTACCCGAGACCTTGGGGGCCTCGTCGGTGGGCCTCGCCGAGACCAGCAGCTTCTCGTTCATGCGATCCCAGGTCCGGTAGGGCAGCGGGGGTGCCCCGCCTGGCCTGACCCAGACCTGACTGTGGGCCACAAAGGCGTAATCGGCAAGTGGCAGGTCTAGGGGACCCACCCCGGGCTGAAGGGCCACGCGGCCCCCAGAGACCCTGTCTGTGTGTCTGACCAGGTGCTCTTTGCTCCCCACGCTGGGGTGTGACAGAACGCTGGTGAGGCAGGAGCTCAGCGAGAGCCAGGAAGACTCGTGAGAGGGGGAGACGTCCATGCGCTCTTCCGTGTCTGAGTGGACGGGGGATTTCATTTCGCCCTCTGGGATGGAGGGAAATTCCACGCTGAAGAAGGGGGCAAAGTCATCCGTCATCTCTGCGGTGGATACGGGGGAAGCCAGGTCGTTGACGAAGTTTAGCCCCCCGAGCGGGACCGTGGAGCCCAGCACGTAGTATTGGCACCCTGCCACTTCACAGGCACGCTTCAGGGCCTGTAGGACGCCGCGGCCGTTGATTTTCTCCCCCCGCTGCCTCACAATCAGGAACACGTTGGAGCAGTTTGGATTGAGAAAGTAGGTTTCGACGTACTGCTTTATCCCCCGGCTCGTGGCCTGCGCCGTCCCCAGGTCCCCTATCCCCCCCTTCACATCCTCCGGCAGGTGGGACAGGAACAGCAGCAGCCCCCCTTTCTGAACCAGAGATCGCAGGTGCTCGATCAGGGCGCAGGGGCCGGGTGGGCGCGCATGGCTCGAGACGCACGGTGCCGGATAGAGGCCGGAGAAGAGCTCCAGAGCGGTCTGGACGGTAGCCTGGGCCAACGCGCTCTCGGCGTAGGGGCACGGAGGTGCGGTGAGGTTGCTCCAGGGATGGAAAGGCCCCAGCATGACCAGGTACTGGCCGTACTCGTACCTCGCGGTGTCCAGCGCCTGGTGTCTGATGACTCCCAGCTCCCCGGTAAACATGGTGGGCGTCAGGCCCTCTCCTCCTCTAAGAGTGGTGTCGACGGTCCGGTAGAAGCCGGCCACAACCGGCACCCCGCTCCTGGCGTGACATTCCGCCACCGCCTTGGTCTGGAAGGCCTGCTGGCGCCTGGCGTCTTCCCTGACATCCGGGCTTGGGCCTGCGAGGGCCGGGTAGTACCAACCAAGCGACGATGCTATTGCACTAACGAAGGGGAAAAGGCCAGGGTGCTGCCGTCTCATAAACAGCTGAGGGCAGTTGGGCTGGATGGTCCCCGCCGTGTGGACGAAGCCGTGCTCCAGACTGTGTGTTGCTTCCCTCTCCCTATTCGACGCCCTCCAAACGTCCAGAGCCTCAGTGGGCTGAAGAACCAGGTGCCCCGAGTAGGTGTCTCGCAGCGGCGACACTATCATCAGCTCGTCGGCCAGCTGCCTGCCCCCGCCGGCCACACCGCCAAAGACCCACTCGTTGACGGTGCGCAGATCCGGCCTCACGTCCACGGTCGGGGGGCCGGGGACCAACAGAGCCCTCTGGAAGCCCGCGGACGCCTGTCCCGGCTCGTACTTGCGCAGGACGTTGTCAAAGAGGACAATGTGGTTGATGGCCTGGAACTGTCGGAAGGAGGGCCTGGCTCCGGTGACCTCAAAGCCAAACTGTCGGCCAAGCTCCACGCGCAACACGTACTTTGTGCCCAGGAGGCGCAGGAACTGCTGGATTTCCGCGGACCATGTCGAGGGTCTGGCCATCCAGTCTGGTCCGTAGGCATAAACATACTTGTTCCTCAAGGCATTTAGGGCGCTCTCCGTGCCGAGGCGTTCTCCTTGCTCGCTGTTGCCCAATAGAATGCCGACGAGGGCCAACTCTCGGGCCCTCTCTTGGCGCTGAGGCCTAGGGTCATCGTTGCCGCCCCGCAGCGCGACTGTCAGCAGGTTCTCGGAGACGAGGGGGCCCGTGGACAGGCCGAGTTCTGATCGGGGGTTCGATAATAGCTCGTAGAGCCTTTGCTCCTGTACGTTCCCCTCACCATCTGTCCCAAATAGCCTGATCATAAGAAACTGACTCCCGTGTGCCTGTGGCACCCGGCTGTGCCCCGCCATGATCTCAAAATCAGTCATGCGTAAGACCTCAATTGGAAATTTAATAATGCTTACCTTTAAACATTGTTTTGATATGTTGCTACTTGGGGGTCGCCCGACTCCAGGCGGAGACAGCAGAAACAGCAGAGCCTGCAGAACTTAAGGATCCCAAATAGGATAAAGCCTGTAATTAACGAGTGAGCATTAGTGATGTGTTGTTCCATTTGTTGGACGACTGTCTGTGCTTAAAGAACATACACTCACCGAGGAAGAAGATGAAGCACCCGGCAGTTATAATCCATGCTGACAAGAGAACTTTGATCATCAGCACCACCCAAACGAGGCCGGCTGCCATGGTCAGGAGGCCACTGAGACAGACGAACACCGGCCCGTATGTCTTACTTCCAGTGCCCCACTCGGTCAGGATAGCCAAGATGAAGAGAATGCCGGCAACGATGAGCAGCAACATGCAGAACAAGCCTGTAATAACAGGGGTTGTTACTCTCCCATGGGTGGTAATTTTCTATGCTCGGCGCGCACCGTACAGGCTCATGAACATCTACTCACTCGGGAAAAACTCAGTGTTGTCTCCGCCCCAGGTTTGGAGAATGCTGCCACCGGCCAAGAGCGCAGAGGCGAGCAATAAAAGGGACAGAGCATACAGCAGCCACCGAGACATGAGGTACATAGTTTGTGGGAATGTTGAGCACAGGAGAATAATGACTGTGGAAGAAACAAATAGTTAGGCTTCTGTATATAGACATGTTAAAAGTCACAAACCCGTGGAAAAGGGGGCACTCACCAAGAGTCCACAGGAACATGATGAGGAACATTGTTGCCAGGTTAAGTTCCCCGAGGACCAATGATCCCAGGAGAGCCAAGGCTGCACATAGAGGACATAGTTAGGTCATAGTCTGAAAAACACACAACCCATCTCAAACATCATCCGCGGACTGTGTCTTACCCGCCGCCAGCGTTAGAAGCGCTGCTCCTAGGGCCCCTATGCCCCAAGGTGAGGAGAGCCAGATGATGAATGCTAAAAGCAAGAGTGTCAGCGCTACCACTGTCATGGATCCGAGTAGGGGAGACAGCTGCCAGATGGCATCGACAACGAGGAGCACGGCACAGGCCAAAAACAGGAGAACGACGCAAACAATCATCTTGCGCCATCTCCGCCGGTATGTGGGGAGCAAGAAGAGCAGCATAACTAGGACTGAGAAAAGAGAAACCATGTGAGCTGTGTTCAGGTGCCCAGAACACCCCTGAGTCGAGCACCCTGTTACTCAGTAAACACCCCCGAGCCAAGCACGCTGCTACTTACTGTAAATGGCCTGTAGTACAGCGGCCCCGGTCAATAAGGCAAAGACAATGGCATCTCTCGGTTTAGGCTGGACAATCCATGTCAGGAGAATGGCAAAAACTGAAAGAATACACAAGGATAACGTATGGTTGCAAGCGCAACGAGCCTCCACAACTGTTCTCTGTCTGGGTGACATACTTACATGTAACAATGCCGACGAGGATAGTTAACTTAGTAACGGCCTTCCTTCGCTGAGCGGCATATGAGTTAACCAGGGCCGCAAGTAGCAAGAGTGAGAGAGCAAGGCCGGTAGTAACAACAAGAGCACTAACGGAGGCTGAAAAGCAGGAAGCGGCAATTCCAGCCAGCCAGAAAAGATATGGTGCAGAAACCACGGGCAGCCATCCAGGCGCCATAGTCCTGTAGGAAACCAAAGGAAAACGTTATGAACGTGCAAAACGGCACGCAAAAATTTTGCAAAGGTTTAAGAGCAAAGAACCGAAGTCCCCCAACATCCATCCCGGCCCCTCAACCCCCCCTCCCCCCTGTTAAGGGG